CTACGAATGTCTTCACTATCGCTAATAATGGAGATGTTCATATTGTAGGTAATTACAAAAAAAATAATAGAGATGTTATAGATGATACTAGCAATTACGTGTTGGCAACTAGCAATATCTTAGTTACTAAAGCGAACTTTAATGATTTGAATGCAAGTAATTACATAGTAGCAACAAGCAATATCTTAGTTACTAAAGCCGATTTTAATGATTTGAATACAAGTAATTACATTGTAGCGACAAGCAACATCTTAATAACCAAAGCGGACTTTAATGATTTGAATGCTAGTAATTACATTGTAGCAACAAGCAATATCTTAGTTACTAAAGCCGATTTTAATGATTTGAATACAAGTAATTACATTGTAGCAACAAGCAATATCTTAATAACTAAAGCGGACTTTAATGATTTGAATGCAAGTAATTACATAGTAGCAACAAGCAATATCTTAGTTACTAAAGCCGATTTTAATGATTTGAATACAAGTAATTACATTGTAGCGACAAGCAATATCTTAATAACTAAAGCGGACTTTAATGATTACAATAGTAGCAACTATGTATTGGCTACTAGCAATATCTTAATTACCAAAGCAGACTTTAATGATTACAATAGTAGCAACTATGTATTGGCTACTAGCAATATCTTAGTAACTAAAGCGAACTTCAATGATTTGAATGCTAGTAATTACATTGTAGCGACAAGCAACATCTTAATAACTAAAGCAGACTTCAATGATTTGAATGCAAGCAACTATATATTGGAGACAAGCAACCTCTTAGTTGCTAAAGCAGACTTCAATGATTTGAATGCAAGCAACTATATATTGGAGACTAGCAATATCTTGATAACCAAAGCAGATTTAAATGACTATAATAGTAGCAACTATGTATTGGCTACTAGTAATATCTTGATAACCAAAGCAGATTTTAATGACTATAATAGTAGCAACTATGTATTGGCTACTAGTAATATTTTAATAACTAAAGCAAACTTCAATGATTTGAATGCAAGTAATTACATTGTGGCAACAAGCAACATCTTAATAACTAAAGCAGACTTCAATGATTTGAATGCAAGTAATTATATTCTGGCAACAAGCAATGTTATATCGAAGAGGATTACTGATTTGACAACCGATATGATTTATGAAGACCCTAGTGCAGCAAACAAATTTATAGTTAATAATAAATATAATAATAATCTACTTGTGAATGGTGATTTAACTATTAACTCTAACCTAATCGTTCTTGGTGAAAGCACCACATTAGAAACAATTGTTTATACGACTGAAAGAATGGAGATAGTTAATGCCAATAATACTTCGTCTGCTTTAATGATACAGCAGAAAGACGACTTTAGAGATATATTAGTTGCTTCTAATCTAACTACGAATGTCTTTAATGTAGCAAATAACGGAGACCTTCATATTGCAGGTAATTACAAAAAAAATAATAGAGATGTTATAGATGATACTAGCAATTATGTGCTAGAGACTAGCAATATCTTAGTGAAGAAAGCGAACTTCAATGATTTTAATTCGTGCAACTATATCTCCTTTGTAAATACTAGTTTAATTAACAAAATAAATGAGGTTAGTGAGTTTCAACTTAACTATGTATTATCAACAAGTTCAAATTTAGGTGATGGTATAGCAACTTTAATATATAATATGAACGCCAATGATAGAAATAGCAGTAATTATGTATTAGCGACTAGCAATGTTATATCAAAGAGAATTACTAATTTGACTACGGATATGATTTATGAAGACCCAAGTGCTTCAAACAAATTTATAGTTAATAATAAATATAATGATGACCTAGAAATTAATGGGGACGTAATTATTAACTCAAATTTTATAGTAAATAACTCTACAACCCTACGCAATAATTTAGATATCACGGGGGACGTTAATTTTACAGGCGATTTATATAAAAATGGGATGGTATATCCGAATGGCAAAACATATACGGGCAGTTCATCGATATTATCGCAATACAGCCCAATACAAACGCAGTTTAATATGTATAAAAATGTTGTTGAGAAATCTGGAAGCGGTTGGCAGTTTATAGATAATAACATTAATATTATAGATGACAAGGTTCAGGGCTTCTGCGTTCGCATTAAACCAAATCATTATTCTTCAAAAATATTAATTAATTTAACGTGCCACATTGGTATCGACTATGGGTCTGATGCAAGATGGTGGGGGCTTAGGTTATATCGTAAGATTGGCGAAGCAGGTGAATGGACACATCTCTCAAATGCCGATGGCACTGATTACAATAATAATAATGGGACTACTTGCTGGGTTTCTCATAATTTAGGAGCGGATACGAGCACATACTCGTATTTTATAGCAAACGTATCAGGTGTTTATTATGACCTGCCAAATATATCTGAAGAATATATATATTATACCGCAAAATGGTGCTCACTGCTTGGCGACAATACCCAAAATGGCAAGTTATACCTGAATAGACCCGCAATAATAAATGCTTTAAATACCCCCATTGTTTCATCCTCGTGGAATATAAGTGAAATTTGGCAACTCGAAACATCCTATTTTCCAAAAGGCGGTATCGTGACTAAATATACGCCAACACAAACACAATTTAATATATATAAAAACGTAGTTGAGAAATCTGGAGGCGGTTGGCAGTTTATAGATAATAACATAGCGGTCGTTAATAATAACATTCAAGGCTTCTGCGTTCGCATTAAACCGAACCATTATACTTCGAAAATATTAATTAATTTAACGTGCCACATTGGTATCGACTACGGGACTGACGCGAGATGGTGGGGACTTCGATTATATCGCAAGATTGGCGAAAATGGCGCTTGGACACACGTATCAGACGCGGATGGCAATAGTTATAGCAACGGGACACCTTGCTGGCTATCACACAATTTAGGAGCGGATACGAGCACCTACTCGTATTTTATAGCAAACGTCTCGGGTGCTTATTATGATTTCCCGAATGCAATGGATACTTATGTATATTATACGGCACAATGGTGCTCCCAGTTAGGCGATAATACCCAAAATGGCAAGTTATACCTTAATAGACCAGCGACTTATAATAGTTCTAACAGCGCACTCCTTTCGTCTTCTTGGAATGTTCAAGAAATATGGCAACTAGAAACGACGTTTATCCCGAAGAATGCGGTAATATGCCAAAATATGTCTATTCAGACATTATTTAATATTTACAGGGATATAGTGGTTAAGACGGGGTATGGATGGCAATTTATAGATAATAATACTAGTATCGTTAATGAAAAAATACAAGGCTTTTGCGTTCGCATTAAACCCACGCACCCGTCTTCAAAGGTTCTTGTTCATTTGTCGTGTCATATAGGGATTGATTATGGGACTGACGCGAGATGGTGGGGGCTCCGATTATATCGCAAAATCGGAGAGAATGGCGAATGGACGCATATAACAGAAGCGGATGGCAATAACTTAATAGATAATCAAGGGACTTCCTGCTGGCTTTCGCATAACTTAGGAGCCGAGTCAAGCACGTCTTCCTATTTTGTAGCAAATATATCGGGTTCTTTCTTTGATATACCAGCGACATCTAGCGATTTCATATATTACACTGCTAAATGGTGCTCTTTATTAGGAGATAATTCCCAAGAAGGTAAAATATATTTGAATAGACCTGCGTATTACAATAATTCGAATAGCGCAGTCCTTTCGTCCTCTTGGAATGTTCAAGAAATATGGCAACTTGGAACTCCTTATGAACCTGCTGAGTATTCTATAATTAATATTTTCAATAATAATAATGTCGGAATAGGGAATACAAACCCCATATGTAAATTAGATGTTAATGGAACAATCAATGCGATTAACTATTCGACTATAAGTGATAGAAGATATAAAAAAGATATCAAGCCTATTAATAATTCGCTTGAGTTGATTAATAAAATCAGCCCAGTATCTTATTTGACTATCGAGCAGAATGAAGGTGATAAGAAGAGTTATGGTTTTATTGCACAGGATTTGCACAATATAATACCAGAAGCGGTTAATGTGCCTGTAAATGAAAGTCATAAATATACGATTGAATATATGTCGATAATACCATTATTAACTAAATCAATACAAGAACTTACTGCTAGAATAGATACCCAGCAGAAAACCATAGATGACCTTAATGATAAGTTAGTTCTTATGAATAATTCTTAATGAATACCTTTTATTCTTATTATTAATTATTTTTTTAAAATATTAATATTTAATATAATGAGCGAAAAAAACGAAGACAGGGTTCTGCATAATCTTGATTTTAAAATAGAGAAACTATTGTCTAAGACAGAGGCGCTTGTATTACTATGTAGTAAAGCAAGTGGTTATTGGTCGGCAATTAAATTCATTTTTGCGATACCTTTGGTATTAACAAGTAGTGCGATGTGTGTGATAAATAGTATCAGTGATGATGCGGAAGCCGTAAAAATACCCAACATTTGCGTAAATGCAGTTAGCGTCCTTATAATGTCGCTAAATAATAGTATAAAATCCTCTGAGAAATGCGACTTGTTCCGTAGAATAGGTCAGCAATTATTATTATTAACAGGTAAGATTGAAAATGATACTGAAATAGATGATGCTGAGTTCAAATTATTAGCGATGACCTATGAGAACCTAGTTAACGACCTTTCATTTGAAGATATACCTGATAGATACAAGAAGCAGGTTGCTGAAAGTTTTAAAGATAGATATATACCTCTGCAACTTAATGGAACAATTGGTAATAATAAACCTTTCAGAAAGGCTCAACCTTCCAATACGGCTGAAATTGTGATGCATCAACAGAATGCTATTAATAATGTGTAGCAGCGTAGCATTCTAATCTATATCTATGTCGTCATCATCATAAATATTATAATTATTATTATCTTTTGGGTCATAATCCGCGTCCTTCTCAGCGTCATCATAATCATCTATATCATTGCTAGCTCTGCTACCAGCGGCACCTCTAGCAACTCCTACGCCACCATCCCCATCATCACCTCCAGCGCCTACGTCGTCATCGACATTAACATTATAGTTGTCTTTTATTATACCAGCTGCTTTAACTTGTCTGCGAATTTCATTTTCTTCAATATCCAAGTTTTGATTTTCTTTTAATTTTTTATTTTTATATTCTTCGCGTTTTTCATTAATAAATATGGCGATTTCTTCGGGGGTTAAGAACTTATTATATTTGCCCTCTAAATAATTCTTTAAATATTCATATATTTCCTCTGCTTTGTTAGTAATAAATTCTGAGGGAATATTTTCAATACCTGCTAATACTGGGTAATTAAGCGACCTACTTATAATTAAAATATTAATTGTATTAATTACGTCAGCATTCTCTTCATTCTTAATCTTATTCAACTTATAAAGATGCTTGATGACCTTCCTAATTTCTTTAATAGCCGCCATCACCTTCGTTTTTAATGTTTTGTTATCTTTGTATATTTGAGAAGCATTGAAATTACTATATAGTATCTTACATATATTTAGTAATATTTCTTTATAATTAATATATTTGCAATTCAAGAAATCGCTACTGATATTATTTTTAACATTTTTTAGTTTCTTAATGTTATCAGTTATAGCAGTTTCAACGGGGTCTAATTCATAGTTTATAATATTGTCTATTAAATAATTTGGCAATAACTCAGTGATACCTTGCATCCCTTCAAGCCATTCATTAACTTCATAATTAGTTATATTATAAACATCAGGTTTTTTAGAAAAGTATTTTATATTATCATATTGCATCTTAATTTCATCGAGATATATGTCTGTGTAATCGGTGTCTTCCTCTTCGCTAGCACTGCTGCTGCTACTGCTGCTGCTATGTGCCTTCTTTCCCTTTTTATTCCCCTTCTTTTTAATAGCCTGTTTGGTAGGCACAAATCGGACATCTCTTTCTTTGTTGCTTAACCGAGCATCTGAATATAATTTCTTTAACTTGATTATCTCGGTGTTATTTGCAGTTTCAAAATCCGATATATCATTAAAATTATTATCTAGCTTGCGAAGACAGCATCCTTGTATATATTTATGTATTTTCTCAAATTTAGAATTATTGTTAGGTGTATATAGCAACTTGTCTATATAATATAGTTCGTCGTCAGAATACTTTTGTTTATCAATACTGCACCTATTTATCTTGTCTGCAGTATTCTTATTTAGTAATTCATCTAATATTTTCTTATCAGCATCTTTATACTCTTCTTCAATTATAGACACTAGCGTTTTCTTCAAACCTTTGATATTTATAATGTAATCGTTGCTATCGCTATCATTGAATTTGTAAAAGTCGCTTATTATTTCTATAATATAATACAATAAGCCGCGAGTATTCAACTTATCAATATGGCTGGGATTTAAATAGTTCATATTAAGAGTTATATTGTTTTTATTGATGTTATCTTGCGTATCCACAATCCAGAAGCAAATCGAATTATAAAATATGACATTTATGTTATCTATAAACTTATCATTAACCTTTTTGATTATATCAATATGAACCTTCTCAATCTGCCTGTTATTTAACATATTCAATAAATGTCCGGGTGTCATCTCAGCATATTTCTTAGCATACTTCTTAGCATCCTCTATGTTCTTGTTTTCAAACTCTTTCAAATACCTATCATATCGCGTAGATGCACTGCGATATTTTTTAAATAAATAGTTAGATAGCGCGTCATAATTGATGTCTATATTAGCGACATCATTAATCTTCTTAATTATTTCTAGAATTATTTTTAATATATCAATAAATCCCTTTTCGTTTCTAAAGTGTATATTTGATATATATGCACTCATATCATAATTATTAACAATCTTGTTCCCATTAGCATTCGCAGCATTCGCAGCATTCGCAGCATTCGCGGCATTAGCAATCCCATTATTATCATCGTCAATTATATCGTCGTCGTCGTGCGTTCCCTCGTAATCATCTATATCATTTCCATCACGGATTGCTTTATTCTCCCTTTTGGATATAATAAAGTGTTTGCCATCAGTATCATAATCAAATATGTGCGTCCGTGAATGTATAAATTGCTGCCTAGTATTATAGCAATCCCCTTTAATTGCTTCGATATTCTCCTTTGCTTCTAATATATCATTGATAGCATCGAGAGCATTATCTATATTGATAGATTTTATTGATAATTTGAGTTCTTCAATTACATCTTCGATTGTTATGGTGCCCTCATTAATTTGCCTAATTATATCATATATGTTATAATTCTTCAAAGGTTCTACGTTTGCCTGTATTATGTCGTTCTTATAATTAAGTATTAGTTCTTTGGTTTTTTCTAGGAAAGCCTCAATTTGCGGAGATATATTAATAATCTTTAATATTTTATCAATATTATCAAAGAAGGTTAATTTCCTATTAATCAATACAGGTCTTTTAATTTTGAAAACCTTGTGGGTATTCTTCCTCTCCTTCTCTTCCTTTATTATCGTAAACATATAGTCCGTCAAGATTTCCAAATCTTTATCCGTAATAAAATCCAATGAATAATCGTATTTTTTAAATATATTGTTTATATTACTATAATCGAGATAGAAACTATCCTTGTTATCGTTTATATCTTTGATAATACTAGTTATATCAGGTCGAGTATTCTTAATTAATTCGTGTATATCTTTGAAATCATCAGATGATTTATAGTTTGTATTAATACTATTCAATAAATGCGACGCTATTTTAGCATACAAGTAATCATCTCTTGTAGATGTAGGTATTTTGTAATATGACCCTGATATAGGAAGGCTAATATCATCGCCATCGCCGTCATTAATATTATAGATGTCTTCTACTTTTTCTATCTGACTGCATTTTATAGTATTGTAGTCTTTGATTATGGAATGATATTTGGGGAACGCCTCGCCATTGCCGTTGATAATCATATTCGTATTATGAATAGGTTTTAAGCGAAGTAGGTTGGACTTTCTATCATAAGAAATGCAAAACCTCCTTTTAACAAACTCGCTAAACCCAGTATCTTTGTTATATTTTTCTATAAAATTATAGGTTGCTTCCTTGCTATTATCATCGCCGTATTTTTCGAGTTCTCCTTCGACATTAAAGACATAGTTAGTATAATCACTGATTTTTCCATTTTTACTATCGCGATCATTTAGTATCTCGTAGAATAAAGTCCTAAGTAAATCAGACTTCTTCTTATCTTTAAAAAAAATATATAAATGATTATATATTTCCTCTTTGTCTAATGCTATGAATGACGGATTGATTTTGCTCATTTCTTCAAAAGTAAGTATTTCAGAGTATTCAATATCATCTAAGTCTTCATCAATATATTCAATATCCTTCATATTTTCAATATCCGTTGCCATATTTCGAACTTATGTTTCTATTTAATACAATAATATATTATTATTAGATAATATATAGTAGAAAAGTAAATTATATAATTATCATTGAATATTATCAATAGCGAATGTAGTCCATTCATTTCGGAGATTTGTTAATTCTTCGGCAATTACCGAGCAGTTCTCTTCGAGGAAAGAAGCAAATACTTTTGGACTTTTAGGGTCGCTTACATCCTCCAGTGAAATACGCAATATCATCAAGGACTTAAGCGGATGTGGGCAAATATAGCCAATATACGTGCAGGATATTTTATCCTTGTATTTCTTATTTTCTCTGATATAATGATTGTGAATATAGGATTGTATAATATTGCCTAGCGTATCATCTTCATCTTCGATAATAAATTCGAATGTTCCTTCGATATCTTGGAATTGCTGTATTTTAACCTTTGCAGATGTTTCGCTATTTAATTCTTTTTTAAGACCTTCTAGTTTACTAATAATGATGTCTAATGATTTGGAAACAAGATATTTGGGTCCGATATTATGATTTATGCTTTCGATGTCAAACTTGAACCGCGTAGGGTCGCCATATTTATTCTTATAATACGAGCGTTCCTTATCTAAAATATTATTCTTTTTATCTGCCTCTTTCGGGTCTTGAATATATGAAAAGTTCGAGAGGGATACTGGATTAAACGATGCATTGTCGCGACCTTTCCTTTTAACAATCTTTGCTTTAAAATGCAGTTGTTCGCCAGTTCTTAAACGCGTGATTAAGATATGACCTTTGGATATTTTATTAGCAGGGAAAATATCTTTAAGTTCTTCTTTGCTAATATTTACATTATTACGCGTAGCAATAATATCGTTTGTGCTAACATCCATAGTCTTGTTAGTAGTGTTTTTGACATTTAATTCTATCTGAATGCTATTATCTTCGTAATTATCTATTTCATCTTCTTTGAGGCATATCGGAATAAGCCCAATGCGATGAATAATAATTTCATTATGAAGAGCGCCATTGTTTATTACGATATCGACGCTAGGGTCGTCATTCTCTAGTTTTTCCCCAATAATACCCGGAATAGGAATATCAGTTAATATAACCCGCCTTATTCCATTAATAATAGCGAGGTCGATATTATTAATATTAAATGTATGGCAGCTTGAAAGTTCGTCATATGAGTAATTTTGAAACGTTGGCATTTTCTTTATTAATTATATTATATCTATCTTATATATCATTTTTTAATATATTAAAAAAATAATTTAGTAATTGTATTATGTATTAAGTGCGACGAGCGACAGGGCGACGGCGGCGAGCAACAGGGGAAGGGCTGCGGCGCGGCGCTACGGGGCGACGGCGAACTACACGCTTACGTCCATAGCCGCCACCTGATAGACTGGCAACGAGGCTTTCTAAAGCTTGAAAGCCACCAGATTGAAATTCCTCTACCATTTTTTCTTCCTGTTCTTGTTCCTGCTCTTCTTCAGAACCACCGCGTTTAACCATTTTTTTACGACGCGGTTTCATTGCCTTACCTACTACAGGCTTTTTAGCCTTAGCCGCTTTTTTAGCAGGGGAACGGCTTCTGCGATGGGGTCGCCCACCTTGCACTGCGTTTTGTTGATGCATTTGTTGAGTGAATTGCGCTACTTGTTGGGCAGCAGATGCAGCAGGGGTTGCTGCTACTTGCGCAACCTGCGCAGATTGTTGTTGCATAGAGTTAGCTAACATATCATACATTCCGCCCATTCCTTGTTGCCCGCCTAAATGCATCCCTAAACGACCTCTATACATCGGCTTCGGGCGAGACATAGCAGCGCGCGAAGGCGGCTTAGAATGTTTAGGCACTGCCTTCTTAGCAACCATCTTCTTAGGCATTGCCTTCTTAGCCTTAGCAAGCTTAGCCTTCATAGCTCTATATTTTCTCATCGCTCCTCCAAGTTGTTCTTCTTCAACGCCCATATATATTATTATATTCTTTCTATATATACGCGCGATTTTTATTTTTATAAACATTAAAAAAATAAATTATAAAAAGAATTAAAAGATAGTTTAAGGATACTTCAAGGATACTTTAAGGATACTCTAAGGATATTTTAAGAATATTTTAAGGATACTCTAAGAAATCAAGCTAGTCATAATCGCGAAACACATAGAGGTTCTCGGCGACATCTCATTAATTGGGTTGGACGCAAAGAATTGAATGAGGGTTTTAATATTATTCACATCATTGCATTGGCATAGATAGTGATATACATTACTCATATTAATCATTTTTGCCTTGTAAGTATTAATTTGCAGATTACGCAGTTGCGCTAAATGATACTGAATAATAGGCGGGAATTGCTTGTCCATATCCTTGTTCATTTTATAGCGATTGTAATTAGGATAATAGATTGTCGTAGTTTTATAATAGCTATATAAACTATCTTTAATAGTTGATATAATCGTATGAACCAGATATGTAGGGTCTATTTTATTACCATTGTTATCTAGCGGCAAATTAATGTCGGGATTATAGTTGGCGATATAATCTTTGATTGTGTATTCAGTCTTATTCTTCATATAAACTGAAAGGATATTCATCCAAATGTTCGGGTGGCACGGGTCAGTTTCTTCGCGATAATTAATAGCGTCTGTAGAGAGTTTGTATAATTTATTTTTGCCATCTACAACCTTTTTAACAATTAACCCATAACTATACGCGGTATTATTAATATAAGCAAATGCTTCTTGGATATTTTCAAACGGCAAAGGATATTTAACGCCGTGTTCAATAAGCGGGGGGATTATAGAAGACATAATATCATTTTCAATCAAATTGTCGCGATGCTTAGTATTAATATGAAACATCTCCATATAATTCTCGCCAAGCAACCCAGTATAATCGATGATATGCTTGTTTTCGTGATGCACGATAATAAACTCATACGCCATATCGGGGTCTAGGTATTGCACAAATATACTTCTTAGTTTCAAAGATATTTCTTCGGGACTTAGAGCAGATACTTCCTCAGCGGTAAAATGCGTTTTATAATATTTAAATAAGATTTCGTCAAACATATTCCCGTGTTTTTTTGTGGGATGCGAGAATTTCGAACTATTCGCATCGGGACAACTAGATGTTCCGAAATACCACTCATCTTTGTAATTATAGATTGTAATGGTTGTCCCATCATATGCTTCGTATACCTTGTCTTCAGGAGAATACAATGTATTGATATAAGTATTATAATCAATCCGCTCAGGGATTGAATTCGCATATGTCACGACGATATTATTATTGTTCAGGCTAAAGTCGAGCACTACACTCCTGCATTGCTCATACAATTCTTTGAAATTATCTACATTCTTCCTCGAATATGTGTTGTGCAGCAATACGATATCATCGCGACCTTTGAATTTCTTAACTTTCATCAGGGGCCAGAGGTGATATTTCTTCAAAAGCGAAATGAGGCAATTCGCATAATTGTTATTCTCACCGATTACATTGCGTTCTTCATAGGTCTTAAATGTCTCTTCAATAAGTTGGTATAGGTTGGTTGGAAATTGAAATGTAGAATTGTCGGAAGTCATTTTGATTTCGATGAAATACTTTATTTGTATTAATAAATATTACTAACTTCTTATATCAATTTTTATATATTTAATGTGTAATAATGTAAATACACCAACCGAAAAGAAAAATGAGACAATACTATTATAAAAAATGATTTGTGTATTACCATAGAATATTATTAGAAAAATGTGCGTTTATGATGGGTGTAAAAATTGGACTGGTTTTAATTTTGAAGGATTAAAGGCAAAATATTGCTCAGTTCATAAAGAAGATGGAATGGTTGATGTTAAAAATAAAACATGTATTTATGATGGATGTAGAAAACAACCAGCATATAATTGTGAAGGAGAATTGAAAGGAATATATTGTACTACTCACAAAAAAGAAGGGATGGTTAATGTTAAATCAAAATTATGTATTCATATAGGTTGTAAAACAATCCCTTGTTATAATTTTGAAGGAGAAAAAAAAGGTTTATATTGTTCAGTTCATAAGAAAGATGAAATGGTTAATATAATAGATAAAAAATGTAAATATAAAGGGTGTAAAACAATTCCTCGTTATAATTTTGAAGGCAATAAAATAGGAATATTTTGCTCCGTTCATAAGGAAGGAGGAATGGTTGATGTAAAACATAAAAGATGCATGTATATAGATTGTAAAACACGACCAACATTTAATATTGAAGGACAAACAAATGCGTTATATTGTGCTACTCATAAGGAAGATGATATGGTAAATGTGTTAGCAAAAACATGTATGTATGATGGATGTAAAATCCAACCTACCTTTAATATTGAAGGAGAAACAATAGGATTATATTGTGCTACTCATAAGAAAGATGGGATGGTTGATGTTAAAAATAAAACATGTATTCACGATGGATGTAAAACAATACCATTCTTTAATATTGAAGGTGAAATAAGAGCATTATATTGTGCTATTCATAAGAAAGATGGAATGGTCGATATAAAAAATAAACCTTGTATATATGTAGGTTGTAAATTAATACCAACATATAATTTTGAAGGATTAAAAGCAAAATATTGTTCAGTTCATAAGAAAGATGGAATGGAAAATGTTAAAACAAAAACATGTATTCAAGAAGGTTGTAAAACAATACCTATTTATAATTATGAAGGAGAATTGAACGGAGTATATTGCTTAGTTCATAAAAAAGATGGAATGGTAAATGTAATATCTAAAAAATGTATTCACGAAGAGTGTAAAAAACAACCAGCATATAATTATGGAGGAGAATTGAACGGGGTATATTGCTTAGTTCATAAAAAAGATGGAATGGTAAATGTAATATCAAAAACTTGTATTCACGATTGGTGTTCTAAAATCGTAGGGTATAATAATAAATACGAAGGATATTGTTTAAGATGCTATATATACACCTTTCCTGACAAGCCAGTCACAAGAAACTACAAGACAAAAGAGAGGGCAGTTGTGGAGTTTGTTTGTGAAAGATTTCCAGAACATACTTGGATTACTGATAAGAAGGTTAATGATGGTTGCTCTATGAGGAGACCTGATATATTATTAGATTTAGGATATCAAGTGTTAATCATAGAAATAGATGAAAACGCTCATCAAGATTACGATTGTAGTTGTGAGAATAAGCGTATTATGGAGCTATCACAAGATGTAGGACATAGACCTATTATATTTATTAGGTTCAACCCTGATAGTTATAGAGAAGGAAATATAAAAATACCTTCGTGTTGGGAACAGAATATGAATGGTATTTGCGTTGTTAAATATAAAGAAGACTGGGAATATAGATTAAACACGCTTGAAACACATATAAAATACTGGACTTCGATAAATAATAGCACAAATAAAATAATAGAGACTATTCAATTATTTTATGATACTTAAAAAAATAAATAATATATAATAACTACCAAAATAAAGAGAGAACATTTAACAAATTACCTAAAACATAGTTTTAAGATATTTAAAAATAAATAGTATTGTCTCATTTTTCTTTTCGGTTGGTGTAATGTAATAATGTAAAAAATAATAAAGAATTATTTAGGTTCCTTGTAAAATTTATCAAACCATACTTGTCCAACTTCTTTAGATGCTTCCTCGCTAGTAATTTTATTATTAATAATTTCCCCGCGCATTGATAGAAAATACTCTAGGCTCTCGAAATCAAAACCAACCTCTTTTGTGACCATATCAAAGAGCATCGGATATCTTTCAGTGAAGAACTTAAATTTTGCATTCTCTGATATGCTATTTACTATATTAGCGTGTGTTTTTTTCCCTGCATTCTCTTGAATAATACTTCTAATATCTCTTACAATCGTGCGAATACTTTCATTATCTAGACCATCGCTTACAAAATCGGGAGGCGCACCATCATCTACTTTAGCCTTCTTGCTATTGTTCGCTGCTCCTCCTAATTCTCTTTTTTTAGAACTCATTTATTATTACTATATTTTATATATATATTACGTGAATTCTCCTTATATTATTTACTAACTAACTTAATATCTTAATTTTTATTCCTTCTATTGTAATAGAATAAATACAAAAAATGAAAAATGAATTAATGTATTCGGAGTTAGATTATAGCCCTAATGTTAAAGCCCCAGAACCATTAAAAAATGCAGGGCTATACACAGGAGACGTATTATTTGATAAGAAGGCTTGGGGAAACAATTATGTATTCCCTCGCACTGAACCAAATGCAGTAGCATATAGTTCGCATTTTTATGCGAGCCACCACATACCTTCATATAATAGACCGGGTAATAATAGCATATCAAGCAATGATTATAAAAAATATAATGTTCCTACTGGCGATACCAGTGATGCTAGCACTACCAACGTTTATAACTTTACTTGTCATACTAATGACATATTGGGTTGAGGTTTCTTAATTAAATCCTTGTGTTTTACGAGGAAGTCGCATATATATTTGTAAGTTTCATTAACTTGTTCAAATGTAATACCGCCCGTAATCAATACGCTCCCGCTTTCAAATAATGCTCCCGTGACCTTTTTGCATTCTCCAATATTTTGCCCAGTTCCTTTACCATAACAATACTTTGGACACGAGCATATCCCGTTCTTATTTTTATTATTAATATTCCAAAAATATTCGAGCTTTACGCCTTGATATATACCTGGTTGAAAACTGCATTTATTATTATGCTGGTCATTAATAAATAATTTATGGACTTCTTTCCGCCTGATTTCGAACCCTTTCTTTAACTCGGGGTCAGAATAAACCTTGAAATCCGTATTAATCATCCTTATTTTGAAGTTTTGATACTTTAAATCTAATTTATAATCTGGCTCAGTATTTGCAATAATACCTTTATCAATATTGTGATAAATTTCTGAAATATCATTAATAATATGATTAACAATATGCTCGGTATCCTTGATATCTTTGATACCCGTTAATTGTATATTGCCGTTTTTAAATATTTTAACATTAGGTATATACTTGTCGCTAAACTTATAAATAATTGTAACCTGATTATCAAACCTGTTCTTCTTCAGTGTATTCTTTTTGCTTTTCCTCCGCTTTTTAGGATATACGCCCTTCGACGCATCAACCCCATTTTTCATAAATTGAACCCATACAATGCCCTTATCGGCACCTTCTATGATGTTCTCGATTACCTTGATATTATCAAATAATATCCCGAGATTAATGTTAATATTATTACCAATGTTCGCATTGCAAGTTATCGTAGAAATTCTGTAAGGAGAAAAGTAAATAGTTTCAGTCATCTCTTTTATTTGCAAGTAGTTATTAGCACACATATAAAAGAATATATAATCTTTATATCATTTTTTTATATTTTCTGAGAAACTATTAAACTTAATTTGTTATCTATAGAGTTTTTAGTTTTTTTATTGTTATTATTGTTATTTTGATTGTCTAATTTGATGTGCATATTATCTGTGATATTTTTGAGATACGAGGTATTCACAACTTCGTAGCTAAAGTTCGTCGATATCATAGGTGGGAGGTTTAAAATATATGTCTTATCATTTGTATAGTGTCCCTTGCGAAACTCTTCGATAGTCATCGGTCCGTTAAATATCTTCAATAAAAATCTTGATGGTGCAGGGCGAATTGGATGCGTAAAGCCGTAATGTTTGCTTAGCATCTGTATCAAACTATTAATCTCCCATACTTTGTCGCTCCCGCAATGAGAAGAAAAATTATAGGCATTTGCGCATTCGAGAGAACAAAAATTGCCAAACAATATATAGGTATCTGTTTTAATATTGTATTTGTAAGGCATCCCGAAAGTCCTATTATCAATCGGGTGGCAGCACCAGTAGCAATTATTATTAGAGTTTAAGAAGTCGTCCTTCGGAGATACTTTTAAAGAATACTCGCTATTATTATTATCAAATATAATGTTATCCTGTATGGTGCTATAGGTATTGTTTTCATTTATATAAAAGCAATTTGGTTCATAAGGCTCAGGAAACTCGGTGATTGTGTTGTTTTCGGTGATGTTCAATTTATTTATTTGAGCAGTTGATAGAGGCAATTGCAATATAATGTCCTCATTATCAACGACGGAGATGTCTTTAATTATTGTATTCATCAAATTCTTTTTCTTCTTAGGGTCGCTTGCACCTCCACTCGCCTTATCATCTATTACTTTCGCTTTACGAGGCATTTTAGCGATGTCTTATATTATGTATATATGCGTTTATTATTTATATAATATTATTGGTTTTGGTAATCATACTAATCAAAGTAGTTTTTGAAATATGATATCTGTTTGATTAAAGCATCATTCATATTATCTGTGGGGTTTTTAATACTCGCAGTCTCAAACTTAACGTCGTTTTTAGCAGATATACATTTCATTTTTATCTCCTTAATCTCGTTATTAAGCGAGTTTATGGTATCTATCAAATATTTAATAATGTATCCTGATAATAAGATTAGTATTAATACTAGTAAATCCATTTTCTTTTTATTAAAGATGGATATAAAAATTATCTTAATGTAATACCTTCATACCTTCATACCTTCATACCTTACCTCGACCACATAAAATTACCGCCACCTCCAACAACAATTGAGAATACGTTAATAACCTTCGAATATATTATTATATCAAAATTAACATTTGTTTCATTCGTCGTTTTATAATCTACGCCTTGCTTTCTCATTAATTCAAATAAATAGTTGTATTCTTTTCTCTTCGTTATATCTTTTTGGCTATCTTGATTACCTTTGTTCTTAATATTGATAAACAAAGACGTATCAATCATTTGATTGTTGTATGACCCTGCTGCTACTATTTTTTCAGGGAATAGCGAGAAAGAATAGCAATATATTCCAGTGCGCGGAATGTTGGTGTGATGTTGGTATGGCTGAATATTGTTATAATAATAGGCATCTTCGTCTGTGCGGGTTATGGTTTTCGCCCATTTAATCTGCGCAGTATCCAATATACCCATATTTTCATTATAGACGTGCGAAGCAGTATAGTTATCATATATGTTGAAATTTATCTCTATATCTGTTCTACGTAATACCCATATTAATTCTTTAATGTGATTATATGAACTAGTCAAAGGGAAGTCTGTTCCGTTCGCAGTAATTGGCATTGCATTTTTATCTACTTTCACATAATCTACAACATATTTGATATTACCACTTATTAACGAGGAACTCCTATAATTACTATCGAGGAATATGTAATTAACATCTAATTCGCAGTTAATAAAACTCCCTCTATTTACAAAATTCGCAATGGTAATGCTATTCGATGCTCCATATATACTATTATAAAAAACAGGGGCTACATATAATTTGAGTTTGTCGCACCATACCTGATATAACTTCTCGACGCTGGCAACCTCTATTTCAATCTTCAAATCTTGCGTCATTAATTTATATAATGGCAACGCTAATGATGGATTTCGCGTAAACCAAAAGTTCAATGGAACTTGCAAACGTCTCCCTTTTATGGATGGATTTAAAGCGTCCCTTACTTTATCGGATGTAGGATATATGTTGTTATACAATACATTGTTTCTAATAATATATCGAGTATTATTATTATTCGGAGATACATACTCTGGTATGTTCCCGACTAATTTATTATATTCATAGTCGTCCTTCGTAGTTAGTTCATTCCACACGTTCATCCAATCGCCATATATCTCATCTAACGTGGTTCCTCCTAATGTTATAGTAGCCCTTTTAATAAAGATATGACCTACGTTTTTAATCCATCTAAATCGATGCGTATCAGTTGAAAAGATGTCGGGGAGGTTAAAAGATATATATATATTACTAACTAAATCACCATAGCGTTTTATAGTAAAATTAAAAATTGTATTTAGAGCTTCGTTATCTAGGCTGACTGAAGAGTTGCTATCTGTAGGTAAATGAATGTTTTCCATTGAAAAATTAACGTGTTTGTTATATACATATTTATAGTAATTGATGCAAGGGCTTATATTAATATACGAATCCATTTGCCCTTGTAATACTAATTGTGTTAAACCGCCGCCCATTTTAATATATTATATTATGATACTTTAATAATATCTTATATATTAAAAACATTAGATACGCATTAGCCGCAATGCAGTTATTAGTCATACCCTGATATAAAACTTACTAATTTTTCATATGTTCTCTCATCTTCAAAGGATGCTACGATAGTAGGAGGGTTTGTTGAATTGTCCACTATAACAATTGTGGGAAAGCTCGTAATATCCATACTACGAACGCGGTCTATGTTATCCTCCCTGTTGTATTTATTGAGTGATACTTTGTTCCAATTTTTGTTTTTAAGACGTTCCCATATACCCGATTTATTGAATTCTATACAATGCCCGCAATTCTCCATATAATAGTATTCGACGCTGTAATTATTATTATTATTAAAAAATTGTTCTTGTATTCTTTGCCTGTTCGATATTATAATAGCGAATACAAGAACGAACGCAATAACTATTACGTAATTTAATGACATATTGAACATACCAGAAGTCTTTCTCTTGCTACTAGCGCTAGCAGCGCTGCTATTTTTAACCATATTATTCTAACATAATGATATATTATTAAATTATATTGCTAATAATCTCTGAACAATTATTATATTTTTTATAAATTGTTTCTTTAATAGTTTCATTATCATAAGTGAATGCTATATAAGTATAAAAGTCTGTAATATTATTACGAATAATATTATTTAAAAATGCTTCAAACAAACTATGTTTTATTAGAATAACCCGATGATCCAATGCGTCATAGTTAATGGTCGCGATGGCATCTACATCAACGACATATACGCTAAAATCCTTATTTTCCAATAACCTTTTATACTCCTCTATATCATCATTGCACACTACAATTGTCCTATATATTAATTTAGTTTTGTAAATATTATCTAGTTCCTCCACAAATTGATTTTTTAAATCTAATTTCATATATTATAATATATTATATCATAATATATATATATAATTTTTATATGATATGTATATGATATGTAATATTATTTATATATAAGATTATTTAATATATTTAGTATTATAATGGATGATAAAGTAATCAAAATAAATCTAGCTATTTTTCAAAACAGATATAATAATATTATAGAAGTTCCAGAAAATATCATTAGTAAGGCTGAAAATCTCAAGAAATCGTGCAATTGTTTTAATTCATTCTATGACCCCAAAATGATATGGGAAAAGAAATTATTTAATAAAAAAGAAAAACACGCAATTAATAATGCAAATGGTAATAATAGCAGCAGCAGCGTAAATAATAAAAGCAGAGTTCATATTATTATACCAGATTTCTCTGATATTTCAAATACTAAGAGGACGCTCATCGGATATTTAAATAAATTAACAATTAAGAATAAAGAAGTAATTTACGAGAAAATCAAGGATATTATTCATAATAACGCTACTGAGGAGGTCTTTCTAATTATTTGGTCTTATATCAAAGCAACTGGAGTAGCGAAGGGAACAGAAGCAGCGAAGGGAACAGAAGCAGCGAAAGGGACGGGAGGAACTGGAGTATCGGATAGCGATAATAATTTATATATTAGATTGCTTGAATACTTTGATGCAGAATTCTCAGAATGTATTATTAATAAATTATGGGAAAGTTATAAAAAAAACAAGGAATGGTTGCCCCCTAAATATATATTTGATAATAACCTGCTATTACTTAATAACGAGTATGAATTATATTGCGACTATATTAAGTGGAAAAAAGGTATTCATAATTTAAATACCTTGTGGGTTAAATATAAACCCAACGATATCCCCCTCTTACTAAATGATATATATGAGTATATGACGAATTGCATTAATAATCCAACGATACACAAATATATTATAGATATTTTTATGGAACAGATACTAAAGATACTGAAAAATTATAATGATACTTCAATCATCGACAAAATAAAACGGCTAGATATTAAAACATTCGAAAGTTCCACCAAATTTTTAATATATAATATTATAGAAAAATAAATAATTTCTATTATTATAGTATAGAGAAATAATGAAAGATACCGATACTACTTTGTCTTTTTATAGTAGTGTATTTATACAATTAATATTTGTAATATTGCTTGTAATAATTTGGAGTTATATTTATAAGTTAGAAAACATTGGCTGTGTATGTTCCGAGCATAGCAACAAGGAATTTATTAAGACCTTTACAATAGTCGCCTTAGTATATTTCTTTATTACTGCATTTATACCAATGAAAACTATCGCTAAAAATATGGGAAGTGGCGTAGTTCAATTATTAGCGTTCGGAACATTCATATTCTTCCTCGCGTTCGTAGTATATATATATTATTCTTTTGATTATGTTCGATATCTAATGAATGAGAAGTGTAAATGCTCGGAAGACCTGCGTCGCGATATTATCGCAATAGGAACTATGATATCCCTGTTCTTATTCATAATATTACTTTTCACTATAATAATCATCCCTATCTTAATAAGCACTTTAACTAACTTAATCGTTAAAATTCAAGATTTTGAAAGCGAAGTTGAGGAAGTTATCAAAAATCCCGTTAAATCTATCCGCAATACCCCTAGCAGAATATTCAAGTCAACCCGCGATATTGGATCATTCGTCAAGAGCACTGCCACTAAACTTACAAAGGTGAAGAAAGGAAAGAAGTAAGTAATGCAAATAATGCAAATAATATAAAAAATATATAACAATTATTTTTATTCATTATCATATGATACTATACCATATGATACCATATGATACTATACTACTACTCATCTCACCTCTCACTATCATCTACAAAGATTTCCTTGATATACGGGGCTAGGATTTCTTCTACAATGATGTCGGGTTTGAACTCGTCATACGTCATAAAGATTTTGAGAAGTTGCTCTGAAAATCCAGATATCATAGCAGTTCCTTCAGTTTTGCAATTAACTGGGAAGGATTGCTTGTGAGACGAATTCAAGTTCCAGAATATAAACTTAGGAGGCGTATAATTCGCTGATTTAAACTTTTTAACAATTGTTTTATACAATGTTTCTACATTGCTATTCTCCGAATTATCAGTGGTAGCCTCGTCAAATTGCATATCAGTGAATATAAATAGTTTTCTAGGCATATCTTCGTCGTTGATATTATTATCCTTGCCATATTTAATAATCATATCGCAAGATTTCTCAAAATCAGTATTATATCCGAAATCAACATCTATTAATGATTTAAAGCAAGTATATAGCGATGGCTCAATGCCTTTCTCAGTATATTCTTTGTATAAATCATCGGGGATAAGAGATACTAATTCGGGGGTTGCACTGAATGTAATGAACTTGTTCTTGAACATTCCTTTGCAACACTGCGATGTAATAATACCAAGCGAAATTGCTACTTGCGCGGGAATACTGCCATTACTAGCAGAAAACATAGACCCTGATAAATCAATAACTGCTAAAGAGTTTCCGAGAATGCCACTGCTTTTAACATTATCTACAATAGTTCTCCATTGTAGCTCTATTGTTTCATTCTCTGAATATTCATCCTGTGTGCTGCGAAGATTAACATAATAATTTGCTAATTCGTGAGGGAGAATACCAGCGACATTAATCTTCGCATCTCCGCTTCTTACTTTAGACAAATAATCGCCATATCTCTCACCATCGTGGATATTAAATGCTTTATGCAGTCTTCTCGAAGCAACACCCGGAACACCTTCGTAATTAATCTTGTCCCACTCATTATTGCACATAAGTGCTTCAACAATATTAATCTTTTTTCTAAGAGGCACGAGATATTCCTTCCTATATTTCTCCATCTTTTTAGCATCGTCTCTCCCATATAGGATTGTCGCAATCTTCTTTGCAAACTGCTTACGCTTATCATTCCTATCATTTTCGCTAGGTGCCCACTTTGCACAAAGAGATACGTTATTAACCTTTGCCTTTTTATCTTCAGTCGCCTCAGTCGCCTCAGTCGCCTCAGTCGCCTCAGTCGCCTCAGCGCTTTCCCTAATCTCGCTAATCTTCAATTCTGAAAGGTCGTCTTGCAACTTATTCGCAAACAAGGTTAATTCGTAATTCTTGTGGATCATTCCGTCAGTCTCGTTCTCATAGCAAATATAAAGTAAATCTTTCCATCTCCCATATTTGTTAATATATGTAGTGATATTATTCATATAAGTATAAGGCTTATTATCACGCAACCATAGCATCGCTTGATTAGATACTGCTTTCTCTTTCTTTCCTGTAAGCCTATCGCGTCCATTGAAAATAACTGCAATTGTTTTCTCAGGATTAATAGCCCAGCATTCTTCGATATACTTGTGATTTTGCTCCTTCGTAAGAGTTCGCGTATACATCATAAAGTAGTCGATAATGCAACTTCCAGATGTATCCAGTGCGATAGCGCCATTCTCAGTGCAAGTGTATTTAGGTTCGTTTGTCTGCTCCATTGTTAGGTTGTTAATCTAAGTATATAAGGAGGCTTATGTATCAATTTTTATAAATATATATTGTATTTTGATACATATAAATTTTTACTATATAATATAATTTGATATAATATAATATAGGATGCTTTTATATTCACCTTGTAAATTTCAGAAGTCGCGAGTATTATCTTGTAAATTAAACAATGAAACTTATTTGCTTGATAATATACGCGAATGGGTAATTAATCAACAGCCTTCGGTAAATACATCAACCCATTGGTGGTTCAAGGATTTGCCACAAAATATAAATGAACTATTCTTACACGTCTCAAAAAATAGAAAGATTAGTGATATGTTTAGGAAAACATTTGGCAGCGATTACGTTATTGATATATTACACGATATGAACGAGATATATGTATCCCCGCCATCAAATAATAATAAGGACTTTCAAAAAAACGCTTCGGATAACATTTTTTATACTAGGCATATTGACGGACCATTTTATTATATCCCTTTTGCATCTTGCTATAGGGTTATTATAGGTCTCGACAATAATAGAGATATAATGACTATATTCAACATCATCCCCGAAAGCTACATTATAAAAACTGGCGATGTTGTGGGATTTGACTTTCATAGAGAATGCCATTATATAACCCCAATCTTTCGCAGCAATAGCGAGAATATAAGCAATAGCAGCAATGTTAGCAATGACAGGTATCGCGTAGTTCTTAAGATACATTATTGCGTATATCCCAGATGGGCAATTGTATTTGGTTTTATTCTAAGCAAACTTTCAATAATGTATAATAAATTATTTAGAGACCTCTTTCTTTTCACTTTGAAACCGCAAAGTAAATCTACAAAATGTTTAGCAAACATTATGATATTGTCTACAAAGGTATATCACGATATAGAATACTACATTGGTAATAATAATATTCAATACATATCACTATTATACTATGTATCTCTTAACACGCATTATAATGTATTTGTGTTCGGTAGTTCATTCATACATTATTTAAGATGGATAGATACTGCTGATAATAATCAAAAAATAAACATTCTTTTCACAAGAGATTACAACTTCTATAAGTTCCTTTATATGTTCCACTACATACATATGTATCTTTCGCATAAGATTGAAGATAGCCCAATGCTATACGCGGCAGTAGCAACCCCAGTAATATCAATATTATATCTTCACGATTATACTATGTATATACCTAAACTTTTAGAAATACTCTTCACATTTTTTATAGTTATTGATAATACAATTAGCCTAACATATTTTGAATATATATTTATTTATCTGAATATATTATTAAACTATATTCAGCTATTCAAACCATTGGATATGCTAATATGCTAAAGGACTTATTGCATATTACCCCCCCCCCTTATTTACAATGCCAATTTTATATATACATATATATAATAATGAGTATACAAATAGGAGACACCTTATTAAAATATAAAACTCATAAAAATGATTATTATATAATAACATATATCGAAGACTACGAAGAATATTTAAATGATATTCTAAATAAAATACATGAGGGTATTATGCCGCATTATATTGGAACACCACCAGCTTTAAGATTTGCTAATGTTTGTGGTAATAACGCTGAATTTATATGTGAAAATTTAAAGCTTGATGGGCTAAAACTTGGTAAAATAATAATTACAGATTGGGTAGAACCCAAAAATGATAGTAAAATAGATACTATATATGGTATTTATGGTTCTGAAGTTTCTACTATAGGATCATCTTACCACGCGTTAGTATATTTAGAAGTATTAGATGAAAATAATAATACCCCAAAATATTATGTTGCAATTGAAACAACTTGTGGTGAAAAATATGATTTACAATTTTATGTAGGTAGTAATAAAGAAGATTTAAATACAATTATAAAAGCACGTTATCAATGTAAAGGATTTAAAATATCTTTTGATTGCAAAAAAGACTGGAAAAAAATTGCTAATTCTCATAGTGGCGGAAAACCAAAAATGAGCGTTTTAAATGATAAGACAAGTAAAACGCTTACCCTTAATAATGGTATTCGAGTTATCATAGTGCCTTTGAAAACGAATTTAACTCATATATCTGCTAACTTTTTACTAGGGCATTATCAAGAGAAAGAGAATGAACTCGGTATGACGCATTATTACGAGCATTTACTTGCGCGTATGACCTCGCAAAAATACAAGGATACGAATTATATTAGCGAGGAAATATATAAGCGAGGAGGTATTAGCAATGCCTATGTATCCGATTATGAGATGTGCGTGTATATATCAGGAATTTACAAAGATTTAGATTTTTATATGGATATATTGTCTAATACCATAAATAAATTTTATATTGATAGGAATATCCTTGAAAAGGAAAGAGGAGCGGTTATTCAAGAGTATATGGGATATATATCTGCGCCCGATTATAAGTTTAAATTCAATATCTTCAAGTTCCTATATCCTAAACATTCATTTATAGCCGATTATAAAAAGAAAATTAAATATATTGAAAAGTTTGACTACAAAGCAATAGACGGGTATATTAAGAAACACTTGAACACCAATAATTTTGTTATAACAATAACCTGTCCTTTAAATAAAACTGCGGAGGCTATTAAGAATGTTAAGAAATATTTTGGGGTTATCAAATATAAGAACGTGAAGCCAGTGTATCCCGTTATAAAACATAGTAATACTAATATAAAAATAGTGAATATCAAGAATGACTATAGAGATGATAACAATTTAATTGTAATTCATATAGCGAAGCGTATCGAGTTCCTTTCAGAAGAATACCTAATATTAAATTATTATTTGCAAAGAATATTATTTAATTTTGATAGTGGCATCTTTTATAAAATACTTCGCAAAAAGTTGGGTATCATTTACTATATTGGGTTAGCCGTAAATACCGATAATTACAATGCGGATATGTCATATTACCGAATAATATCTAGATGTCAGCATAAGAATATGCCGCTATTCATTAAAAGTATCATTGATATCCTCGAATGCTATGAACTAAAAGACGAACACCTAGATACTGCTAAGAATTATTTCAAATATTATTATGAAAACAAGAAGTTCTATAATCTTACCTCTTTTAATGATGATTATAAAAGCCAACTATTATTTCACAAGGACATCGTAAAAAACAAAGATATTTATAAGAAATTACTATCTATCACCACGAGCCGAATAAAAGAATACTACAAAAATGTATTTGTCAAAGACATATTATCAAAGCATATTCTCTTCTATTACTCAAATCGCAATAGTAATACCACGATAGAACCTATATATAAGAAACTATTACCGAGTGCCAACTATAAAACATATTATATTGCTTAGTATATTGCTTATTGATAATAGAGAACATATAATATTAAATTATTTTATCTTATTAGGATACCCATCAGAATAATATAAAATGGACACTGCCTATTTTTACATATATTTATTATTAATATTTACAATAACCATATCATTCACGATAATAAGATGTGTATTTAATATACATACAATAGATATCTTTTTTTACCCAAATGAAGCTAATAATATTCTTGAAAACAAGGTATATTTAATTAGTCATATTTTAGTCAACTTTCTACTAGGTGTGATATTTGGACTTGATATTATATTTGGGATGTTTATAAAAATAATAATATTCGAAGTATATCTTCATATTACTGAGCATTGCGATATCTTCTATGTATCAAAAATGTCTAACTTAATAGTAATCATTGTAATATCATTAGTAAGTTATACTGCAGGAAGTATGATAAATAAGTTGGTATCTAAAGGATAAATAAATGAATGAATAAATCAATCAATCAAATATAAAAAATAGATACATAGATATATATTATACACTATCACATCGTGTCCTCCTTACGCACTCATTTTTTCACTTATGATTTTGTCGATGTTTTCGGCATATAACTTGAAGTTAATTGCATTTCGAAGAGGGCATCTGAACTCGAAGGGGTCTGCATTACTAATTTCGTCTTCTTTCTCAGTATCCAGTTGAGTTTGCAAGTATTTAAACAAGCATTTGTCGTGTGCAATAGACATATTGGAGCATACCTTATCGGTTTTTGTAGAGTTGTCAATAAACATCTTGACAATCTTTTCATTGTGCTTAAAGTTAGCAAGGCATATGCAGCAAATATCATTGCGAGTGCTAGAATTCCTCTTGTAATTGCTCATCAAGAATGGGAGGTTTGTTATATCCCATTTAAAGTTTCTGAACAACATCTTATTAAGACGCTCAAACACCTTGCTATTGTATGAAAAATTACCGCTTACGCATCTATTGCTATAATTTCTCATACAAAACTGAGTTTTAAACTCTACAATATCAGCCATAATAAGGGTCGATATTTTCTGCTTATTCAGAATGCTCATCTTATCAATGATAGTTCCCGTGTGCTTAGACATAACAACCCCGTGCTTAGATAGAATAAATATATTCGACAGCAAATCTACTTTGCAGAAGGGGGGATGAACATTAGTTCTTCTAGGAACAATTATGTCAAAGTCAAAAGACAACTCGATGCCACTATGAACATAAGGTATTTTGCCAATAGTGATTTTGTAGTTGAGCTTCTTGTGCATTTTGATAGGTATCTCAAAATAACACGCGTCTCGAGTAATTGTGATGTCCGAAGATGAAATGTTTGAATAGCCAAATTTATTATTAATTATATCTTGAATGGCTGCAATGAAATTCGAAACATCCTCTTCGCTATACATACAAATATCCATATCTTTCGCTACAAGTGTGCGAGCGGCAGTTTCGGAATGATGCTGTCTGTTCCAGAACTTATGGATGTCGTAGGGATTGCAACTATTATATATGTCCTTGTAGTGGTCGCTGATAATCATATCCCTAACATATCCGCCAAATATAACCCCGTTATTTTCAAGGACAATTTCCTTTATCTCATTAAACAATATATATTTGATACGATCGGGGACGTAATTGACCTTGATAATCTCCATTGTGTTCTCTTAGCGACAGCAGCGACAGCGGCAGCGACAGCAGCGACAGCAGACAGGCTCTTTGCTTGATGACTTCACAAACTTTTTATGATTTCAAAAGGCAATCAATAATCTGCAAGTTCTTACTATACATACTTATCATATTTAATCAATTTTTATAAATATTGTAAAAAAATAATACAAATTAATATTGCGAATATTTTATCCGATATCATTCTCTATTTTAGCACGAGAATATGCATACATAACCTTTTCAGCCGTATCTATTGGCAGAATATAATCTTTAGCCCCGTAAAATTCAGGGTTTTTACGCGACGCTCTATTCACTAATGTTCTTAGTGCATTTATATCGTGTAGTTCATATTGAAGACGAAATGAAACGTTGTCGCCGCCTGAGCCGCTAGTAAATATAAAAAATATAGATGGTTTTATCTTGTTTATACCATCGGGCATATAGAAACTATTAGGATATTTAAAAGATACATTGAAAACTCCTGAGCTATCTATCTTGTGAATGTTTGGTGTTTTCTCAAATGCTATCTCATAATTAGGGAAAGGCAGACCAGACCCCGAATAATTTGTCATTCTATCTATGGGGTTTGGCGCAGTTAATATTATATTATTATATAATACATTGTTTTTTATAGAGCCCACTATATTTAGCAAAGAATAATCCTTGTTAAATGTTATATTAAAAGCAGTATATTCATCACTAAATATCATTTTATTTTCAAAAGGTTATTTATATCTCTATATTTTAGATATGTTTTATTTTTATGAAATAAAAAGATACTTATTAAATATATCTTTAATTAAATAATTCTCTAAATATCATCGATGTCGCCTTCGCCTTCGTCGTCATCACCTTCGTCATCGCTATACTTGGTAATATAAATGTTATTATAATCATTATCTTTCTTTTTACAATCCTCTATTTGCAAATCATCGAAGATTATGTCTGCATCATTTGTATTATTAATGGTATTAAGATTGCTTTTATTATATGCACTGATTAATGTATCCGAAATTTCCTTATTATTAATAAGCAGTTTGCATTGCTCCGCATTATATTTATGCACGATATCGACCTTGTTTAATTGGAATTCTCTCATAGATACAGCGATAATATCGCCAGTTTCAATTAAAACCCGCTTGTTAAACCGCCTCATAGACCCCCTTATTACACCAACTGCTTCAGTTCCATTATCGCATAATACGTGAACCCTGCAATTCCCCAATAACTTAATTACATATGCATATACTTCGTGTTCCGTATCAATATTATAGTTATTGTTATTTGCCTTATTAAAATGACTTATCTTTTTCTTATTTCTAATGCTGGTTTGATACATTTATATAAGATGGATATATTATATATATAAGTCTATTTTAGTCTTATATTATTTATTTTTCTGTATCAAACGAATGTTTTTCTTTTGTCCTGAGGTATATATTCCTCTTGTTCCTATTATAAATATTTGATTTGTATTGCTCACTAGATATGATATTCTGCATACTATATGTATTCGTATATGGCGTAGCCGCCGCAGTCGCATACATTGTAGCATTACATAGCAATCTTAAGTCGCGTAAGTCAGGGGCACTATTACATCTTGATATGGTTTGTTTATTAATCCCAATAGCGCTATTGATATAGTTTGATGCTATCGCGAGATATGCTATGCACTTAATGTTCATATTTTACTTGTTAATATTTATATATAAACCTATCATTTTTTATATATTTTTATGCTACTACCTCATAATTCAATTTCCTTTTATGATATTTATATAAATTGCATACCTCGCTATTATCGGGATACCTGTATTTTTCGAACATATTATATATATCATCTATGTGATATTCATTGGCTAATACGTCTTGCCTTATTACTAATTCTTTTAGCCCTGAATGCGATGCCTGATTTTGCAATAGGTCTTTGTATTGCTTCGCATAGTAATACATAAAGGGTTTCGTTAGTATATTATTGTTTTCGCAATTATTTTTAATGGTTATAAACCATCGCGTTTTATCAATTCCAAGAGGCACAAAGTCAATATTCATAATTGATTGCTGCTTATTTGGTAATGTTGTTCGTGTCCAAGTATTATAAGGGAACGAATACATATTATAGTATTTATTATATTTATTATTTTCATTCAGCAATTCCATTTTGTTCGTGGATACATCTACCTTTTGCGTAAAAGATATTCCTAATTTATTATTATTATCCGCGCGCTGAAACTTAAATCTCTTTACCTTTTTAGGTGGTATATTGATATTATAAAGTTGCGGGTGATTTACATCCATCGTATTCAATACACAATCCATAATATTCGCATCAACGTCCATACAAATATTTGTCGTAGAGTATTTCTTATTATTATAGAATGGTGTAGCAGGAGGGTTGCTAGTGTTCGGCTCATAACTCCACCAAAGTTTGTCTTGATATATCATTGTTTCGCCAAAAGCCTTCTCTTCAGTATACTGCATCCCGTGTGCAGGACATACGAGGCACCCATTATTTATTTTGCCTTTATCTAGTTTTGACCCCATATGAGAACATACGTTAATTGTGGTATATGTTTTATTGTATTTATTATCATACCAAGTAATCAATGGTAGTTCGCCAATTTGAAAAGGATATGGTTTTTTGCTATCAATATTTTTTACAAAGTTTATACAATGCCATACCTTGAATATTTGAGGAAGGTTGTATGCTATAACTATGGTATTTGCAATTAAATGCAAGAAAAAAATGTATCCGATGTATCGGATGTATTTATAGTTAAAATACATTGTTCATTACCATCATTACTGGTATAATGTTTATATATGCAGGGTTATCGAGGGGATACCTGATATATTTTGCATTATTTATATTTTTATATAACTATTTTGTAGAAGCTACATTATGCCAAGTAAAGACAATGTATGTTCGCGAATTCTAACGCCAAAGCAAGTTGGTCCCATTTGCTGGTTTATGGCTACCTTCGTCTCAATGTTTTATAGCCAACGTAGTAGAAAAATATTACTAGATGCATCGAAGGGATGGGATACAAAAAAGAAGTTATTTAAATTATTAAAGCACGTATTGGATGAGAAATACTTGAAAGTTGGAAGTAAAGAAAGCGAGGATTACAAGCATTTCAAAAATACTGCTTTTGGTGATATATTACAATACTTAAATATTGAAAATAAAGATAAGTTCCCTTACAATCCTAAAAATAATAAGAATGGTTTTAACCCAGACTTATACATTAGTAAATTATATAAATTATTAAATATTGATTGCAAAATGTTCGAATATACAAGTAAAGATGATACGCTTGTATATTCGTTTTTAAACGATGAATATGATTTCATTAAATATACAATCGAAGGCAAAAACAAAAAGGTCAATATATCACTTGATTTCTCTGAAACAAAAAAAGAATATGTGGAAGATAACAATGCACCGCCAATATTACTTGTTATAGTGGGAGATGAAATTGGGGGCAATGGTAATAAGGGTTTCTATAATAAATACTTTCCAAGCAACATAATACCTGATGGTGATACAAAGGATAATCTAAAATCATTGCAAGAAAAAATAACTTATAATAGCAAAGAATATAACTTGGATTCGGTGGTATTGGCTAATTGGAATAATCCAAGACACGCAATTGCAGGTATTACTTGTAAAAAAGATAGGTATGTTTATAATGGCTGGACGAGAACCAGTATGGATCCTGCAATGGGTAATAAACAGGTGGATAGAAATATCCCGTGTGAGTTAATGAAATTTAATTGGAATATTATAAAACATACAGATTTTTGCTTAAATGTTGTTAAATGTATTCCAGATAAATTGAAGAAAAAACTAAAAAATAAAGACGAGCTCTGTTTCAATTTTAGCAAAGGAAAAAGGATATTAATATATGTTCGTAAAAATGCTAAGAGCGACACATCAACAAAGGATGGTTCAGGTGATGTTGCTAAAGCAGTTAGAAAATCTATTACTAAGTCTCCTAAGAAATGCCCTGAAGGCAAGGTATTAAATCCTAAGACGGGGCGCTGTATATTGATAAAGAATGCTACTAAGAAGTCTCCTGCATTGCCTAAGTCTCCTAAGAAATGCCCCGAAGGCAAGGTATTAAATCCTAAGACGGGACGATGTATATTGATAAGGAATGCTACTAAGAAGTCTCCTGCGTTGCCTAAGTCTCCTAAGAAATGCCCTGAAGGCAAGGTATTAAATCCTAAGACGGGACGCTGTATATTGATAAAGAATATAAAGATTGTAAGGTAATATTTACATAAATAACTTAGAACCACTTAAGTATCCAATATATACAAGGCTTCACCCCATTTATCAATAGTAATTTTTGTCAAATATCTTTTGAAATTATAAGGGGTAAGTAAAGCGTCAAGTTCAGTTATTACTGCGCTATTAACTGCTACATATAATGCTTGCAAGTGCTTAATAGATTTAATAGCTCCTTCTAGAGCCAATAATTCTATTGCTTTAATATCCAATCTCCAAAAATTATATTTAGATGCATCTATATTGTTTCTTTCAAATAAGGTATCCAATGTAATACTTTTATGAGATATCTGAGATATCTGAGATATCTGAGGAGACGCATCAATCCACGCAATATTCGCAGTTTCTATACCTAGCTGTCTATTATAAATATCATCTTCTATGAATGATTGCAAACCTACGTGTATGCATCCAGTTATTTTTATTTTTTTAGATGATAAGATGTTAGTTATCTCCTCGATATCAATAATCATTTCATTATATTATTATAAACAATATTATTTTATATATTTTAATTTTACTATACTTTTAATATTCTATTAATATAGAATTAGAATATAATATAACTAATATAATGAATAAAAAACAAAGTGAAGCATTATGTATTCGTAATACGGGAACTTGGGCAAAGGTTAAACCCGAGCATAAGTTTGATTCGCCAAAGTTTAAAAAAGAGCTAGTGCTCAAAGACATTCCTATTTTATCTCCCAAAATCGATGATATGATTAAAAGGATTAATGCGCTGGATGAACGCGATATGGCAAACGATAACAAATACTACAAACACATAATATATAGTGATATATCTGGTGTTTCTGGTGCTAAGATGGTTGCTTCCGCTTTAATCGCAAATGATTTCTCTCTTGTATATTCTAATAAGTTTGCTTTGAGACAAGATATTCCAGATAAAAATAGAACATTTGGGCTTCTAACAACCTCTACGCTATATCAAAAACCGCTAACAACGGGGTTAAAGAAGAAGATGATGACCCTTATGAACGACCGACCTGCAAATATTAATGGTGAAAATATGCGTATCATCATATTAGATTCGGGGTTTAAGGAAGGTCTAGATGTATTTGATGTTAAATACATGCATATTTTAGAGCCACTCGAAACAAAGGCAGAATATACGCAAGTAATCGGAAGAGGCACTAGATATTGCGGACAGGCTGGGTTGCCCTTTATTCCAAATGTAGGTTGGCCCCTAAATATTTATAGATACAATATAAAATACGACAATTATACAACAATCCACGACTTATATCTTAAACATAGTAATAAAAATATCAGCGCATTTAATTTCATAGCAGATGTCGAAGCGATTATGGTTGCGTCTGCAGTTGATACACCGCTTACTGAAAACCTCCACATATTAAAAGAAAAGAATAACCGCTTCTATGATACAATGATGGTTAAACATAATATCAAAGTAGATAAACCGAAACGCAAAGATTATATCGAGATTGTTAATAATATTCGCGGTAAAATATATACCAATGACAACGTAATTGATTGCAAGAAAAAGTGCAAAGGACCATTTGAGGATTTCCCTTCGGCAAATGCAGTGCTTATTATTGCCGCCGTATTTGTTATTGATAAAATAGGGACACAAACGGATGCAGTTAATGTAAAAAATAGAAAGTTATATATGGGGAATGTTAATAATAAGGTCGATAATTATGTTAAAGATAATACTTTGCTTAGGTATTTAAATGAACTGCACCCTAAACCCCATCTATGCAATATTATAGATAAGAACCAGAACTATTGTGATGCTATAAATAAAATTTGGATGAACCCTATTAACTTTCTAAAATTATATGGGGAAAAAATCATTGAAAATCTCAACCATTATAGGAAGATTAAAGCCATTAATGATAAGAACTACGCGGATGCCTTTAAATTTATTTATGAATACAAAGATCAATTGATACAAAAGAAACCAGTGCATATCCCTGAGCCGCCTAAAACAAAATTGACTAATATTGAATTATATAAATACGTGGAGAAGCATTTTGCCCCCTATAAATGGGATTATATTGATATCAAAAATAAATGCGTTGCTGAAGATGATGATATAACAAAGGCATTACCCAAAGATAATAAGGGCTATGAAATTGTGACCTTCTCAAATACGCAGAATTTTGTTCAGAAGTTCTTAACGCCGCAATCGCCCTACAAAGGAATGCTCTTATTCCATAGCGTTGGTTCTGGTAAAACTTGCACGGCTATAGCAACCGCCACGAATACCTTTGACAGGGAGGGCTACAAGATATTATGGGTGACAAGGCATACATTAAAAGAAGATATATGGAAGAATATGTTTGACAAAATATGCAATCTGATAATTCAAGAGCGCCTTAATAATGGCGAGATATTGCCATCAACCAAAGCAAAACGTATGGAGTTTCTAGGTAAAAACTGGCTACAACCTATTTCATACAAGCAATTTACTAATCTGATAAAAGGTAGTAATAAATATTATAAGCAAATGGTCGCTATGAATGGCAAAGAAGACCCTTTTAGAAAAACGCTTATAATCATTGATGAAATACACAAAATATACAGCTCTTCGCTATCGGCGCTAGAGAAGCCGAAGCCCGAAGTTCTTCAAGAGATGATACAAAACTCCTACAAAGTATCTGGCAAGGATTCGCTTAAATTACTTCTTATGACTGCGACACCGATTACGGATGATCATATGAGTGCTATTAAGATACTCAATTTATTATTAGAAAATTATGAGAGATTTCCAGAAGACTTTGATAGGTTCAAAACAATGTATTGCAACGAAAATGGGTTATTCACTGAGAATGGGTCAATCGAGTTTATGAATAGAATTACTGGGTTAGTTAGCCATATTGATAGAACAAATGATCGCAGTCAATTTGCTTATCCTATAATCAATGATGTATTATTGGATATAAATAGACAACACGCGAATAACAATGGAATGTCTGACCTTACTAATAAAATTGCTGAATTTGAGAATAAACTTACTGAAGCAGGATTAACGAAGGATGAGATAAAAGAAATAAAAAAGAATATTAATAATCTGAAAAAAGAATTAAAGAATGCGAATAAAGCAAATGACGAACCGAAGGATATTATAGATTATATTAATAATTGTTTTACTAAAAAGCAAACTAAAAAAAAGAAGCAACGCGATGATATACATAGTTTTTAATGAATGACGACTAGATACTAAATACTATAGAATATGGGTGCGTTATATTTAATATAAGAATAATAGAAAAATATATATAGATATGTATATATTATATTCAATAGTTATATCAGCAGTTATTTTTGGCGTTTATCATTATTTTGATAGTATAAGCAGGGATAGAGATACTAACGACGTGCCATATGACGTTAATAAGGATTTATTAACAATTAATAATATTTTGATATATATTTTGATAGTATCTATAGTATTCTTTGTAATATATATGGCTTTTAGCGATGACCTAGATATATTTACAACGCTAGGTATTTACGACAATGACTATAATAATAATTCTCTAGATATAAAAAAAACTAATATAAATCCTGCAATTTTGAGGAATTTTACAGACCCTATGAAGATGGGCTTCGAACCCTATAATAGCGGAGGCTCAAAAAGTAATTCGAGTTCTGACGCTTCATCAGTATCCTCTTCGGAATGCTCTGCAGATAGCGAGTAATCGCTGAAACGCCTATTACGCCTTATATGGTAGAATAGAGGCGTGGTTAATTAACACATTTTTTGGTTTCAGGTTAATAGTATTTTCTTTTCTTCTATCCTCCATAAGAACCTTGTATTCATCTATTGTAGGAATATATACATATTTTGCTTTTTTTCCTTCTTTTATACGTGCGTTAATCTCTTCTAGTGTAGGCAAATCATTGTATGTCGTTGGTTTCATTTCGCGGGTGCTATGAAAATCTAAATGTTTATTTGATAATAGTAATATTTCGTCGTGGAAACGATTACCTTCAGTTTTATAATATATCCATCCATCTATATGAATTTTAAAGTTTTCTTTCAAGTATGGCACCAGTTTATCTTGAAAAAAGCCTACCAGTTTTTTATCTGTTTCGTGTTTAGAGAACCTAACGCATTTAGTAGGCATCACCTTTCGCTCTCCCCACGTTTTTTTTATTGTCCCATTAGGAAGTTTTGTTCGTATAGGCGATTCGTATTCTGCTTCTGCGCAAGTAGTAACCAACAAATCCTTTAATGATGCGCGGTCAGTCTCTTCATCAGCATCCTTCTCAGTATATTCAAGTTTTTCTATAATATTCCATAATAATTTTATTATTTTAGGGTCGCCTATATTTAATAAATACAAATCCTTCTTCAATTTATATTTAATATTTGTTCCACGCGGACCGGGTATATAATATAAAGGATATACATATTTATAATTCTTTGTTGATTTTTTAATATCATTATTGTCGGGGATTGTTGTATATACTATATTCGATTTATCTCTATCAATTCCGTAGAAAGAAGCAGACGCTTTGGAACTAACAAAAAATGCTTTGCTATGTCTTCTTCTATAGAATTCTTTTACATATTCTTCTTTAGATTTTGAATAATCAAATACATAATCGACACCTTGATATACGTTTGTCCGATTTGGAACAATAGTAATGTCGAAATCTAAATCATCAATGTTAATATTTTTTTTCATAAAATCTTTTAACTTCTTGCTATTTGTTATACTTCTCAAATCCGTTAGCGGGTTATATGTATTAAATACTCGCAATTTTTTAGCAGGTAAGTTCAAGCTCATTATCCTATATTATATCATTATTTTTTATCTGTAATCATATCATAATATAACCTTTTATTAAGAGAATAATAGCAAGAAGGTTTAAACTTGCGTCCAAATAAACTATCGCTTTTCAATAAATGCTCTAGTTCCTCCTCGCTAATATTTTTGTAGTTCTTTAATTCTCTCTCAGACACATATTTGTAATTCATATCTTCCCAATTTGCAAATGTGGTTGCTACTTCAGGAGGCGACGCATATGACGTTGATGATATACCATTTGACAATGATAAGGCATTATCATACACATAAGATAAATCATACACATAAGATAAATATGATATATAACATAATTCATCGGGTGCATAAGTGTCTTTGAACCATAGCAAGTAGTTGTTAGGATTGTTTGTGGCGTTTATTAGTAATTCGCTATGCCGTCTATTAAGAATACACCATTGCGACGCTTTGTTAATATATTTTTTTGGAATATATTCTAAGGCTACCTCGCAATCTGGAAAGCAATCTTCGGGGTTCGCAATATGAAAATAGGAATACTTAGTATCAAGATGGCTATATATATAATTAAAGGATTTTAATGGTATGCACGATGCCGATAGAAATATAAAGTGCTTATTATTTTTATCCTTTAAAGCCTCTTTAATAAGGACATTTTGCGCTTTCACAATAGATATGTCGGCATACTTAGTATTAATTGTTTTATTAATATTTATCTTGTAATCATTAAAAAATTCCAGTTGTTCATTTGTTTTATAATGAATATAAATGTTATACTTATTTTTACTTATTCCATTAAAGAAATTAAACCAAATATTTTCGTGATTGATTACATCATATATTAAAAAGAGAAAGGCGATTTTATTCATTATAACTTAGGATACGTGGATTTATAAATATAGTGATGAATTATATTTATATAATAAAAAATAGGTGTTCACGATGGGACTTGAACCCATAATCTTCGCTTCATAAGAGCGATGCCCTAACCGATTGGGCCACGCGAACTATTTAGAATGTTGTAGTGGAGATTATTCTCAATCCCACTACATACTATATAATAGAGTTAATCTTTATATACTTTTATGGATTTAAAAAATGATTGATGTTATTATTATATTATTATAATAAATGTCAAAAAAAGGAAGTAGATGTTCTATTAATGGGAAAAAATATGAATTAGAAGTTTATAATATAGTTAAAAAATGTATGCTTGATGAACAAAAATTTAATATACAAGACGAAGATGAATTAGGAGGATGTAGTTCTAAAAACGATATAAGTTGCAATATGAATTCATATGGCGATATATCAATAGAAATTAAAAAATCAAAAACACCTGATTGGATGCAATGTTCTATACATTATGATAATACAAATAAAAAATGGGTAGGAAGTTTACGTAATAAAATACCAGACAATTCAAAAAATGTTTTTGAAGACATAATTTCTAATATAACAATATTTAATGGAAATATACCTCCATTTATGTTAAAAGATATAACACACGAAGAATGGATAAAAATTAAAAGAGAAACAAACGATTACAACGATATATATATTGATTGTCCAAATGATACTATAAAGAGATTATATAGCAATAAGGGTTGTTCATATATACAAATATCAGAGAAGGGTCTATATCATTTAGGGAATGATATATGCGACTTTAAAGTGCCTGTTTTTATATGCGAACAACAAATTAGAGTAAGAACTAAAATACACGAACGAAAAAATAAAAGAGGGTTTTGTAAATTATCTATTACAATTGCGTGCCAGCCCAAAAATATAAATAATTTAGTAAATAGTGAGTTTAGTTTGGATAATCAAACTAAATTACCTAATAAGTTAGTTTATGATAATAATCTCTGAGGATGCTTTAGTAGTGTTCATACCATAACTCCAATTAACATCCAATATCGTATAATCTTTATAAAGATTTCTAATATATTCGCAATTATTATATGTTAGCACCCAATTCTTTTTTGAATTAAGCAATTCAAATAATAAATTATGATTAAATCCTTCGTGCAAATCTCCGTTATTCCCGTATAGCTTGGATTTACTTTCTAAATAATAGGGAGGGTCTAAGAATAGCAATGATTTAGAAGGTTGTGCTTCTGTTAGTGCTGGTATATAGGTATTTATAAAATCATAAAAGTCTTCATTATATATTTCTATATTTGTAAAATCAAGGGCTTCTATTTTATTTATTGACGATTGCGTAAATCTTTTACGACTGGCTTCTTCAGAAAATCCTCCAGATAATGTAGAACCACTAAAAGAACATCTATTTATAACAAAGTATTGTATTGCCTGTTGTAATATATTATCTTGCAAATCCATAATTGTTTTTCGATAGGCTATAAATTGTTCTTTTGAAACCGATTTTATTTCTCTTAATCCTTCACATAATATATCCTTGTTTATTTTTACTTGTTTCCAAAAATTATACAATGGCGTAAATTTATCATTTACTTTTAACGCTACCCTATATTTATTTTGCATATAAAACTCAAATGACCCTCCGCCGAAGAATGGAGAAATGATTGTATCAAAAGAGGTAATATCAAAATGCTGCAAAATTACATTTTCGATTATTTTACAAGCTCTTGTTTTTCCACCCGGATATCTAAGCGGTGATAAATTAGCAGTATGAATAAAAGGTTGTATTTGAGATAATTCCATTCTTTTTAGAATTGTATGTATGGTATATTGTATTAACAATAGTATATCATTAAATCATTTTTTATATTTTACATCCCTTCTTAATCGGATTAATCTTAATGGCAAAATCATTGGAATTCATCGGCTCTAATAAATCGCTGTCTAATCGGTTAGAGTATGCGTTAGACTTCTGGGGCATCTTCGTAATACTGCAATTATCTAAGATAGGCGTAGATTGATAAATCATCCCAATATTTCCTGAATCACGTGCAGCAATGCTATTTTCGAAGGGTTTCTTCGTAGTCATTTCAATCTCCGACGAATCAGATATAATATTAACATTGCCCGGATTAGGTGTATATCCAGCGCTCATCATAATTCCTTCGCGTGTTCCATCTATTTCTGCGTTTTCATCAGCAGTTCTATCAGGCTGCCTAAAGTCTACGCCAGACCCCGCAATTCCATACTCGTTGGTATCAGATAAGAATTGTTTATGGGTATTTTTAAGTTCCACGTTAGTGCTCAAATAACCACCGAATAAACCTTCGAGAACGCCGCCTAAAAATCCATATTCCGATTTTCCTTTAATCATTGTTTCCTTCATAGTCGTTTTAGCGACCAAATCAGGGTTATAAAGGGATACCTTGTAAGTCGTACCTCCTATATTGCGAATGCTATCTATTTTAGGCATTGTTTGCCTTAAGGTTTTCTTCGCTTCATCATCGTCAAATAATATATATCCTTCGCCTTTATCACCTTTCATATTTGCAATAGTCGTATCGTGTATCATTGTTTCTTTAATGGTAGTCTTTGCAATATCATTTAAAGCCGAGTAAGTCTCCTTGTTGCCCGTTAAATTTGCTAGTTCGCTATCGTGTATCGTGGTTTCTTTAATAGTAGTCTTAGCGGTATCATTCAAAGCCGCGTATGTCTCCTTGTTGCCCGTTAAATTCACTAGTTCGCTATCGTGTATCGTGGTTTCTTTAATTGTCGTTTTCATAATATGATTAACGGGGTCATATGTTGTAGCCTTGCTCGGTATTTGGATACTTGGATTACCGACTGCTCTCACTGCCTCTACATTATATTCCTTCATTGTATATTTGAGGACATCCATTATAGGCGCTACAATGGCTTTAACAAGGGATGAGACATTTGAGACAACATTACGCGTTCCCGTGATATTACGCTCATTGTCGTATATTATTATATTACTTTTGCCATAATCATTGAGAATACCTTGACCCGGCGAATTCTCTCCGTATTTTGCAGCGCCCTTATAATCTATGTGAAACTCTTGACGCGCAGTTGGTCTTATATTTTGCGCTGGTCGCTCCGCTTCTTTCGTAATCGCCCCTGTAGTTTTTAACCACATATCTGGCGATACTTCGTAATTTGTGTCTGGGCGATTTTTAGCAAAAGGTGTTATGACGCTCCGCTGCTCTGTGCCTTTCGGCGGTGCTTGCATAGGTATCTCAAAATATGTTTGCTTTTGATTGATTTTACTGCGCAAATCGTCTAAGCTGCGGGGTTTTGCATAGTCCGTCGTATCCATTTGTTGAAAACCGCCAGAGGGCATCGCTTCAAATCCCTTATTAATACCGGGTCCCACTCTGATTTTTTCGATTGGGAAGAAATTATTAACGCGCGACGAATTATTTATTCTCGACTTCAAGAAATCGTCGTTGTTTTTCATACTGCATACGTTCCCTCCAGCGTTCATCTCGGGTTTGAATAAGCAAGGCACCTCTTTCTTATTTTGCCAAAACTGATTATTACCCGTTTTATTATCTAACATCGAAGACATATTCTCGACATCCGTATTTTGCGTGACGTTTTTTCTCAAAAAAGGGGTCATATTATTGTGCGAGAAATTCTCTTTATTTATTTTTTCACCCGTTAAAGATGATACATAGCTATTATTAGAATTTGCTTTAGGCGCATTGTCTGTATCAATTCTCGCAAACATATCCGAATAAGCGGGCTTCGCGATTATCCCCGTATCATATGGTGATTTTGACTTTTCATATAATATGTTGCTCCGTTTCTGCTCATCTTCTTTCACTTTATCCCAATATCTAGAGCTATATATATTGTTCATTGATGGTATGTCATTGTCGATAGAATATAAATCCATTATTAACCTCTAATGAATAAAGGAAAAAAAATAGTTAGTATATTATGTATAATAATTAATATTTAATAATTATTATTTAAGAAATACAGCAATATATATTGTATATACATAAATATTATCGCAAACAATGGGGAGTTTAGAAGAAATCGTCGACAACACACGAACAGATAAGAATACTACACATTCTTATTTACCGCTTTATCAGAAATTATTAATTAGTAAAAAAGAGACTGCTAAAAATGTCTTAGAAGTCGGGATATGCTTGGGTGGCAGCATTAAATTATGGAAAGATTTTTTCACAAATGCTAATGTATATGGACTAGATATTATTGATTTATCTAGCGTATGGGAAGGTATCAGGAATAGGGAAGACATCATCTTGCATACATCAACGGATGCATACGATGAAGAGGTTTTTGCTAAGAACTTTTTGAATAAGGATGTTAAATTTGATTTTATGCTGGATGACGGACCGCATTCTCTAGAAAGTATGAAGCAATTCATTAAATTGTATTCGCAAATATTGGCGGATGATGGCATATTAATTATCGAGGATGTTCAGGCTTATGAGTGGGTCGCAGTGCTTTCCAATGAAGTTCCTGAACATTTGAAAAAATATATTAAAGTATATGATTTGCGACAAAATAAAGGTCGCTATGATGATATTGTATTTACCATCGATAAATGCAATGTATAATCCGTCTTATCAATTCTTGCATTTGACACTGGGATACATAGTGCCGTATGGGTAGCCTGGCTGATATGCTAAATTATCTTTGGATTTATTTTTCCATTCGTCTAAATTGTTAATTAATTTAGCGCTATTATCTGTTGGGAAAAATACAGATTGGTCTTCGGGATATTCTATTATCGGCACGTGATTATCCTTAGCAACCATTCTATAATTTACGGGAACTCTGTCAAACGCCTCTATTGCACGCGCTTGCGGGTCAAAGCATAGCCATTCCCATCTATTAATTCCTGTTTCTTTTAATGTGCAAGGCGGGTTTGAAAGCCGCGTATCCTCTCGGGGTATTATGCAAGAGCGAGGTTTGTCAGCACCTTTAATATTACATCCTGTAGAGTTATAACTACCCGGCAAATATTCGTCAGCATTACACTTTGTATTTTTATAATTTAATCCTAGCAACTCACTGGAGTCATCAACTGCCTTTTTCATACTGCAAGTATTTTGTCCGTAACTCTGATATCTTAATGCGGGGTCATTGGGGACATCTTGAAAACACTCAACGCAATCGTTATAAGGGGTTTCTAGTTGATACAAGCCGGGTCCAATTGTCCTTTTTAGTTTTTCCTTATAACTACAACTATCATAATTTAACCTCGTATCTATATATTGGTTCATATCTAATAAAATAATATATTATTTTATACATAAATAAATAGATATGCTTATATTAATACCATTATTACCATTAATATCTAATAATCAAAAAAAGATTAAAGAAGGTTTTTATAGCAGCGGCAGCGGTAGCGGCAATGACTTCGACAATCGCGATGAAAGAGAACAAAATAACGTGGTGAAATACGATATAATCAGCGCACTTTATCTTTTATTATTAGGATATAACGCAAATTATTATTATAAATGGGGGATTATGGATAATATATGCATTGTTTTACTATATATTCTAACACTTTCGATATCTGTTTTTGCAGCCTACCTTTCTTTCACTTGCAATTGGAAAGGGCTCGTTAATAATCTCGTAATCAAATTATTATTCGCTCTCCTAGCGTTTATGTTGGGACCATTTTACTTAGTATGGTTCTTTCTTGTTAATTATTTAGGTAAAATGTGCTAAAAAATATAAAAATAAAAGTATTACTAGGTATCTCCTACGACCCAGCACCGCATTTATTGTAATTTATGTGCGGCGGTAAAGGGACTTCTCTATACATTATCGATTGACAAGCGGGAAGATGGAGCATTGTTGTATCAATAGGGGCGGTCTTGTCATTCTTGATAATCCCGTCATTCGTAGGAACATATTGGTTTGTCCCGCATTTAGAAATAATACGGGTCTGTCCTCTTAATTCGCTGTCTAAATCCACTAAGTTCCCTTGAACGTGTGATACTGCAGTTCCACCGACAAAACCTAATTGGTGTCGGCATTTATTGATATGCTCGTATCTATAGGGTGAAAGAACATAGCTTAGGGTGCTTACATTCTCTTGTAAATCCTGCTTGTAAGAACAAGTATCGTATGTTGTTCTATTAAAACTCATATTATCTTCTATTATATAATATTTTTTTATTATACGGAAACATTTTTATTACGCCCAACCCAATTGCAATTTTTATTAAACTCTGCGCGGTGTATGTATGACCGCGTATCCTCGCCCCCATTTGTCCATACAGGCACTATGTTTTTAGGGTCTTGGACATCTTTCATAAAATCTAATAAAGGTATAAAGTTATTCATCTCCTTTTCCATAATCAATTTCTTGCATTGGAAGGGGTTCGTGTTATTTCCTTCAATCAAGTTTAATTCATCGCCTATATTTCCCGCTCCACATCTTAGACTGGGTCCCGATGTAAATATGCGGTTATTCAATTGTATCTTACATTTGTCTTGGGTCATACCATCAGGGTTATTGCGTAGCATCGAATAATTATCAATTAAACAATCGTCCGCTAATCCGTATCCGGGTCGCCCTCGTAAATTAGGGTGTTGCAAATAGCCGTCCGTCATTCTAACATTGGGATTTTCGCAGCTAACAAAATTATTAGGGAGCAAATTATATTCCGATATCTTATTATTATGCAGTTCCTTCGCGGTTTTCCAACAATCATCCGAGCATATACTTGTTGTTGTATCAAACATATTATTATTCATTATCTATTTGTAAATAATAAATAAAAAAATTATATATTATCTTTAATATAATTTTTTTTCTCGCATTTTTCTAATATATCGCAATTTATATCGAATTTTATGGTATCATAGCCTTGCTTATATTCTTTGTCTAGAACGTGGTTTTTATATTCGTGGATTTTCCATTCATTATTATTACTACTTATACCGATAGTTTCATCTATTCTATCATCGCCAATCTTAATCTTATTAAATGTCTCATTCACCTCTATTTTATTTATATATGCGGCTTCCGCTTCGGCTTCGGCTGCTTCAACTGCTTCGTTATTTGTTGCTTTATTCTTATAATGCAGTAAGTTCTCTTCGCCTTTTTCATTTTTAACATAATCCTTGTATTCCAATTCATACGTTGAAACACCATTAGCAGTCTCAATGTTATATGTTAATGTTGTAGATTTTTTCATTATATAATATTTATATAATCGTAATATTTATATAGTCTAGCAGAAACTATCATTTGCCGTAAAATTACTCAGGGCTTTTAGTTGCTTATTGGTATATTGTTGGAAGCAATGCTTCCGAAGGGGCAACTTATTCTTGGTAAATAAGTCATCCTCGTGAACCCAGTCATTCAATGTGCGTCTGTCTACGATACAAGATTGTCCTCCGCCGCAAGGGCATACATATTCGGTAGTTAGCATCTTTCCTTTATAGATATACTATACCTAGAGATTTACTAAAGATAATCAATTTTTATATAGATATATATAAAATAGATGAACCCTAAAAAACAACTTGGAGATATAAAGTTCCCTATGCGATATTTGCCAAAAATGTTAGCGAAGGAAGACAATAAAAAGCAAGCCAAAATGTTAATAAAATCTAAAAATCTATACAAGGAAGGGGTCTATTATAATAGAGAGAAGGTAGCCTCATTCAAAAATAAGAAGTCGCCCCATATTGTAAATGCGCGTAAAATATATAATATCAAGAACATTGCACCGAATGAAGAATTAGCAAAGAAAACAGGTTGCAAATTAGAGGTATTAAATAAGATTGTTAGGAAAGGCGAGGGGGCATATTATTCGTCAGGTTCTAGACCGAACCAAACACCTCAATCGTGGGGACTAGCAAGATTAGCAAGTGCTTTAACATCGGGGAAAGCCGCAGCAGTTGATTATAATATAATTAGAGATGGCTGCGACCATAAGAAGAAGGCTTTTGTATTAGCAAATAAAGCAAAGAAAAAATATAATTATGGACACGCGAAAGCTAAGAAAGTAGCAGTAAAAGTAAGGTAATATCAAGTATTACCTAGTATTACTAGAGTTGCATACATTGAATAAGCATTCTTCAAATAACTTGCCTCTAGCCTCATCATCGTGGATACAATTATATATCTCGATATTCTCTGAATTGCTTTTATATGTGATATCTTGATTAAAACATTTGGTGCATCCTAGTATTAATATAATTTTATATTTTAAGTTTGGGTATTTATTTAGCAATATATTATCTAAACATTCTGCTTCGCAAATATCTTTCATAACATCGCTATATGCAGCACCTTGTTCATCGTGATGGCGACACAAATGCCCCTTCCTAATAAACATAATATGTTCGCCAGTCGTTTCATTATTATCTTTCAATATATTAAGTAATCTATCGCATCTTCTTGCGTATTTTTCTTTGTCAGCAATTAGCAAACTTTGAATTTCAAAGTCGTGATGAAAATACACATCATACTTATTAACTCTACTTTCATTTAATGGCGCAGTATATTCATTAAAATCGCTATCTATACATTTGGCTACACCAGTATATGATACATTCCAATCAAATGGAAGCGACATTTTCCTAAAATTATATTTATTTAAAAGATACGCTACATCACAATCAACACCTATTGGCACAAAAATCATCTTTTAAATACAAAATCTAGATATGTTTATATATATCTAATAATATGTTTATATATCTAATATCTAATATCTAATATCTATATACATATCATAAAAAGAATACTATATTCATTATATTCATTACATTCATTGCATTGATTACAATGACTACATTGACTATAAATGCGTCGAACTTCTGATGTCCTGATAAATATTATCATAGCATTGAAGCGTATCTTCTTTGCACGATTTCCCAGAATTATATAACCAGTCTCCTAGTTTTTCACGTTCATTTGGTATTGTCGTCGACGGCATCGTATAAAATTGGCGTGGTAATAAGGATTTGTTATATAAATCGTCGGTTTCGCGAAATACATTCTCATTAAAATGGTCATTCATATCTTTGCTTATTTTAGAATTTTCAATAGAACACGCTGAGAACATATTATTTTCTAATATATTTGGGTTCATAAATGGGTTAGACTTAGTAGGCTTCACGCATTTTTTATTATTTATAATATCAAGGTTGTTATCATTCAGATACTTTTCTATCTGCTTATTTTTTTCATATTGATAATTGTATATAATTATTGAAATTATCATAATTATCAATACAAATAATATATATTTGGAATCATTAAAAACTAATGTAAAAATAATCCCTAAAAATAACAATCCTCTTATTATAGAATTCAGTTTCTCTTCAAACGTCATATTAATATCAGGAATTAATATAGGTATTGTTAATATATTTAAATTATCTAACCAAAACATTATTTTTTGTTCTTATCCTAATATCTATATTATTTTTAATTATTATCACTCGTCATTTTTACACATTTCATTTCTTTTCGCAATCTTTGTCTTCAATCTATTAACGGCTGCTAACTTTTTAAGCGCAGGTTTATTAATTGACTGCTTTGAACCGCCTTTTTGATTATTCATATTTCCCATCATATTCTTGAACATATCCATACCTTCCTTATTATTCATCATAGAAGACATCATATTCATCATTGAAGCCATATCAGGCTCGTTCTTTCGCTGGTTATTCGATGACGCAGCACCTGCGCCTCCAGTTCCTCCAGCAGCACCTGCGTTTCCAAATAGTCCTGGCATCGTCGAAGCAAACTTAATAGCATCTTGAAGAAGGTTTTCTTGCTTCAATTCGCCTGTGGATATCTTGTTCGCCATTTTTCTACTAACGTTAGAAATAAGTTCGCTAAAACCACTATCGGGGTCGCCAATTGCCTTTAGAATATCGCCATTATCACCGATAGATTTTTGCAATTTATCAACATCCACGTCTTCTAGTATTTCCTTAGCGAGTTTCCCAAGCATTGTATCTTCCATAGCCGACATATCGATGCCACTGGTTTCCTTGCCCTTCTTTGTCTTCAGTTCATTCAATCGCGATACAACCTTTCTATGCTGAACATTAGTAATACTATCAAGTCCTATTTCATTTTTAGTATCTTGTAGAACGGATACATAAGTTTTAACATCGTCGTCGCTAAGTTCATCCATAAATAAATAGAAGACTGAGAAAAAGTGATGACATAGGTAGTCGTCTTTTAATAGCTTACGGATAGATGAAACGGGGATATTTTTGTAGATGCAAACATCCTTTACTTCGTCAGAGAGAAACCAGTCATTTGAAGCATTAATGTCGTCAATCGCAGTGTAGGAAGCCCAAAAATCCGAAGGGATACCTCGAACGTGTATAATATATTCATCTGACGATTTATCTAATGTTATATAATTATCTTTTATGGCTTTAACAATACTTTTGCCAAACACCTGCTCGTCGGCATCATCGCCTTCTCTCATCTTTTTAGCAAACCCCTTTATACGCTTAATTAAATCAATATAATATTGGTTAAATATAAATTGACTTGACATTTTTCTTTGATTTTTTAATACACTATAAAAATATATTATGATAATTCCTTATATATCTTTATAAAAAATAAAATGTCTTTAGAACTTCTGGTCATCTCTGAACTTCTTTAATTCTTCCATCGATTGCATAGTTTTATCATTTTTAGAAGTCGATGTAGTGTCGTCGCTATTAATATTTTGAATACCATCACTAAGGTTATTGTCGTTTGTTATAAAGTCCCATTTATAATTTTTATCATTTAGTTCCTTCGTTTCATCTTCAATTATCGAAAAATTATCAGAGAATGATGCAGAATTCAATGTGAATGCTAGAGGTTCGTTTTCACCTTCGCTCGTTTTTGCTAATGGGATAACATCATTTTCTCCTGTGCCACCACTACCACCGCTGCCGCCGCTTACGCTACCCGTCTTTTCCATTCGCGTATTCTGGCTACCACATAGAATACCGCGTCCGGGCAATAACAGATGGTCAAAGACTGCTTTGCCAAATATTAATTCCTTACTCGGTAATATCATAAAAGCAGGCACTGAGTGTATTTTAGTTTCTATATTTATATTCTTGCTACGCAAATCATCTATTGAAACCAGTTTAATTACCTTCTCTTTATCATAACGTTTAATATGTTCCAATAACATTTTACAATGATTGCAAAAAACACTATAAAATAATATCATTTATTCATATATATTTATAAAAATAAATTTCCTTTATATACTAATAATACCAATAATAAGATATCTGGATATCTCTATAACTATACATCTCTATAACTATACATCTCTATATCTCTATAACTCTACTTTAATCAGCAACCTTTTCGAAAATGCACCATCTATTAAAGGAACTAAATCTTTTCAAGTCGCTATTCTCATCCTTGTCTAGTTCTATAATCGATTTGTAGAGGTTTTCTTTAGTATCTTTCAAATCATCTAAATTACCTTTAAATCTGCTAAAGGTTTCAGAGAACATCTCACTTTCTTTGATATTTAAGCCAAAGTCCTTACATTTTTCTAGTAAAAACTTATATGATACGAGATACTCGGGGATTAATTTACTAGTTGTTTCAATAAATACATTGATTTGCTTATTATATTTAGAGATATCAGTTTTATCATAGCATCTTAATATAGCCCATATTGGTTCACCTTTGTCTTCTTTCCGCTTCGATAACTTTTTAAAACCTTCTATTTTATCTCCTCCATTATTTACAATTTCCGCTTCAATCTTCTCGCCATCCATAAAGGTGCAGAAGAATACGCCACCAGCATTCAATAGTTCGCTAACATTTGACAAAAACCCGTCTAGCATTTCCTCGTTTTTGAAGAAATAGTGGATACCAAACATACAAGAGCATACGTCAAACCCATTCACTGCCCTTCCTATAATCTTGTTATATTGCGTATCATTCTTCTTGTTCCCTTTGTTAAATACCATTTTTAATACATTATAGCTATCGCGGTCATCTATTGATGCATTATCGCTTACTGCGCATTCGCCCGTCTTTATAGACTTGGCACAATCACCTACTGCGAAAACCATATCAGGAAATAGCATATTGTTATTATTCTTCATATTTATAAAGAACCTCTTCCTCTCGCGAAGTAATCGCGCATATGCGCCGTGATTAGGGCTATATATATTATTCTTAACCAAATCTACCCCCAATACAAAGCGATACTCATTTTTAATCCATCTATTCAGGTCGCCACCCTGACCACACGCCAACTCTACAATTGAGCCCTTCTTCGCAGGTTTCGAATAAAGGAATTCTTTCACCCCGTGATTATGGAATACCAACATATGATGCGATAACCTTGCTTCTTTTTGCATTGTTCGCGAATAATAGATATCATTCGCATTTAACTCAGCAACATCCATATTATTTATAATCTTTTCGTTCCCTATAATATTATTCTGAGAGATTGGATTATGTATAGACCGCCATATATTACAAGCGACACTAAAGTCATTTAGCGTTTTTGATAATACACCTTGCCTATATATACGCGTCTTATCTTCTCGCACCCTCATAGGTTTCCAGCGCATCGATGGGTTTGCTTCGCTTTCATCATAATTAAATTCAACAATAATTTCATCTTCAATCTTATCGCCATTCTCGCATCTAATCTCTTTATTCGTTTGCATCTTTATCAATGACCTTTCAATCCCCTTTTCATAGTAATACTCGGGCATAAACAATCTGCACGTATATTTTTCTCGCTCCTTTATATCATTCCTAAACAGGTTAAACTTATAAATATAGTTAAATGCATCTTTCATCGTATAGTTTTCTATCTGCGATGCATTATACCCTACGTATAATTTAAACTCAGTATAATTAATGGTGTCGATTGTAATCTTATCACCCTTCTTTACTAGAAAGTCTATGCTGTTTTGCTCAGGTGGTTTCCATTTGAATACTTTGTCCCACCCTAGTTTTTCCGTAATAGGCTCGGCTTTATTTGCGTAATTAGAGTAAACCGCTAGTTTCGCTGGTGTAAATATCAAACCATCTATTTCATATGGATATATGATGTTTGTAAGGATGTTTTTACAATCATTCAATATATCTTTAGAATATAGATGCTCTTTTACAATGTAATCCATCGCAAATTCACTTTTACTTTTTAAGAGTTTTTCAGTAGCCAGTAAATAATCATATCTACCGCGCGAATTCTCGGAAGAAGCAGCGCCGCTAGCCATTAAAGGAAGTTGCGTGATTTTCTTCCCGTTATAATAATACATATCAAACGACGCATAAAGCCCTACGGCAGCATTGTCCCTCCGCTTACTACAAGCGATATACTCGCCATCTATGAGGGAATTATATAGTTCGCTAGGGCTTTTAATACCCGTATCTATAACCTGATGAGTATTATTTATTAAATATACACCGCCTGTGCCATTAATATACATTAATAGCCGCTCACCATCCGCTTTCTCGGTTGCAGTATATTCTGATAATATGCTTGTGATACCATAGCCATTTTCGTAGTCGCTAGGATTTAACATATTTGCCCGCTCCAATGTGAAAGGCTTGGGTGTTAATAAGGGCGGCTTAGTTTCGTCGTATCTTCTTGTAAAGATATCAGGCTTAACGAGCCTTCCATACTCCTTTATAACTTCCAATTGCTGATTTTTAGAAATTATAAAGGTATTTAGATGTAATGCCTGCTCCATTTTAATAATCGCTGGTAGTATATTATCTTTATCAGTATTTGTTATATCTATATAGAACTCATATTGCTGCGTTTTATTGATAATCTTGGATTTATTCAAAGTCATATGATACTCTTTGCCAGTCGCTTCATAATAATCGAGGTCGTGTGATTTACAAATATTTACAATGTATTTAATGTTTGTTGCTGTATCCGTATAGGTAATACATTTATTCACTTTAAAGTATTTTTGCATATTATCCCAATTGACTATAGGGTTCTTCTCGGTGTCTATCTTGCTTTTTTTGGTATTTAAAAATATTAAGGTGGAATCGAATAACGTATTCACAACATTTTTAGATACAAGCCTATGATTATACCAGTTAATGTATCTTTCATCATCCTTGAAATTATTATTATTGCAATAATACAATATTTTCTTAGCGCTCTTAATTGTTAATAAGTAATCGTTAGAATATGCATTTAATATCTGAGGCTCCTTTTCTTCTATGTATCCCTCGCTACTCATTATATTTACAAAGTTATAATAGTTGTCTTCAGACCATAATGCAGAATTCTCGAGTTTAATAATAGTTTCCATATTTTCCTCTCCGTTCAATGATATATTCTCTATAATTTGGAAGATAGCATCATCTTTTGATATTTCCATATTATTATATATATATTATCTAATAAATATAGATATTATAGATTTATATATCAGTTTTTTATATAAATAAAAAAAATGATATATTCATATAGATAAATTAGATTATTGAAATGTCTAAAATGTTTATGCCTATCAAATTTAATACTACAATTATATTGTTGCCCAATGAATTAAATAAGACCTTTGAGACTACTATTCTGCAAAAAATCAAATCTACGCTTGAAAATAGTTGCAGTAAGCACGGGTATATCAAAAAAGATAGCATAAAAGTAATCAAAAGGTCGTCTGGTTATATTAAAGAGGCGCATTTTAATGGTAATATTGCATATGATTTAAATTGCATAGCGGAAATATGTAATCCCGCGCAAGACTCTATGGTTAAATGCATTGTTAAGGCAAAAAACAATCTCGGATTACTAGCGATAGGCAAATACGAAGATATGGCTATTTTAGAAGTGATAATTCCCAAGATTACTTCGGGAATACTATCGGACGTTAATATAGACAACATTAATATTGGCGACGAAATCAATGTAATTGTTTGCGGTAAAAAATTCACCTTGTATGATAAGATGATTTCTATTATTGGAAGAATTATTAAAGATAAAATCGATGATGATATCAGCGTAATCGAAGAAGTAGAAGATGATAGCCCATCTATTGACGATGAAGAAGAAGATAACTTGTCTTTTGCAGATGATGATTTGATGGATGATAATGATGTATATGAGGAAGAAGACGAAGAAGAAACTGATAATGTGCGAAATATTCTAATCGACGACGAAGATGATGGCAAACCGCTTAAAGGAGGCGAGTTTAGTATCTTTGAGAGCAACGAAGAAGAGGAAGAAGAAGAATTGGACGACGAGATGGATGAACTAGATGAAGACGAAGCATTAGACGATGACTTTGATGAAGCAGGTTCATATGGTGGCGGCGATGATTATGAATAGAATAAGATTATAGATTTGTTTATAGATAATTTAGAATAATACTATATAAAAAAATATACCTTATTGTTATTTAAAAATGAATAAAATAGATTTATGTAAAACAATACAAGCAAATGTTTCAAAGTTGACAGACAATGAAAACTTGGAATTATTTAAAATAATATTAGATACGAACGCAAATTATACCAAGAATAACAATGGTATTTTTTTAAATCTCAATTGGATTGATGAAGCCCTTCTTTTAAAAATAAATAATTATATTTCCTTCTGTATCAAATCGCAAAATGAAATATCAAAATATGAGTTAATGAAAACGCTACTGAATGAAAGCATAAATACAAAGGAACCGATTATTACTGCAGAAATACTTAGCAATGGAAACAATGATGGTGGGGGAAGCGGCAAACGCATTGAAGGCTGTTGCGATAGCGGAGGCATTGGTGAAGAAGGTGAGCGCGTAGCAAATAACAATAGTATTACTAGTGGAACTGGAGGAACTGGCGTAGACTTAAATAACGCAAATAATGACAATAATGCTATTAACGGGGCTACAAGCAATATAGTTAATCAAAAGCAAAAGTTTTCTTCAAGTATGAAATTTTATTTATTAAAAAAGAAGTTTATGAAACAAAATATAAGCTATACATCTTGTATAGATAATGATTTAACATATGAGGATTATTTAATTACATAAAAAAATGATATATATAATACTTATATATAACACGTATATATAATACTAAATATAATATATACGAAAATGATAGACGTGCTTTATAATAAATTAGCGGCAGCAAATGATATTTCACAAGTAGAATGGAAAGATGTTAGCGAAAGTATTTTCAATAAACACGCGCAGCATTCGCAGCATTCGCAGCATTCTAATACAAAGGTTATTGTAGAAGAGCAATTGCAGTCTCAGCAGTATCCTCAGTCTCCTCAGTCTCCTTCACAGCCTATCATATTAGTAGATACAAATGCTATTCAAGATGATAGTAAAGATGTGAAGCCGCTAAAGCAGCTTAAGCAGCTGAAGCAGCCAATGATATCGCTACAAACTCCTAAAAGTATAAGTAAAAAGAAGGAGAAGGACACTACGATTAAACCGCTTGAAATTATTATTAGCGAAACATCATCCTTCAATAATTCTACTTCTTACGTAAAAGAAGCACTAGTTGCTATGATATCAAAAGAGGAGTTTGCAAAGATATTTGGGGCTACAAAATGCGCCGAGATGATGTCTGGTATAGTAAATAACAGATGGAATAAATCTACTGCATTGTTTATATCATTCTTGCTAGACAAAGAGATTTGCTATAATGATAAAGTTATGTTATATAACAAAGAGAAAAACAAGGGGAGAATAACTATTGCTAAGAATGTATAGGAGATGCTAGTTATATTGTGATATTATTCATATTATTTTTTATATAATAATATTATAAATTGAATTATTATAAATAAGGCATCATAATGCAAAGAATTACTATAGTAAAGAAAAAGTTTATGCCAGTTTTAGAAGTAATAGATGAGTTGCTATTAGAACATCGAAAACAATTAGAGACTGAAAGGTATAAAATAATGCTATCTAAAAGAGCAATGATGTTCGAAAATAATTATTGGATGGCATACTTGGGAGCAGTATGATGTATTTACATCTTAGGTTTATACATTGGGAAAAGAACAAGTTTATTTTTATTAAGTAATATGTTTGCAATATAACTGCATAGTATTTTCTTATTTTTCATCTTCACCTTTTTAGCGGCTGCATTAGTGGGCATTAGTTGTTCAATAAATACATTGTGCTCTTCTTCATTAAAAGTCTCGCAAACGCGACCAGTCTTCTTGCCGTCCCCTGTAGAGAATAATTTTAATATATATTTATTCTTAGAGCGAACTATAATACCCCACGCCGTTTTTTCATCAGTCATATCTTGCGGTATATACACGTTATTATTAATGCGATTACTGAAATATTCCTTAATACTTTTTGAAGCGGGTCCTACATTTTGCTCGGCATTCGTAGTCGTATTAAAGAGTTTGATGTTTTTCCTTATTCGCGTTTTTTGTATCTCGTCAATATGCTTTAAATATTCTGTATAATTTTTATATTTTTTAATAAGTTTTTTATCATTTTCATTATATTGAATGTATGTGTTGTCATCTTCGCTGTTTTCATTAAACATATTAATGTATCCTATATATTCATTGGTGTTCTCGATATACGATGGTATATCTTCGCTTTTTATTAATATACCTTGCCTATACAAGCATTCGCATATAAACTGAATATTCCTATCAAATTCATCATTTGCTTGTGAAGGATATGATTTTAAAATATAACTTATTAATGTTTTAAACTCAGCTGCATTAATTTTTAAATAAAGTGATATAGTAGTCTTATTAATATCTTTTTCATCGATATCTAACTTGCCTATCACTTTAAGCAATGCCTTTTTATTTTCTTCTAGTTTTGCTTTCTTTACTTTCTTTTTTTTACTGGCATTACTAGCATTACTAGCATTACTTGCGATACTTGCTGCATTACTAGAGAGGCTTGAGCGGCTTGAACGGCTTGAACGTCCAATAGTTTTTATTAATATATCATTATTATACCTGATGATTTTGTGAGCCTTCTCAGTTTCTATATTGTTTATCAGTAATCCATTTTTATATCTTGTAATATACTTATTATTAATTAATATGTTAGGGTATATTATATTTTTAATAGCATACATTAATATATCATCATCAATATCATCACCCATATTATGTTTTAATGTTTCAAAATCAATATACTTGTATTTATTGTCGCTATCGCTGCTATCGCTTCCGATATTAATTATATTCTTAATAGCCGTTTTAATACTCGCTAACAAATGCTTATAGATTTCACTACGGAACCCGCTAGAATTTATTTTAATATCCGTGCTCATAGGGCATTTAGGCTCATTTATTTCTTCGTCACCAAAATTGTATTTAATGAGGGCACCTTGAGATGTTTCAATATTAACATTATCTAACTTAAAAAGCGACTTGGGGAAATAATTGATATTTTTCATTAAATGGCAATCTATTGCGTTATCCATAATAATTTTATCAATTTTCTTACTTTCAATATATTTCCTCGTTGATATTCTGAAAGCATTAATATCTATGCTCTCACGCGTATTATCATCATTAACGCTTGCGTGCATAAATACAGATACATTGCGGTCTTCTATCTTAAGCCGATTATGCCTACAATTACGAATACCGCGACCAATAATTTGGTCAGACCTGTTGAAATGATACCAAGGCTCTATTAAATGAATTTCGCGCGTATTATAAAAACTCAGACCTTCGCTGGCAACAGGTGTTATAAGGATAACCTTTATCTTTGCCCCGTTATAATTGTCGTCGCTATTAATTATTTTGATTAAATCATCAATTTTAGTATTTCCCATATATTCCTTTTTATCGCTCGTTAGGATACAATATTTAGGAGTTGCTATGCCATCATATACAGGCTTGTCGCTAACAATCTCGGCATTTTTCAATATATTATTAGTGCCTTCGCGCGTATATCCTAAGTGTTCAAGAGATATTGCTATAGGGATTATTCCAGATAGTAGAAATCGCGAATATATTACAACAATCCCCTTAGAATTACGAATAAAATCGCAAACATTTAAAAACTTCCCTGAATATTTCCCTAGATGTTCATTGTCCTTGTCTGGCATTAGAGCATTTTTGTATTTATCTACATATTTTAATTCGATTGGGTCTGTATCCTTTGTTTTACTAAAAAAATTATAAAAACCCTTGATGCCTATATCATTGTCAAATACAATATTCATAGGTTGTAGTAATTTCATATTATTGTTTTGCTTTGCATCGTCGTCGTCGTCGTCATCGCCTATATCTATGTCGTCGTCGCTAATATCTAATTTCTCAAGCTTGTCTATTATCTTCTTTTGTGCTTCTCCTAATTTAGATATTACAATGTCTTCATCTATATTTTGAAACCATTTGAGATTTTCTTTGCTAATTAATTTATTATTAAGGTCTTTTGTAGGGGCGCTTTCTAATACCTTGATACCGCTATTGCTCGGATTTAATTTCAAAGCAAACGTAAAAGGGTTCTTGCCTTTCAAGTAAGAAATATATGTGCTGGACAAACTTTTGAGAAGGTCAATAACATTAGCATCCTCAATATTAAAGGTCTTGTTATTAAATACCTTCTTATTATCATTGATAATCTTAAATCGCTTATCATTTATAATTAATAATTTTAAAAGCTCTAAAATATCTCTAGGTTCATTATACATAGGCGTAGCAGATAATAAAATTAGTCTGTTATTTACGCCTTTTTCCAAACATTTCATTAAAGCCAGATAGGTATCCTTTATCTTTTTATTTGTGCTTCTGATATTATGCGCCTCATCTATTATAATAACCTTGTTTTCTACAATCTTATTACTATAATTATCATTAATATACTTGGCAAACCTGTCATATGTAAAGATATCATAGCGGGTCTTTAATATTGCCTTCAGTTCGGTTTTAAGTTTCTCTCGATACTCTTTAATTCCTTTGTTATTGTTATTATTGTTATTATTATTGTTGAATGTTGATTTATAAATATTTAATAATTTAATATAGTTATGGTCAGTGCATTGATTGGATAAACTTTCAAATGTATCAAAGTCATCTATATTAAATACTTGCGACTTGAAACTATTCTTTAAGGATTGAGGCATAATTACCCAAATCATTGGTTCAGAAGTTGTTTGAGAACTTAGTAGCGCCTCTGATATTGTAATTGCGGAGCACGTCTTCCCTACGCCAACTCCGTGATATAGCAGAATACTTCTATATGGCGTTCTATATGATATATATTGACTAACAAAATGCTGATACAACATTTTATCAAACTTTCCACAAAACTTATTAGATACCTCGTCAAACTCTTTCACATTATTAATTACAGGAAACTCTGGTATTTTGTGAATTAGGAACTCTTTATTGTTTGCTATTTTTATAGTAAATTCAGGGTCATCTAAATCAGGATAATACAATTCAAAAGATTTGCTCGAAGGCGATGAAACTGATGTAGCGGAAGCATTGGATGCAGACCTAGACAAATGCGGCGAATGCTGCGAATGCGGTGATAGCAATGGTGAAGAAAACCCTATAGGGGATAATGATTTCTTAGGTGGTGTATTATTTCTTGGTGGAGTTTTCTTTTTAGGTCTCCCTTTTCTAGCATTATTTCCATTTGGTATTTTATCGCATTTACCTGTTGCTTTATTTCTTATAGTTCCTACCTTGCATATATTAACACATCTTCCTGTAATAGGATTAACCTCTTTCCCATCAGGACAAGATTTTGTGGCGGCTACTGATGTAGCGGATCTCTTAGCGCCTTTTGCACCTCTTTTTATCATTAATATCCCTTCTATTTAGATTAAAGAAGATTTATATCAATCAATGTTTCATTTATAATCGCGTGGGCTTTCTTAAAGATTTCAATCCTCTCAATATTGTGATATTTAATATGCGACAATACCTCAGCATACGTAAGCCATTTAATGTCTCTAACTTCCCTTACTTGCTCTAGACAATTATTATCCAAATATATTTTAGATTTTTCCTTAACAATTTTTGCGATATAATAAACGTGTTTATAGAGGATGTTATTAGTGCCGAAGAATATTTCTTGAAATGGATATATATTCTTGATTATTTGAATGTCGTCTTTGTATAATTGGGTTTCTTCGCAGAATTCTCTTACTGCGCAATCTATATCGCTCTCGCGTATTTTCTTGCGACCTTTTGGAAATCCCCACTCTTGCTCTAAATAATTACATTTTACCTTGCTAGACTTTAATATATTTATAAAATTTATATTATTAATTACATAGTCAAACTTTGATTTAGATTCAACATATTCTTTCGTATGCTTGAAAACATTTTGAGATGTTTGGCACCACGTATAATTCCAGATGGTTTCAAAGGAGTTTTCTAATATCATCGTCTTTTCATTATCCGTCATATAATCAACCAGTTGTTTAATATAACTAATATCATTCTGATTATATTTTCCTCTAACAAACTCCATAAATGATAGGCTATCTTTTCGCTGTATCATAATATACTTGATTTCCCCATTTTCAATTTTATAGCAGATAATACCAAAACTCATAATAGGATGCAAGCAATCCTTGTATAGATGCCCGTTGATACCACAATTCCTACATATCTGAGGTCTGAAATATCCAGTCCGCTTAGCATCATCGTCCTTTTTTTTCATAATTATAAATTAAAACATTATAATATAATATTGATGATTTCTTAAATATATTTGTAATAGAATAGATATATGACTACTACTACAACAATTGAAAACTTCCCAAGCCTACGAGATTATACTAGAAGAGCTTCAATTTCTCGAAATGGCACAAGGATAAACATAACTGATTTTATTTATGAATGGAAGAGAGAAGACGACCAATATGATTACTTTAGTTCGAGAGAAAGTGATGGTTATTACGCATTAAATTACAAAATCTTCACATATTTATTACTAAATCATCAGCAATTGTTTCTGAACCATTTCACAAAGGATGAGTTTTTAGAGTTTGTAAATAATGGTAATATGTTTTATGAACAAAGTAGCTATATTAAGGGACTTGAAGAATATATGGAAAAAAATAAAATAGATGTTAATGCTTTTATTCTAGAGCAATTTAAAAATATACAGATATTATCCAACTCTTTAATGTCAACTACAAAACTACCTACTCTATATGCAATTGCGGGGAACCCGCGTTATAGTAGATATGGGAAAAACAAAGAGAAATTAGTTTTATTTCGTGGTTTCAATTATGTGGGATGTAAAAAAATGCTACATAACTTACATATAGGTAAGGTAATTACGACAGAAACATTTTTATCAACATCGATACAAGAACTGGTTGCAATTAAATATGCCTTTAATTATGATAAGGATGTTGATAAACATATTGTATGGAAAATTATTATAGACGGCGATATGTTTGACATTTTTAATTATACATTTATTTCAGAAAGGTTTAATATCTATGATAATTTAGAGACACTTTTGGCTAATCAGAATATTGAATGCGAGTTCTTATTAAATATGGGGGCTCTTCTAAAATGTATAGATATCAATGTTATCTATGATTTTCAGGGCTATTCTATGACTGGCTATAATATTCCCGCCAAAGCATACACTGAATATACATTTAAATTTTTGGGTTGGAATTTAGATTATATACAAAGGATTAATAGAAATATGAGCAAATATATAGAATACCTAAAATAGACTGAACTTATCTATATTTGAAGCATCATTAGGGGCTACATTATCATTCATACGAGGGGCATTATGGGTTGATGGCAGCTGCATCGGCAATTTCATAGTATTAAAGGCGCTATCAAGAGGTGATAAGTTGTCTGTTGTATCAAACCCAGTATAGCTTCCGCTGTTCCCATTGCTGCCGCCGACACTACCACCACAGCCGAATGCTTCGTGCGATGAAGGATGCATATGTTGGGATTGTTGAGGGACAGGATATTGTGTTTTGGGCGGCACTGGAGGCTGATATTGTTGCGCTGGAGGGGATTGTTGCATTTGCTGCTGCTGCTGCTGCATTTGCTCTTGTATTTCAGGGCGGTTATTATTTGTTTGCTTATCTTGCTCATAGGACTTCATTATATTCTTAGCATAAGTATTGGCATTCGCGTTATCGACGTTGTTGTTTGCGATATCTTCAGTTATACGCTCATTCGCTAGGTCATAGTTAGACATAGATATGAATAAAGAGATTATAATCATTATACAATAAATTATAATCATTATTGCTAATACCCACGCTAGAAGCCAACACCACCAGCGAGTATTATAGTTTCCGCCAGTAACGATACAAGTTAGTTCGAATAAAGACATCAATATCGAGGGGACTGAAATTATTATAATAAATACAACAAACATCAGTCTTTGCTCAATAGGTATTTTGCTACTGGTGAAAAGGATTGATAAACATATTATCAATATAGTAATGAATAGAGCGATACCCGCATATCTTGATTGTTCAGAGCCTAGAAATACATCACTCAAATTTGTAGTAGTAGCAGCAGGCATATTATATATATATTCTAATATGATAGAAAGAAAAATAAAAAATGATAATCATATAAATATATATTTGTAGTAATAATATAAATATGGGAATTCCTTATTATTTTTATTCGCTTACGCAAAAATACAATAATATCTTATCAAACAATAAACCGACCCATTTGGATATTTATTGTATAGATTTCAATGGTATTATACATAATGTTGCGCAAGATATCATAAGGAAATACAAGGACGCACCCGTAGGACGTGCCGATAACAATACTATAGAAGCCGAGATTATTGAAGGCGTATGGGATAGAATTAAGTATTATATTGAAAATTACAAGGCGAACAAATATGTTATTTGCGCGGATGGCGTAGCCCCTTTGGCAAAGATGTTCCAGCAAAGAAAGCGCAGATACTTGAATATTTATAGGAATACTTTGGACAATGTTAATATTGTTTGGGACACAAATGCTATAACACCAGGAACATTATTTATGGATAGATTAAACACATATATTAGGAGGAATATTAATGATGACCGCAATAAAAATAAAGTAATTTATAGTGGCAGCGATGAGTGTGGCGAAGGAGAGCACAAAATATTCAAAATGATTAAGGATGCACCTAATGATGACCGAATAATCATTCACGGGCTTGACGCAGACCTAATCATATTATCTCTTATGTCCCATAAGGAAAACATATATTTAATGAGAGAAGTTAAGGAATTGCATACAAACAAGACAATCTATAATTATTTAAATATTAGAGAATTGCGCAAAGCAATACTATGCGAATTGAAAACAAACTGGGATTTTAACTTTGATACACCAGCAAACGACTGCGATTTAATAGAAACATATTGCACCGCCTGTACTATATTAGGTAATGACTTTATCCCACACTTATTAACAATCGAATTAAAAAATAATGGTATAGATAATCTATTATTGGCTACTAAGAGGTCTATTAAAGTTAATGGGTTATTAGTGAATAATGGCGTAATAAACCACAATTGCCTCATTGATATCTTCAAGGATTTGGCAAATACCGAAGATGACGATATACATACTATATGCGAAAGATATATTAAGAAAAAGATACCAGATAATAAAAACGTAGCCAGTGATTATTATGGGTTAAAAAACAAAGACCCGTTAATCAATACAATTTATAATAGCCCCAATAAATGGCGGCAAGAATATTATAGGGTCATATTTGATAATAATATATCAATCGATTCCACAATTATGTTTAACGCCTGCAATAACTATATTAAAGGTATATATTGGGTCTATTCATACTATAAAGGACGCGACATTGATTGTGAATGGTATTACCCTTATAATTACCCGCCGACAATCAAAGATATCCTAAATCATTCAATAGCGAATGAAATCCCTACAATGAATACTGATAATGATTTTGTTCAGCCATATATTCAGTTATTAATAGTATTGCCTAAATACAGCGTTAAATTACTTCCTAAAAAATATCAGCGGTATATGCTTGATATTTATGGGGGGCTATTTCATATGTATCCCGTAAAGTATAATATCCAATCATTCCTTAAAACGCAGTTATGGGAATGCTCACCAATACTCCCGCTTATTAACCTAAATTATATTAGACGGGTTATAGAATTAGAAAGTAAATACTGAGAATAAATAATAAATAAACTAGTATATAATAGATATAAATACATATATAAATATAAATAAATAATGCAATCATCTGCTAGGAAGTCTTCTTCTTCTTCTTCATCATCATCTCACAAGGCAGTAAAGCAACCCTTAAAATCAAGAACTTCAACTATAACGCTTTATAATATTAACGACGACGTTTTACAAATTATGCTTCAAAGGCTTACTATCAAGCAACTTTTAGAAATTTATAAAACAAATACTGCTTTTTCAGATAAAGGAATAGTGTTAGAAATGGAGGTCGTAGATTTAAGCAACTTAAAAATTACTAAGAAGATACTTGATTTTCTAGATAAGGTTTTAGATAAATCAAAAATTAAAAAGTTAATATTAAATAATACTGGATTTGATATAAAAACTTCTGGGCAATTCTCAGGTAATACTAAAATATTTGAAAATCTTAAAGAGTTGCAAATAAAAGACACGGCAATAGATGAAAAGGCTAATTATTTTCTTAAAAAATATTTGAACATTGAAGATATTAAAGAAATCAAAACATTAAAAATCAAGAGGTTAATATTAGATAATATAACATTTGCCACCGACGAAGATTATGAAGAATTTAACACTAATCTAGGATATTATCAAAATGTCGAGGAGTTAATAATAAGTAATTTTAATTCTGAAGAAAGTAGAGGTGGTTATGATGCAGAAGGTATTAATTATTTTATCGGATTAATTGAACAAATAAGGGATTTAGTAAACCTTAAAAAACTTCGAATAAATCATACAGATATTATTCTAGAAACTGACTGGGATGAAAACAAGATTTTTGTTGATGAATTTTTGATAACTTTAGGCGAATTAGAAAATCTTCAATATTTGAAACTTTATAAAAATAATATATCTAAACATCAATTAGATGAAATAGAAGATAGACTTAAAGATAGATTTTACAAACGTAAAAATGTGTGGCTTATCAGAAGGGATCGCTCATAATATGGAATAAAATGTCCCGATTTGCAAGTATTTTTATAAAATTTGATTAGGTTTATTGGTATATTAATTAAGAACCCGCAAAGAAAGCAAGAGACCACCAACAAGTGCAAAGAAAGCAAGATACCCAAAGCAAAGCAGCGAAGCAGCAAAGCAGCGAAGCAGCAAAGCAGCAAAGCAGCGAAGCAGATACGAAGATGACCACCGAAGTTAATTACGAACTTATGACAGAAGTATTGTTTGCAAATGATACAGCATTCCGTGATATCAATATCGAGGAGGCAAAGGTAATCGCGTATCTTTGCAAAGCAGCAAATTCAAACTTAAATGTTAAACTAAGTTTTGATAGAACTAAAGCGCGACATTATTTTGATAAGATATTTGATATAATGTTCAATTTTATAACGTATAAAAATAAGATTGCATATTTGAAGAGGGAAGAACTTCTTGAAACTGATAGCAAAGATTATGGTATTACTTCGCAACTTGATGAGATTATAGAGGGCTTAAAGAAAGAGAATATAAATGTCCTAGAAGGTTTTAGAGAACTCATTGTTCTCGAGTACAAAGAATTTATTTATAATTATGAAAATTGCAGAGACGCATTTGATGATATACGATATAATTTAGATTATTGTATCCAATATAACCTCGTTGTTAATTATTTCGGATACTATGAATATTACGAAACACATACTTATAATCCAATGCATTTTATGATAACACCAGATAGTCTCTATGACTTCGTAGGTGGCGTAAGCAGCGTAAGCGTGTAAATAATGTGTAAATGTTATGTATATGTTATGTTTTTTATAATTCTTTTTTATCTAAATAATATAGAGTTGTTAGAGGAATTCTATGTCTATGTTTAAGGATATATCGCGCTTTAATAATACAAATGATTATTTACCTATATTAACGGCTATTCTTATTGTTGATATCATAGGTATTATTTTGTCAAATGCTGATATAATAAAAAGCAAATTTTTAAAGTCTTGGTATCAACGATTTCATTTATCAGCAGTTTTAGCAGACGTTCTAGTAATATTTATAGGTGTTATCTTTGTAAGGGCAATATACCCCTTCATATTTGATAAGTTTTCAATCATTAATTTTATATTATTGATGGTTGTTATACAAGTAATTCACGATATACTATTCTATATAATGCTTACCTTAATTCCTAGAGGGTCAAATCAAATGATAGATATCTTTAAGGATTTTGCGGATGATAGTTCATATCAGGTGATTATAGGCGATAGTATAATGGTTATATCAGTAGGTTTGATTGCATCCTATCTTGCAAACTTCGACACAAACACTAATATAATTATATTCGCAGTATTACTATATTTATTGCAGTATCTGCTGTATAACTAAAATATTAATTTGATTTATAAAAATTGATTAATATATATATAATCTATCCTTATATATTACAAAGTATATACATTGGAACATAATGTACGAATGCGTTATGGCTGAGAATATTCACGAGAGCATCTATGATTTATGTGAAAGCATCTATGATAATATGTGCTATTGTGAATGCAATAGTAATGGCGACCACCTAGCATTAGTTGAAGATTTAATCAATTTTATAGATGATAGGATTAATTCAATATCAACATATGATATGAATAATATTTTGATATGGTATGGTATTGATAGAGCGGTTATTGAGTATAATAATTATTATCTTTTAACAAATATAGATGTTAATAACTTCTCAAAATCTCTTCTAACATTCCTAGTCATACTATCATTTAGAGTAGAGCAAAACTAAGCAAGTTATTCATTATCATATTCTATAATAACATATTCTTCACCATCTATACTATCGCTATCGGTATTTGTATTATCCGTGATAGTTTCCTTATAATCCTTAGTATCATCATTAATATCAAAAGTGTTTAATTCTATTATATTTTCTGCTACAATATCATTGTGGGTTTTATTATTTATTTTATCAATAACACCTATATTATTTATATTAACATAATTGTTATTTATTTTTATTAATTTGACACCTTTTTTCGTTTTATAAATTTGAAATTCTTTATCGTAATACATAAATTTTTCATTCGTCAAAGTTTTCTGGGATCCCATAACTATATAAAATATTTATTTTACAATAATATACATTCAAAATTATTATGGTAGTAAAAACTTAGCATTACTTAAAATATACAGAGGAGATAACTAGGATAACTAGGATAACTCAAACAACTCAAACAACCAACATAAATATATTAACTATATTCTCGTCGTAAATATTTATGTAAATATAAAAATTTATGATTAAAAATATAAAAATTGATAGGTATCCCTAACTTATATAAAGATTAAACAAGTAATATAATACAATAATGAACGTCCTCCTCCCTAAGAATTTCAATGTTGACAAGGTCAAGTATTCGGAACTCAAGGTAATGAAATCAGGTGCAAAATCAATCTATATTAACTACAATGGTGCAAAGGTCAATATCCAAACACCTATTCTCAGCATTCCCTATGGTGTTAATGATAATATGCAGTTTATTAAGAAAGATGAAGGTAGGAAGGACGAGGAGCGCAAGTATGATATTACATTGTCATTCAAAGGAATGGATGAAAATCCCAAGATTAAAGTATTTCACGATAAAATGAAAGAGTTGGAGCAAAAGGTTATTGATGATGCGTTTGCTAATCGCCTTGTATGGTTCAAGAATAACTTTAGCGGAAACAAGGATGTAGTATCTAATATGTTTACCCCAATTGTAAAGCACGATAAGGATAAGATTACTGGAGAATATGCCAATAAATATCCTCCTACTTTGAAGGCAAAGATCCCTTATAATTCGCTTGAGAATAAGTTTGATTTCGATTGCTATGATATGGATAACAATGAAACCAACTTTCACGATATTCTGGCAAATCTCAAAGGCGGAAAGGCGCAGTTTATTATTCAGCTGAGTGGTATTTGGTTCTCTGCTGGAATGTTTGGGTGCAGTTGGAAGATTGTATCTGCTAAGTTTCAGCAATTAAATACATCAAAACTGACCTTTGTTGTAGATAGCGATGATGAATTGAACAATGTAGATGAGGATGATGATGACATTTCAGTAGATAATGATGTAATTGCAAAGATTTCTCAAAAATCTAGTGCTGCGAATGCGGCGAATGCGGCGAATGCGGTATCAGATAAGAAAACTCTTGTTGAGAAGCAGCCTGTCGTAGCAGCGGTAGCGGCTCCTGCAACTCTAAAGCCTGTTCAAAAGGTTATTCCACAAGAGGAAGAAGATGATGATGAAGAGGAAGACGATGATGCGCTTGAAAATGTCGATGAAGAAGGCGAGGATGAGGAAGAAGAAGAAGAAGAAGAACCTGTAAAGGTTGTTGAAGAACCTGTAAAGCCAGTGCAGGAAACTAAAGTAAAGAAGGCTGCCGCAACTAAGAAGAAATAAGTTATAAAGTTAGTATAACAATACCAATACCAATACCAATTATTACATTGTAATCTATATATAACCTTGTAAATTATTATATATTATTTTTATATTTGATATGATATTACATAATTTCATTATTATTTCATTTTTTTACATTTATAATAAGAAAATAAAGATACCAAATATGATAGACATAATTAATCTACCGAGAGGCAATGCTTCTTCGCATTCATTATCAATCAAATCAATATTATTAGATACTAGTTTTGCCAGCATATCTAATATTTTATATGTGATAGGTAAAGACAATATAATAAATAGTATTGAAGCATATACGGCAGTTTTAAATTTACAAATATAAATATCAAAAAATCCCTTGCTTTGCTCGTAAGGCTGAATTCTTTCAGGAGGTATATAAAGGAAATCAGGCGTATTCTTTATTAAATTATTATTATAACTATTCATTTACATATATTCTACATAATAATATAATAAAAAATTATTGCTTGGGTTAATTACAGGTGTTGTTGGATTAACTTCTAGATTGTTCATACCCATATTGCTGATTATATCACTATTCATATTCATACCCATATCGCTGCTTATATTCATATCGCTGCTTATATTCATATTCATATCGATATCCATTAAATTACTATGGTTATTATTGTTAATTAAGGTAGATATAAAGGATGCAAAGTTATTAATATTTGATATATAAGATGGCGTTTCATATGTTGACAACCAATCGGGGATATTGTTATAAAAATCGTTAGAGCATAATGCCAGAGACTTCATATAATTGCAGCATAATATATATAGGTCATCATTGCATTCATTGAACAATTTAATGCTTTCCTCGCAAAAGTCATACGTAAATCTTTCTTCGCTAATGTTTATAAAGTATTTTTTGCTTTCTTCTACATTACTAGAAAAATCCCTAAAAAGTTTAATACATTTTAGGAAATCGGCTCTAGACATTTTTTTGAACCATTCGGGATTATTATAAAAGCCCCTTTTCTCAACCTCTATAGATAAATCCGTATATGCATTCATTTCAGTAGTCCAGATACATTCATCCTTTTTTCTTGCTATATTATGATATTTGAGTTTCATATTCAATCTCCAAATAATTTTGTCATCTAATATCTCGCGCGTATAAGGATTATATGGCGCTACATTATCTTCTAAACATTTTCTTACAAAATATTCTAGAGCCACTATATCAAACCCATATGTTCCTTTAGTGTCCTTAATAGTAAATAGACGACGGGGGTGTATATCACTGATGTTTGCAGTAGTAAATAAGTCCTCGTCATTTAAAAAATTACTATTAACTCCTACGCGGGTGCAAAGCAGTTTGTATTTAACAATGTTTTGAAATTGTATTAGATTGTTCATATTACACTTATTATTGAACTGGTGTGTTTTGTTATTTAATATATATATTTGAGTATATACCTCGCTCTTGGTAATGGTATAATTATTAATATAATTTTTATAAATATTACTTAGTTTCACCATAGGTATCATTTTAAGTAAATCAATAAATAATATGTTTATAAATACATCATCGTTTTCAAGTGTGTTATCTACTATATATTTGAACATTATGTAAATATCTGAACAATTTAAATCGTGTTTTTCTTCAAACAATTTAAAAAATATTTTACATAAATGCTTCTTTTTAGAATGTATGTGATAACAGCAATAGAAGGTATTTTTAATCGTCTTTTTATTACATAAATGAAAACATTTTTTTTTCCTATGTATGCATCTTATTTTTTGCTCCATAAAATTAATAAAAAATAAAGTATCTCTTATTTAATATAATAATTTATATTTATATATTGTAGGTTGTCGATGTTGATATGTAGTTGAAACAAATATCCTTATCATATGTCATCGTGTTTTATTAGTATGTATTATATATACTATGGAATACTATGGTATACTATGGAATACTATGGTATACTATGGAATACTACGTAATACTATGGAATACTATGGAATACTATGCAATACTATGGAATACTATGCAATACTACGCAATGGTAGCAGGTAAAAGAATACCCGCGTTTACATAGCTATAGTAATCGTATAATTTATTCTTGAGAACCACGTATTTTTTGCCATCTTTTAATACAACTTGCCCCCTATCTTTCCTTATATGCTGTTTATTTTTATATAGCAATATCTTCTTATCCGCATTAATATTATTAGTATAAGATAATTCGCTATTATTAACATTGATGGGCCAGTTATAGCATTTATAACCATTTGCCAATGGATTATTAACATCCGATTGTATTATACAATCTAATGACGCTGCTTTAAGCATCTTTAAGAATGAATTGATGAGACCTTCCTTGCTTTTAGCAATATTATAGATGTGCTTGTCTGTAGTAATTTCCTTGTCTTTGCTGCGTAATGTTGGGTTATCGTTCAATTGTTTTCTAGTAAAATTCATCAAATATGTGAAAACTTGAACATTCTGATCTTTATCTGGTAATGCTTTATGACTGCACGTTCGCACCGCTCGCCCGATAACCTGATCAATTCGCACAGAATTCCAGAAATATTCAGTAATTAATACGCGCCTAACGTTTTTCAAAGATATACCTTCAGCGCCCGATTGTGTTATCATCATAACTTTAACAATCTTCCCATATAATTGCTCAGTGTCTATATGGACGAGTTTTAATTGCTCTTGTATATTCTTTGGTAATGCTTTGCTATTGCCATTAAATATATTCATAAGAATGTTGGTTTTAATCCTATCTGAATTAAATACAACGTATCTTTTATTATCATATTTTTTATCAAATACGTCCATATCATCTAATATATATCCGAAGTCTTCGTTATTCACAATATTTATCTCGGCATATCCTTGTCTATTTAGAACCTCTTTAAATATCCCTAGACCTTCTACCATACGAAATTGCGAATATACCAACACACTACCAGGCGACGCTTCGATATCTTCATACATCTGTGCAAATTTAGGGCTATATACATCGCGCAATTTGTCAATATCTAGATATTCGCTTTCAACTAATTTATCCATCGCGGCATCTAATTGGTTGCTATAAGCAGCTGCAACATCCTTATTAAGTTGCTTCGCTGCATCTGCACCATCGTCCGATTGCGAACTTTTATCACTATCAACATTAGCGACTTCCTTTTTCATTATTAGCCTTATATCTTGCGGGAATACACGATTAATTTCGTCAGGGAATGCGAAATTGCATATCATTCTACTAAACGCCCTATAAACAGACCCAAAATCATCATTGGCACCTCCCTTCTTGAAGAGTTTCTTTTTGTCGTCCATCCTAATCTCTATCAAACGCACTTCTAAATACTTCTTTATTTGATGGTCTGACATATAGAGTTCTCGAGATACAGGTGGCAGCATCTTGGGAAACAACTCAGACCCTGTAGTTTTGTAATAACTTATTGTCCCCAGTATTCTTCTTTTAAATAAATCCTCGTTTTTAATGGTAATATTCTTATCGCCGCCGGCTCCGCTACCGCTTTCATCTATAAACATCTTATTAAAAACCACTTTATCCGTAGGCAGCGCCTCGTTATTTATTATTTTACTTCGGATAGATAATTTAACAATATCCGATTTATTTAATATATCAACAATCTTCTTTATTAAATCATCCGCGCTGTCCGCCCATTTATTCTTGGCGATATTAGTGCTATCGTCATTAATCCGCTTATAATTATTAGGTAATAGTGTGATTGATATAATATTTTCATTATAATTAATGGTATCAATATAGCCATATAACTTCTTTTCTTTTAATAGTTCAATTGCAGCATTCAAATCGGGCACTTTGGATTTCTTTAATAACTCTACATTATATTCTTTAATTGGTCCGCGAACAAGATTGATTAATGTAGCGATTTCATATGGCTGATTTATTATAGGTGTCCCCGAAAGTAATATTAATTTTGCATCAGACGCGTTCATTAAGTGATTATATATTGATTTGGCAAGGCGAGACCCATTAACTATTCTGCTAATTAAATTATGTATTTCGTCAATAATGATAAAGGAATTGTCGAAAGGTTTTGTGCCTAATTCCTTTATCATTTTTGCAGTAAGCCCGTTGTAATTTATAAAGGTGTATCTATTCCTAATTATATGATTAATTGCTACGTCAATCTCTGCTCTATGCACGGCTTCCTTAGCGTCGGTTGAATTATATTTCATCTTTTCTATTATAATCTCCGCGCCGTCAATGTCGTCTTTGTATTGCGGTATCCAAACTAATCCATTCTTTTTTACGAATTTCTCTGAAATCGCATATTTCTCTAATTCGCTCATCATTGTTTGCGATTTCTTATTAACTTTTATTTGCGTCCACGTTTTCTTGAGGTTGCGCCCTATTTTTGAGGCGATTAGTAATTCATTCTCGTAGTTCTGAGACAGGGACGCTGGTGTCATTATAACTATCTTTTTATGATTTACATATCCTTCGGAGGCTGCTATAGATGCTATTGATTTACCAGAGCCCAGTTCGTGATATAAAAGTATTCCCCTGTAAGGGCTATCAATTTGCATATAATCTTTGACTATTTTTTGCTGTCTCAAAAGTTTAATATAGTCGTCATCTACCTCGCAGCTATCACTTTTGCATTTACACGGCGCTGATAGTATAGCCTTGTCTGATACGCTAGAATATTTGGAAGGATTGAATGTATCATATATCTCCTTATTATATCCTATACGATTTGGTAAAATCCAATTATCTGGTTTTACTATAATATCCATATCTTCTATTATAATAATTCAAATTAAAAAAATAATTAACTGCTAAAAATAAATGATGCATATCCATCCATACATCCTATTTATACATTATTAGCCAACTCTTGAGCGCGAATTTGATTTTTTATTAGAGGCTCTAATATATTTACTGCGCGTTTCATACCAATTTGTATTGCCAATTCTACAATTTGGTCGCAAAGTAATATTATAGCAATACCTATTATAAGAAGAATAGATATATTAAAAATAGCATTATATATGTAAGTGGTATCTGACTTCTCTTGCTTCCTTTGCTTCTCTTCTTTATCATCTTTATCTTGCTTCTCAGTCTTCTCAGTATTATTTTGAGTTTTAAAACCGCCCGGTCCTGTATTCTCGGGTGGTATTGTAGGGTCGAGAATGGACGTTTTATTGTAGCCGCTGCTGTTTATATTGCCATTATTAATCTTGTCTTCTATGCTTTTTAAAAATATTATAGCATCTTCTGCGCTCTTTTTTTCTTCGGGTGTCAAATTATACCCGCTATTATTTAATAGGTTATTTCCATTTTTAGGAATATTATTTGTATTTGCATAGCTAGACGTATCATTATTTGAGTAGGGTTGCTTATTTGTATTTGGCATATATGAGTATGAATTATATTTTACCTCGTCATTTAAGTTGCTAATATTAAAATATTGCTCTAGGTCTTCGTCATAATACGGCATTACATTTTCATTGGAATTCTTAATATTATTAAAAAGGCTTGTAGAATAATTCATAGCGGACGCTGATGATGCAGTAGGGGCTTGTGTAGATTGCTGAGGTGATACTGAAGGAGGCTTGTTCATACCATTGTTCATATTCATTGCAGGGGTATTCATCATATTCTGATTGTTATTGGTTGCGTTCAAGTATACATTCATAGCATCATCGTGGTCTTTCTTACATTCGTTAGATATAGGAATGTTATAATTGGGTGCTTGTAGGGGCGAACAGGAACTCCCGTGATTATTAGGATAGTCTGAAACCTTGTTTGAACTTAGTGCTAATTTGCTTGTCTCCACAAAGGATGGGTTAGCATTAGACGAAGAAGAAGACAAAGATGAACCATTTGCTGCGCTATTTTTATTTGACTTTTGCGATGGTTTGCTTTTCTTCTCAAAAGTATCTATATTATATGCTTCTTGTAATGTTGAATAATTCATTATTAATTATTATTTATATACTTCTATTATACAAAATGAAAAGAAAAATTAAAATAAAAATATTTATATAATATAATTGTAAAGAAGAGTAAAGAAAAATGGATAATAATATGTATATCGAAGATATATTTAAAGGCGTTTTAACAGGGGTTTTTGCAACCTATTTAATAATACTGGGAATGCGTCCAGCTGCAATATATCCAGATAATATCTTAGATATTATAGACAATCCTTGGATTTTTTTAATATTATTTATACTCAATTATTATATATTATTCTGGGATTTTACGATAGGTTTGTTATTCTTCTTAACATTAATAGCTTTAATACTTGACATAATCATATTTACGGATGGCGATTTTATAAAAGACAATATGGATATAGTAAATACCAATTTTTTTAATACCGCAGCCATAAATGATGCATTAAGGGATGCTAAGGATACTCGTGATACTAAGGATACTCGTGATAATAGCAAATCATACAAAGATGTCAATGATATTATACTAGAACAACTAAAGCATTATAATAAATTAAATGAAGGTTCAGATAGTATAAAAGCACACAATTCATTTCTATAAAAATCTTCTCAAAAAATAGATTATGACTTTAACATTAATACCTAGTATCGAAGGTATAACTACATTAGAACCATTATCAATGATATTCTTAATTCTTGTGCAGGTCGGGGGGAGATATCTTAAAATCGAATTAACACCAGCGCAGCAGAAAATAATTAATAATGTTATTATACAATCCATTATATTGTTTGCGATTATTCTGATGGCGACAAAAAACATCGTTAATAGTTTAATAATTGTTTGCGTTATATATCTTTGCGTTAAAATATTATTTAATGAAAATCACAAATACAACATTCTTTCCAAGAAATGGCTAATGGAAGAGAACATAATATCAAGCAGCAACTACAAATCATTAAAGGATATATATATCAAAAATGTATCAAGTATATTATGATAATATGATAATATGATAATATGATAATATCATATAAATAATAAATAATACAATAATATATATAAATTTATTTGCAGAAGATGAAGAAATTAAATAACACCTTTCTAATTGATAAGAATGAAGGGGTAGATACTACAAGTATTATGAATAAATTATTTAGTTGCGAGGATGGCACTAGTGCGTTTGCTAATGTATATTCGATTATTGAATGGAAAATGAGTGATTGGTTTGTTAAGAAGGGGGTTAAGCAAAAGAAAGAGGATATTTATATATATGTCGATACACTTCCTGACTATTTCAAAGCATATACGATAGAAAATGACAAGTTTTTGCGCGTATGTATCAAGCATAAAATTAAGACAGATAATGTGGGTTTTAAAAAAATCAAAAGCAGGTTTATTATTAAAAATTTCAAAGCCAATTATAGGAGCCTAATTAATGGTCTTGATTTAATCAAGGTTATTAATTATATGGAGATAACAGACATTGTAAATACGAAACTTATTAATGTTAATTTGAATACGGAAATCAAGTTATCTATCCCGTCTAAAGATGAATTCGAAACGTATCTCATAGGAATGTTTCAGATTATCAATGAAAATTTAAAGAATAAACTATCAACAATATAACCAAGAAAAATATATAAGGATAATGCGTATATATAAGTCATAGGGTAAAATAACAATACCCTAGCGCTGCTATAGCTCAGTTGGTTAGAGCACTCGGCTGTTAACCGAGTTGTCGCAGGTTCAATCCCTGCTAGTAGCGTTTTTCTTTTTCTCTGATTTTATTATAAACCATTATAGTAATATTATGTGCTGGAATGCAGCAGTTTCATTAAATACCTATGTTTTTGGCTTATTTGCGTCATCATTCGCATATTATAATGGCATTACTAATCTGCTTGGTTTAATATTTTACCAATCATTCATTATTATGCAACTAATAGAATATTTTATATGGTCTAAAACATTTCCAAATAGATTACTATCTCAAATAGCATTGTTAGTTATATTATGCATACCAATATTTAATATCATAAAAATAGAAAAGACCCCTGAATTAATACCATACATATTGGGAGGATACCTTGCATTTATTGTAATACTATATACCGCTATAATACCATTGAATACAATAGAGTTCTCATCCGTTCCCAGTAAGAACGGGCATTTATCTTGGAAATGGCTTACTTGGAATATATATATAATCTTAATATGGTATGCCTTCCTATCATTACGATGGATTATTGATAAAATGTATCCGACCTTAATATTTGTATCCATATTTCTAATTATATCGATAATACTATATAAGGAAACGAATACTTGGGGGTCTATGTGGTGCTGGATATGTAATATTATATCATTCTGTTTTATATTGCTAGTATTTTACAAGGATTTTTGTAAAATGTAATAACCTATATCATTATCATTATCATAATTATTACTGAATATATATAATGTTCTTAATATTATCTAAATCTTTTTTCAAGGTATTTAATTCGCTCTTTAAAGCCATATTTTCTTTACGCAGCTCTTTAATAGCCTCTACAAATACCGCACCTAATCTCTCATAGCAGATTGTAAGATAATCCTCGCCACTTTTGGAAACAATCTGCCCATTCTCCCTATCTTTGATAGTATCGAATGGCGCTATTTTAACAATTTCAGGGACTACTCTTTTAACATCTTGGGCACTTAGACCTATTTCATTATCATATTCAAAACCAAGTTCTAATGCTTTTTCGTTGGGAACATAATGGAACCCCTTTAGACTATCGACAATGTCAAGTGCTCCCGTAATATTTGAAGTTAAAGTTTTAAGCCTATCGTCAGAATAATACGAGCGGATATGTCCAGATGCGTGAATGTTTCCAATTATTTCTAAACGTTGCGAAGGGACTTGGTCTTGCAAATTCGGTCCGATTAGCAGATTACCCGCTTTTGTAAATTTTAATAATTTTTCGTCATCATCTAAAACCCTAGATATTGAAGTGATACTTAATACATTAATTAAATTATCATTTGCAGAAGACGTAGATGTATCAGTGATTGCCAAAGTATTTAGCAAAGTTTTACTTTTTGAAATAAAATTATTTACCTCTATCGTGGTAGTATCAAACGTATTAACAGACCATCTCTTAGTGCCGCCAACAAAATCATTATATTGTGACTCGACAAATTTCATAGTTGCAACATTTATTCCAGACAAACTATCTAATTTTAAATTTGATGATGCATAATCTATAACAAGGTCGAAAAGATTTGACCCGTTAATCCTGTAATTACTTGATGAATTGATATCACCTGCTACATCCAAAGCATATAAGGGGTCTCTGTTATTAATACCTGCAAAACATATTATGCCTGCATCAAATTTAATATCATTTGGGAAATATATATTACTCCCTGTAGTATTTATTTTCCACAAGAGATTTTCATTACTTTTTAACTTTAGAATTCCGTTAGATGTGTCAAAGTCCTCTTCAGACGGCATTACAATACCTTTGCTATTTGAAGTTGCATCATATAATCCCACGTCATTATAATTAAATTTGCGAATTGTATTATCAGGGTCTAGCACATAAATATTAGAGTTCGCTAATTGCAACGTATTCAAAGCTAATGTTCTTGTATTTAAATCAAATTTTAAATCAGAAGATAATTGCGTTAATTCTTTTCCATTGCCTACTGGAATACATCCTTTAGTAATTTCAGATAACCCAGTGCCACCGCGAATAACTGTTACAATACCATCTGTAATATCATCTGCATTAAGGTTTCCTCTGAAATTTTCAGCAAATAATGTGGTTCCATCATATTTAAATGTGGTATTTTGCAGATACCTATTATTCGCCCCTCCAAATAAAATAGCGTGTCTTCCTATATTGCTTAACCCTGTACCGCCGTGCTCAGGCTCAAGAATACCTAAGGATACATAGCTGGCATTTAAATTAAAAATATTGCAGCCTTCTCCGTATATGCGCGATGCTCGCATAGAACCATTAATCTCTAAGAGGTGAAACGTATTTGATGTGATATTATTGATATTAACCCTGCCTATAAAAGAGGTGTCCCCATATATCTGAACAAGATTATTGCTATAGTTTGTAGGCGATGTATAATTTATTACAATGTTATTGCTACTGCCCACACCTATAATATTAGACGTATACAATGTTTTGCCTATCTCAACATTACTTGTAATATATAAGTCTTTATTAATATACTCGTTGCAACTGATATAGACATTTCCAGTAATGTATAAATTGCTATTAATATGAGTTATACCATTTATATCTAGTAAATAATCGGAACTAGGATTTTCATTGTTAAGCCCAATATGCTTTGTGTCTGTAATAGTTAAATAACTAATGTCATCGTCTATAATGTTATAGCTTGTATTACTTCCATATTTTATTTGATATTTATTATCATATGTAGAAATATTCCAACCCATTTACATAAACTCTATATATATAATTTGTTATTATTTTTTATATAATAAGGGTAATTGATAAATATATATAAATATATATCATATTATAACTATATACACCTTCGTATAAATATATACCCGCATAAATTATGCGACAGCCATTATTTACAAATCACGATAAATATCATCTGCACAAACTGCTAGGGTTTGGCTGTTTATTCAATTATTTTCTACGTATCTATTGGCTAATTATATACGGCTCTATGTCGCTATCAGCAGATAATTGGATTACCTTAGCTATTCCTGCTGCGCATTTAACGCTATCTATGTCTTCCTTCATATTTCAAGTGCCCAAGATGAGATTTAGTTCGAAGATTATAATTTGGAAGGAACTGCAATTGCATAATATAGTTTTCACAATGCGCTCTGCTATAATAATGATGTATAGTATCATATGTATTAAAAGCGATATTGATATTAATTCGCCGCATTATCATTTGTATCAAATTGGCAAATTTGCGTTAATAATCGTCCATCACATATTAGCTGACTATATTACTGCAAAATACAATGTGAATGAAAAAACAACTACGCGCGATATAAATTGGGAAAACATTCCAGATAATATAAAAATAATTATTAAAAAATACTATGCAGTTTGCCAAATATTAGCAATTAATGCCTTGTTATTAACAGAGAATGATAAGTCTGGGTCTGGTGCGGTAGAGGCTGCTTTTCTAGTTATGTTTCCTATACAATTGTCGACGTTTTTAATGACGCTTGTTAGAAAATCTATAATCTCTAATATTAGTTGGCACGTATTCTACGCATTATCATTGCTATCGCCATTCTTTATTATAATTAATACTATAAATTCTAAAAATGGGCTAGAAGTTAGCAAAGTATATCTGCCTATTCTCTATATTGTTTTTAGATTGCAATATAATATGAACAAATACTATTTGATGTTCCACGTATTTAGTATAAATATGTATATTCAATATATGAATGGTATTAGCAACAGAATGATAAGACCGCTCATACAACCTTAGTGTATTCAAAGTTTTTTATCTAATATATGTAGGAACTCTTTATATTTCTTTGGTAAATAAGTATTGCTCTTGATATCTATATATTGAGGCTTGTATTCATTTCTTTCAAATAAGTCGCAGCTATTCTGTATCTGCTTTGTAATTCTGGCATCATTTAGAACATAACTATTATTTACATCTTGATGTGCAAAACTCCTTATCTTATTTTTAATGAACTCTACGTTTCCAAAATACGAAAAGTGCCATCCTCCATTTTCAATATTCCCTTTTGAATTACTACCACATCGAATAGTTTGCGGGTCGCCATTATAACTTCCATAATTTAATACTTTTGAATATTCCCAAGTAGTATTATATTTACACCTCAAATTATAATAATATAAGTCCATTCTCAGACTATAGATACCATTGATTAGTCTATTGAATTTTAGGTCTTGCAAAGTATTACTATCAGGTATTTCATCCAAATCGGATATAATTATAATATCATCTGGGGTTAATTCTAATTGTCTTATTCCTCTATCAATGCATCTTCTTTGATAATGCTCGATATCCCAAGCATTTGATGTTTGCGGGATATTATCTTTTACAATAATATGAATTATTTTGTGTAAAAATTTAGAGAACCTGCTCTTATTATTTTCAAAGTATAATTCCTTGTCTTTGTTAGTGAATGTTTTAGTGCATTCAACTAATACAAAAAAATCAACAACATCGTTGAGTTCATTCAGTCTGAATTCTAGCATATCCAGTTCATTGTAAAATGTGAAGCAATCTACAATTTTCATAGCAATTTATCTACTATTATACTTTATTATCTTTCAAAGGTTTTGCTATTCATTTGCGAATAATAAAAGAGGTATGTTAGTAAATACCTGCTTTTATCGATTTCACTTAACTTATCGGTATTCAGTTTTATGTCGTTATATATAGCAAACTCAAAGAGATTTTTAAGTAATAGCAAGTCATCGTCAAAATTATTAGAAGGGTTCGCGAATATGTTCAGTATTTTATAGTTGTTTGGTGATAATCTTCTGATAAAGCAGATATAATTAAGATTAAAGCAATCATTATATACACCAATAATCATACTAGGGTTAATGAAACGATGTTTGCTTAACCATAGCGTATCTTCAATTATTTTAGGATGACTTTCTTTATTTTCAGAAGACCATTTATGAAAAGAGCTATACACATTATTATAATTCAATAAACCAACATTTGAACCTTTATTTGTGTTAAAAATAGGGAAATTATAGGAATAGCAGCAACTTACAATATTTATCAAAGCGATAAGAAGTTTAATACTTATATTCATAATATATAATAAGATTTATATTCATATCTTATATAATACGTAATATTCATATATATATATATATATATATATGTGTTCATATATATTATTTTGTTAATACTCTAGTAGATATATATTTTGATGAAGATACACGTCCCTAATCATCTAATTATTATATCGATGGGGGTATTCTTAGTGCTAAATATGTTTGAAAACATCATTCATTTTAGTATTGGTAGGAATATCAAAGAGAAGGATAACTCAAATATAGGAATAGAATTACCAGAGAAATATGATATAATTAAAATAATATTTATTATGTTTGTGTTTGCATTTCTCCAAGCAATATTTACATATTACTTTCTAATTATTGGGTTATAGAACAAATCTAGACTTCCTAATTTTATTTTTATTATTATAATATAGATATAGATATGTTTAATTTATCAACGCAAGCAAGTGCATATTTTATTATAATATGCATAACAACTATTATCAATTTAATATGTTTCTTTATAATGACTGGTATGTGGGGCTTTGTTACATATTTAATATATTCTTTAGTTACCTTCCCGCTTGTCCTTTTATGGCTGTATAATATAGAATGTTTGACTACAGGAAATTGCCATATATGGAGTTGGGTTATAACTGTGATAACCTTAATATCAGTGCTTACATCCACAATTATGATTGTAGCAATTTCAATAAATCCCCCAGTGGGATTTACGGCTACCACGAGCGGTTCTAGCAGCAGCAGTGGAACTACAAGCAGCACTACTACAACAACGACAAGCACTACCTCTAAACCTGCTGACGATACCACTAAAACTGCTTAATAATAAATGATGATTATTATTTATGATTATAATGAGTTATTCAATTCAAAACTATATAGATAATTCTATTTCAGAAGACATAGATATCCATAGTTCTAGAGATATATCAACATTTTATAGCTTTAATGGGAATAAATCGAGGTATATGTTTTTTGTAAGCGATAGCAAAAACATCTATATAGAAACGCATAGAGGCGCAGTTATTATACCATATGAACATATTGCAAAATACAATAAATTACATGCATATTATATCATATCACTGCAAATAACATCGCAACAACCTAAAATATATTATTGCAAATCAGGGTATAAAGGTATCTATAAGGAGCATAGGAAATGGTATATAATGTCTAACATATATTGGAAATCAATGAATATGTCTTATGGTGATTATTGTTATTTCAAGGATAACCCAAATAATATTGATTTACATATTTGTGATACGTGCGAAGACATTGCTAATTTTATATTTGGATTTAATAATAGCGAACAAGACCCAAGTAAAATAAGCGATTGGTTAATAAATTACGAGATTACTAGCATATATAATTCATTATATAATTGCGAGGTAATTATTAACATCGCTAAAGGCTCTTATAAATTACTAGAGATAATAAAGAGACATTTTGGTATCAATAATGATATAGTGTTGAAAATATTTAATTATATAAATATATCTCAGTTATCTGATATAAATATATCTTAGTTATATATTATAGATATATTTATTATGCTTAACATAGTTCTATTATCATTAACAATGATATATATTTCAGTAACAACCTCATATACGTCGTATGCAAGAAGTCTAGCAAGTAATACGTTGCGAGCAAGTAATACGCTTCCATATAAGCAGGGAAGTCTCCGATACAATCCTGCGGGAACTGCATCCGCTAAAAGAGAGATACCTAAATTAACTAGAATGGCTATGGCGGAAGGCGGAGATGGAGGATACTTTAATAATTTGAATTTGCCGCAATATGTAAATACCAGTCTAAGTAGTCTTAATCTTACTAAATCAGATTACTATATGAATATGCCTACGACTGGAGAGAGTATAGAGATATCTTCAATTTATCTGAATATAGACAAAGTAAAAGGAGTGTATTTTTCGAAGGATGTCAAGAATGTTATCTTCACATTCCCAGAAAATTTATCAGAACTTTATTATTACAATGCGGCTGCGGCTGACGTAGGTGAAGTTGCCAACAATAGTAGCAAGGGGCAGATATACAAGATATCAAACAATACGAGGATACAAATGAAAAACCTCAGAAAGTTTGTATTGCAAAGTTTTAATAACAATATTGACGGCATCATATTTTAATATATTTTGTATTATTAGAAATTAATAATAATGAATGATAAAATAGAAATTGACCAAATATTTGCAGAATGCGTAGGGACATATGTGTTCTTTATGTGTATATTGCAAACGTCTGACCCATTCCCTATTGCAATCGGTTTATTAGCCGCCGTTTATATGTTTGGCAAGGTTTCAGGCGGCTTCTTCAATTCAACATTAAGTTTCATTATGTATCTCAAAGGTGATATTGGGCTCTTTAAGTTGGTCGCATATATATTAGCACAAACAATAGGAGGTATCCTAGCATTAACAACGTGGAAAATTATAAATAGCAAGTAATCCCAATTAATCAATAGTTTATTTTTATAATGATATAATTATATAATTATATAATGATATAATAATTACTATAGAATATATATATTATGGCACAACTATATACATCAATCGAAGTATCTGGAGGGTTAGGAAGTCAATTATTTCAGATTGCCTATATAATTTCTTTTTTACGTTTATCTAAGAAGAACAGGATTAAAAGGAAGTTAATATTTAAGGAAGGTAATGCATCTAAGGATGTATATAGGAAAACTCATTGGAATACATTATTTCAAGGGCTTTTTCGCGTTGTAAATGCTAGCGACTTTGAAAAAATTGCTTTTAATACTTTTAATAATGAAGTAATCCCTCATAAATACATTGAACCTAAGGCAGACATTAAGGATAATGTTTTTTTTGACGGCAAATACCAGACATTCGAGTATATAGATGATAGTTTGCGAGAGAAGATGACTAATATCATCTATAGCAACGAGGACATTATGTATCCTGCGTATTACAAATACAGGGATATATTGGACTACTTTGGAAGTGATACTAAAGACAATGATATGGTATCGCTACACATAAGACGAGGGGACTATTTATCGCTCTCCAATTATAACTATAATTTAGAGATGAATTATTATAAGGATGCATTGCATATTGCTAATAAAAAGAATGTTGTAGTATTTTCAGATGATATAGAATGGTGCATTAATAATTTCAATGATTATGTGAATAGAGAAGGCACTTACAATGTATATTTTGTATCTAATAAAATATATAAAGAGAATGAAGTGCTTATCAAAGATGATATCGAACTAATATTAATGTCGATGTTTCAAAATAATATCATTGCGAACTCTTGCTTTAGTCTTTGGGCTTCTTTTATAAGTTTTTATAAAAATAAAATAGTGGTCGCTCCGAAACGCTGGTATTCGTGTGATGGTTGCAAAGAATACGATGAGGTATATCATAAACATATAACGCATTATATATAAACATTTTGCATTGTGTAATATATATTATTGGAATGAATGCTATATCTTCAAAAGACATATATAATGAGAATATGATATTGAGGGAGCAAGTAAGGTTCTTAACTGATTGCATTACTAATCAAATGAACAACTTGGAGGCTTTGTGTGAAACCAGTAAAACCAGTCTGATACACAAGGAAGACCTCAAGCCATTTTATGAAAAAACTTACAAATGTGAATTATATATATGATAAGATATAATAATATAATAAGATATAATAATATAATAAGATATAATAATATAATAAGATAATAATTGATAATATTAGTTTATTATATATATAACTATGGTCTCTATAAATGCTGATTTGTATTTTACAAATATACACATATTACCTAAAGCAGTAAATGCGATAGTATGCAAAAGTTGGTATGCGTCTATAATTAGTATTCTAAAGAAAAAGAAACAGACCTTTTATGAATTGCAAATATATAACTTAATAGTTAATAAATATAGCTGCTATCCTACATTTGGGTATAATGCTAGAAGAAGATTGGATTTTTCAGATAAAAAGGGGATAAATGTATATGATGATAACATATTTGATATCGCATATGATAATATGATTAAGCAAATCTTTAATTATCTCTCTGAAGACCCCGTAGTGTTCTTAAATATCAAAGAGAGTTTGATTATATATTATACTAAGTATATTTCTATGTATAAAAAGTATTGCCGAATGGAACTGCTTGAGATGGCAGATAATAATGAGTATATTGACGAGGATATCGCAAATGAATACAAAGAGATATTATTCAAATATTATAGTTATGTGATAACATAGTTATGTGATAACATAGGTATTATGATAACATAGGTATTATGATAACATAATACTATATAGAATATATATACACATTGAATTATTCCTTATTTTTATTGTAATATGTAAAATAATAAATATTATAAATAGAGTGCCCCCATATATTTTTTGTATGAGCCAGAAAAGCAATAAATGTGATGACATAAAGATTAAGAATTGTGCAGACAAAAAACAAACTTGTAATCCTAAAACAGGCTATTGTATTAACAAGAAGAAAATAATTGAATTTATTAAGGAATTAAAAACATACAAAAAAGCAATTGAAGTTATTGAAGGATATAATATAGATGATGACAAGGTTATCAATGAATTATCTAAGCAAGGATTTATATATGAAAAAATATGGGATATTTGTATTAAACTAGGAATTACTGATTTAACTAATAAAAAAACTACACACGGGATAGGTAATGTTAATAATAAGAATGATGCTGTCTTTAAAACAATTGATAAATTTTTTGTAAAGTATATTGATGAAGGAATAATTAGTGGTAATTCTGGAGGTTATTCGGATATTACATTTGAAAATGAAAAAGAAGATAAGAAGATATTATATTTAGTATCGGTAAAATATATTAAAGGAAATAATATTAAAGATTTTGATATACAAAACTTATGTACTATTATCAAGGACAGAGAGGAAGAATATATCAAAAAAAACAAAGATGATAAGGATATGAAAAATTATGAAATAAAAACACTATTATTTGTTAAAAATAAAAAGGATTTTATAGAACGTATTTGTATAAAAGCAAATAAATCAAGCAATCTATTGATAAAATATATATCTCCTAATGGTAATTATGAAAATGTATATGACCTTGTTGATTTAGAAATATATTACAATAAATTAAGAAAATTACTAGAATTATATGATTATTGGAAAGATGAACAAACTATCAAAGATTTTAAAGAAGGATATTTAGCAATAAAGGATAAAAAGATACCTTTTATACCACGATTTCATCAGGAATTATTCATAGAGAAGATTAATGCAATGATTAATACATTCAGTAATAAGGATGATAAAAAAATATTAGTAGGGGCTATACCGCGCTCAGGGAAAACCTATATAATGGCTGGAACAATTCTAAGACACGTTAAAGAGCACACGAGAAAAGAATTAAAGAACAGGGTAACGAAGAAAACATTTAATAATTATGTAATAATCACACCAGCACCTAATGAAACACTCAAACAATACGAAGATGCTTTTAACGAACATATAGATTTTGATAGATATAATATTAAAGCCAAAACTATTAATATATCCGATAAGATAGATTTTAATAGACATAATGATGATACAACAACTTTGAAAAGAAGTGAAAACCATATTGTATATTTAATTTCAAAGCAAAGACTGGAAAATATAAGCGGAAGGGCAAATATAGATAATGAAGACGAAGAGGATGAAATTAAAGGGAGAGAAAGGGCAGATAAATATAAAGAGAATATTGAGAATTATTTTGGGAAAGAAGATAACAATATTAAAATAATCTTTATGGATGAAGCACATTTTGGAATGTCTACCGCTATAGCAAAGGAGATAGTTGATACAATGAATACAAATAAATCAATAAAAATATTTGTTACGGCTACCTATAACAAACCACAAAACATATATCACGTTAAAGAAAAAAACTTGATAAAATGGGATTTAGATGACATTGATATGATTAAAAGTATTAGTTATAAAAATTTTAGGAAGTTTATCGAACATTTTTCAAAGAAGTTTAGTAAAAACATTTTAAAGAAAGTGTTAAAAAATAATGGATGGAATTGGGGTAATTCAGAGGATGACAAGATAACTACAAAAGTCTTTAATAATAACAAGCATATTATTGATAATATAATAAAACAATATATGCATTTTCCACAACCTTATATGATAACCGCAGTATGGGATAAGGAGTTTTATGATAAAGAGAAAGAAAAATTATTGGATACAGAAGGGAATATTTTAAAAGATTATGGATTTGATATGGGTAAATTATTTGAACCAAATAAGAGCAATAATTCATTTGTAAATGAAGAACAATTAGTGCAACTCTTACATTATTATTTTGGTTATCCTGATACAGATAAGAAGTATGATATACAATATCAATACAAAATGAATGGGATATTACCGCGCATAGAAAGGATATGTAATCATAAATGTAGAACATTACAAACAAAATCACATAAGACAACCCAATTATGGTTTTTACCTCACGACCATATTGCTAAGATTATAAATGCTTTATTACATCTTTTATCAGGTTCTAAATTTAAATATATATTTAAAAAATATGTGTTTTACATTGCAGTTGATATACGAGGCATAAAAGATACAGATAAATACAAAGACGAAGACGAAGACCATATTAGATATATGGGTAAAGCTGGTGATATAAAGAAGGATATAAAGGATATAGAGAAGGAAATTAAAGATACCAATAATTATGAAGGGTTAATTATATTGACTGGCAAACGATTGCAATTAGGAATATCATTAGAAAATGTTGATATTGTTGCGCTATTTACTAATATCAATGCATCAGATGCTATATATCAAATGATTTTTAGAAGTATGACAGAGGTTGACAATGATGATGTTTGTGATGGAAGCAGTTTTTGTTCTAAGAAGAAATATGGTTTTATGGTTGATTTAAATCCACAGCGAACAATATATACATTAGAATATTTTGCGGATAGAATAACAAACAAAGGAGACAAAGATGATAGAGAAGATAAAGAGGACAGATTTAATAGTATTTCTAAATTAATTAATATTGACAAAGACAAATTAACAAACAAGGATGATAATGCGACAGATGCAGAAAATATTAAATTTACAAAGGAGTTTTTTGATAAATTAACTAGTTCTTGGGAAGCAAATACAGAAAATATAAAAAATATTCTAATAAAACAAGACATATTTAGTGATGATGTCAAAACTATATTAAAAGAGAATGAAAAATTTGATTTTAGTAGATTATTTAAGAACGATAAAACTGCTGGGAAAGCAGTGGTCAAACCCGACCTTGCTTTTGTATTGAAAAATATATATACACTGCAACCAAAAAAAGGGAAAAAGGAAGTGAAAGAACCTAATGTTATTGATATCTGGATAGATATACTAAGTGAGACAATATCTATATTATCATTCATATCATCATATTATAAAAATGAATTTGAATGTATATTTGTCGATGATAAAAGGAAGGACTTTAATTATGAAATTCTTAAAATTTTTGAAGAACTTAATGATGATAAAGAATTAAAAGTAATGTTTATATACTTTTTAAAAAAGAGAGTAATAAAGAAGGAAGCCATAGGAGGCGACGAAGATAATTTTGACAAAAACTTATTTGATATGATTTATGATATAATTAAGTTGATTAATAAAAAACACCCGACGCGTTCATCCAAACAATCGGGAGGACAAGTAATAAGCGTGAATGAAATAATACATATGAGAAAGCAAAAGATTTATAATATTAAAAAGATTGATGAACTATTAGAGTTTATTAATGCCAATCTAGCACCTAAAGAAGTTGAAAAGAAAGAACGTGGAGAAGTTTTTACGCCTATGAAATTAGTTAATGAGATGCTTGATAAACTACCTCAAGAAGTATGGAGTGATGAGAAAAAGAAATGGTTAGACCCAGCGACGGGTATGGGGAACTTTCCTGTTGCAGTTTATATAAGGCTAATGGAAGGTCTTAAGAAAAGAATAGGCAATGAAGAAGAACGCCGAAGGCATATTCTGCAGAATATGCTTTATATGGTTGAACTTGATAAAGGGAATGTATTTATGTTAAAAAAGATTTTTTGTGGTAAAGGTGGTGGGGGTGGAACATATAAATTAAATATATTTGAAGGTAGTTTTATTGATTTCAAAACTGCTACAATTGTATTACCTCCTAAAGAAGAAATTGATATAAAATTTGATGTAATATTAGGTAATCCGCCATTCCAATATAAGGAAGGCGACACTCAAGCACAACCTATTTGGCACCTATTTGTTGAAAGGTCATATGAGTTATTAGAAAATAATGGGTATTTGCTAATAATTCATCCTTCGGGGTGGCGAGATATTAGCGGGAAAGGTAAAGGGAAAAAAAGAAATGTTTTTGATTTTATGAAAGAACATAATTTAATATATCTTAATATGAACGATTTTGAAACAGGGAAAAAAATATTTGGCGTAGGAACAAACTTTGATTATTATGTAGTTCAAAATACGCTTACAAATAGTAATAAAACAATTATTAATGATATTGATAATACAAAGGGAGATGAAGAAGAATATGAGATAGATTTAAATAACTGGGATTTTATACCAAGTGGTAAATTCAAAGATTTCAAAAAAATAATAGCAACAAAAAAAGAGGAAAAAGTAAATGTATTAAATGAATCGTTATATCATACTCAAAGAGATGAAATGACAGATACTAAAACTGAATTTCCTTGTTGTTATAGTATTACTATAAAAGATGCAATGAAATATAAATATAGTCGCCGTGACAAAGGGGGGCATTTTGGTGTTCCAAAAGTTATCTGGTCTAATGGCGCTGGCACATATCCTATAGTTGATAAAGAAGGAAAATACGGATTAACACAATATTGCTATGCTATAATTGATGATACGAAAAATTTAAATGCAATTAAAAAAGCAATGGACAATCCAGAATTCATAAAACTGATGAAGTATCTTTCATTTAAAGAAGATCATAAATATAACTATAAAATAATATCACTATTCAAAAAGGATTTTTATAATTATTTCTTAGATAAAAAATTAAGCGGAGGTATGCAAGGTAAGAAATATATTAGAAAAATAGCAAAGGTATATAATAAATCAACAATCTACCTTGACCGACATCACAGGGCTTAAGAAGCCAGTATCTTTGAATACAATCCTGTAATGGAAATGGCGCTCTAGTAATTGACTAAATACTTTTTTAACCTTGTATCTATCAGGGCAGAAAATGCGAACTTCGGCTTTACCATTCTTAACTTTAGATACACCTACATTATTATAATTTTTATATGCTTCATAAGGATCCTCTATGATTTTGTCGGTCTTATTAGCAGCCCAATAGATAACAATCGTCCCGTCCTCATAATCATTCATATCGATTGTATATGATAAGTTAGCCCCTTTAGGTATTTTCTCATCTGCAATCAATGTATTAGGTAAATGCGCTAATCCCAAAAACGGCAAGAATGTCTCCTTCTTCATCATAAGCATAACGGCGGCTGCTATTACAAATATTACGAATATGCGAAGCACAACATTGTAATTATCGCTAAATAATATATAGAGGGCGCTGATAATAGAATATGATAATATGATTGTCATCGTTATCATATGTATATATATGTCTTGAAAGAATATTTTGTTCATCATCATCGTTTGTTAGGAAATATTAAATTATTAATCTAATATATAAAAAGAATATAAATAATATCAGATTATTTGATTATCAGATGATATATGCGATATATATGATAAATATCATAAATATCATAATTATCATATTTATTTAGAAATATAAATCTCGTCTGCAATTCCTAAGCGGATGCACTCGTCAGCATTCAATTCCAAATCTTTCACAAGGATTTCCTTCAAATATTTCTTAGTTATTTTTGTTTTTTCCAAATAAATCTGATTGATATGTGCTTGAATTTTAAGGCAGTTTTTGTAGGTATCATCGATATATGCTAATTTACCCCAGCAACCTGACCGCAACTCGTGAACAAGAACATAGGAGTTTGTGCAAATATATCTCTTATGTCCGTGAATACTAATAATAGTCCCTGCAGAGGATACGTTGCTATCAATAATGGTATTCACAGGGATACTCAGGCTTTTAAAGCAATCAATGATAGAGAATGCCGAGTAAATACATCCGCCATTCGTAGTAATATGCAGGTAAATCTCAGGTTGAACATTAGAGGACACGCTAATACTCTCCATCCTCAATTTAATCTCAAGACTTCTCAAATATTTGCAAAGCGTAAATGCCGATTTCGGTGTAATGTCAGAAGAGAAATACAAGTGATTATTGATAATATAAATGTTCTTATCGTGCGGGTCATTATGCTCTTCTGCTTCCTCGTCGTCGCAAGTATATTTTCTTTTTTTTGATGCATACACGTATTTACTATTACTATCCATTGTATAGTGATTGTTATGCGGTATGTATTATTATATATATAAATACGATAAAATCTTATATAATATTTATTAGCAACATATTTTTATTTATATCTTATAAAGAGAAGTTATGAAAAAATATATATTAATAGCAGTCTTAACATTAATAATCTTATTTGTTGCAATATATGTAAGTGATTATGTTAAGAGTATTTATTTTGAGAATTGCATAGAAGATTTCAAAGATGCTTATTCATTGATAAAGGAAAAGTTTGAAAACAACGATGAACTTACGGCGGATTACGATGCTCTTGTGAAATCGAGAGGCGAAGCCCTTACCCTTTATGGAGATGCAACAAATCAAGAAGTAAGTTTCAGCGCTGAAATGGACAAATATAAAACGAAGGTATATGACAAGTATGAAACTATTAATGACCCTATAGGCGACGAATATTTACCATACAGGGCAAAAAACTACAGGAATGACCCCTCTGCAATATCAAATAATAACTTGAATGAATATACAATAATAAATGTTTATAAGAATATTCTCGATAGGCAACCTACCGACAAGGAATTAAACAGAAACTTGCAGGATTTCTATGAGAATGACTTGAATGAAGATATCTTAAAATTAAGAATATACAATTCGACGGAATACAAAATAATAACAAATATGCAAAGTAATGATATAAAACCCGAATTAATCACAAACATATCTAAAGGACATCTTAAAGATAAACTTAAAAAATTCTACAAAGACCATCATAATACCGAATTAACAAACACGCGAATTCTAGATATTTTAGTAAAGTGCTATGTGCATTTACAATTTAACGATTATTTATTCAGAGCGATGTTGATGCACGATAATTATAATGAGTTTGAATATAATATTAAAAAGGAACTTATAGTATCTGATAATAAATTACTAGAAATGTTTGATAATAGTTTCATATTGTATGAGCTTCGATTGATAGCAAACGAATTGAAGAGACAAGACATAATTAAGAGGACTGCTATGACGACCCCAGTATCACTACATCAAAATTCGCAAAGCGAGTTAAATACTTCAAATATAAATGTGTCTGTTGATAGCGAGAAGCATTTTTCAGAAATAGTAAAGAATAGTGATAATGTTTTTAATATAAATATTATGCTAAATGATAAAAATGACCTAATGAGTTCTCCATATGCTAGGAATAATCTTGGAGACCAGTTAGACGAGCAAAATGAATTAAATGATACTATATATTCTTTAAACCAGTTATATTCGCAGGGATATATCAATAATAGCCAAAATAATATTTCAGAATTAACAGGTAAAATATCAGAATTAACAGGAAATATATCCAATATTGCCGAAAATATACCAGCAATCTCTGGAGGTGCTAGCAGCCTTAGCAGCCTTAGCGGAGTTAGCAGCCTTAGTAGCCTTAGCGGAGTTAGCGGCACAGGTCAAATATCATCTTCTGCTTCTACTTCTAACATAGCAGCTGGTATAATAACATCAAACATAATAACATCAAACATAACAACAGGAATAATAACATCCAATGTGGTATCATCAAATATAAATACAAGTGCAAGTAATAATAATGCATCATCAATGCAGCAGCAGCAAATGCAACAGCAGCAAATGCAGCAAGTATTACAACAACAATTACTTAGACAAGATTTGCAACCACAACAAAGACAGGATATACAACAGCAATTAATGATATTACAGCGATTGCAACAGCAACGTCTACAAGATAATATGCAACTGCGACAACCTCAGCAATCTCAGCAATCTCAGCAATCTCAGCAAATGCAACAACAATCTCAGCAAAAACCTGCAACAAGAGTGTATAATCCTATTGATTATAAGCAGAATTATAGAGGTGATATGAGATATAGACCTAGTGTGTGTTCTTATGGGACAAAGCAAATCGTTCAGCCAATCTTTTTAAATTCTTCAACATTATTTCAAGGCACCGATTTGAAGGAGGCTGCTGAAAATACGCAAGTAGGTAGTATAATGCCTAAATTTGAATACTACGAATACGAAGATATTAAACGTTAGCAGCGGCAATAGCGGCAAATATATTATATACTTTGCTAATTTTTGCCAAGACCAATAATTTCAATTTATTTGGCAAATAATTATTTTCAATAAGAATACCTTCTATTTCTATGCATTTATTGACGATTACTTGTATTAGCAAATTAAACTTTGCCTTAACTATGTAATCCTTTATATTCTCAATATAATTAAATATTATATATAATATACTATATTTATATATCCCTATCATAATATAAGTCGCATCATTAGCATCATTTATATTAGCAGTAATATCATTTTCATATCCTATAAGAATATGCATTGTACTTATAGGTTCCAATGATTTATGTATTCTTATATTATATAAGACATCATATATATTATTATATCTCTTATATACGATGCAATATATGACATTGAATAGGTCGTATAAATTAATATTAGAGTATTCCCAATTATAATTAAAAATACTACCAAATAATTTGCAACATAACCTGATGCGTTTGTTTTTGATTTTGCTAATTGCTATATTCTCATTGCCGCGATAGCTGCTATAATTCTTATTTTTTGTTCTTACAAATATATTTAGCAAATATATCTCAGCAATTTCTTTGCGAACAACCTTGTTTATTACATAATAAGATAGGATATTCGCGGCTGCATATAGTTCTTTATCATTGAATTTATAATCATACAAGTTTGCATTTATGTTTGCATATGTATTGTCAAATATTATATAATAATATGGTGTCGAAGTATCATATAGCATATACTTGATAATATCTTTATTGTTTTTGAGAATAGCATATTTATGCGAATATATAGATTTATCTAGCAATATAAAACTACGCAAATTATTAATGAACAAGGAAGAAGAGATGGATACTATAATATCCACGCAAAAATTATTAATGTTCATTAAAATATTACAGATATTATAATAATATCTTCATCATTTTTTACAAAATATTATCTTCATATATATTAGAATATTTATAATAATATGTTAGAAAAACTTGAAAAACTTAGGAAGGAATTAAATATTAAACAAGACGTAATAAATGAGGCACTTAAAACTCATGCTGCTAATGCTGCTCGTATGAGGGGAGGAAGGCAACAGCAACAGCAACAACAACAACAGCAACAACTGCAACAACTGCAACAACAACAGCAACAACAGCAACAACAGCAACAGCAACAAATAGCAGGGAATGTAAAAGTATATACGGGTCCTAAACAAGGTAAATTTATAATTAATAAACACGGCAAGAAGGTCTATATTGACCGCAAAACATTAAATAACAATGTTCCCTACCTGAAAAAGAAGGCTAAGAAGTAAATAACCTATTACTAATTTTTTTAACTTCTATTATAATATTAAGAAGGTGTATTAATAATTTTATGAATAATAATTCGGAATATAAAATTGACAAGATTATTAAAGAAATAGAGGTTAATAAATTAAAAAATGTATACAATGAATACAATGATGTTATCACTCTAATCTCAAAGTTTATTATTAAAAAGAAACTTATATTATACGGCGGCTTTGTTATAAACGTTATTTTACCAAAAAAACTGAGATTTTACAAAGATTATACCATTAATGATTTTGATTGTTTATCCAAAAATCCACTTAACGATTCAATAGAACTTGCTAAAATCATTAAGGAAAAAGGATATACCTACATTAAAATTAAAAAGGCGAAGCATCAAGGAACTTATAGGGTATATGTATATGGTAAGCAGATTTTTGATATTAGTATTATTAAATCTAATATATATGACAATCTATTAAAATATAGTAGGAAGGAAAAGAAAAGTTTAAAGCATTACAAGGATAAATACAACATAATACCATTGCCCATTATAAAGAAAAATTTGTATTACGAACTTTCGCGTCCAGAACAATCAGGGTATAGATGGGAAAAAATATACGAGCGCCTAAATATATTGAATAAAACATATCCTACACCTAGCTTAGATGTTAAATATGAATGCATCAAAATACCAACCATATATCAGGTATTAACAAAGAATATTTTGGAATATATTAAAATATCTAAAAATCCCATCATAGATAGCTTTGCCCTTAAATTATATAAAAAGTTGAGCTTAAATTGCTGTGGACGCATCAATGATTATTCCAAGTATATTACTATATTATCAACTGATTACGAGAAAACTAAAAATGACATATTAGCGATTATCAAGAATAAGGAGAATAAACTTGCTAATTATGATATCGATATTACTAATCGCGTCGATAAAGACAACCTATTATATACATATTATGATATCAACATAATAAATAAAGAGGATAATACAATATTTAATTTAATAAATATTATAAATGTTAAAAATGAATGCTTCTCCATCAACAATGGGACTAAACGCGAATATAATAATTTTACTATAGGAAGTTTAGATACTATATTATATTTTCTTTATACTACATACATATACAATATAATATATATTAATGATGCTAAAATTGCAAATGAGAAACTATATTATATCAATGAATACGAAAAATATATTATTGATAATATCAACAACAATATATTAAAAAGACTAAAAAGTAAATGCTATGGTATAATCAACTATGATGATGAAATTAAAGAGATATGGAAGAAGAAGCTAACATTAAAGTATATATCTTGAACACACAGATTACTTTAATTATTTTTTTTATCTAAACTATTATAATGTTCATTAACCTCTTCAGTTTCAAATGCTACATCGGCTGCTTCTTCAGGATTACTAGGTGATACATCGGGATTACTAGGTGATACTTCAGGATTACTAGGTGATACTTCAGGATTACTAGGTGATACGTTGGGATTACTAGGTGATACGTTGGGATTACTAGGTGATACGTTGGGATTACTAGGTGATACGTCAGGATTACTAGGTGATACGTTGGGATTACTAGGTGATACGTCAGGATTACTAGGTGATACTTCAGGATTACTAGGTGATACTTCAGCATCTTCTTCCGCTTCATCATCCTCTTCAGTCGCTACGCGTTCTTCAGCATCCGCTTCATCATCCTCTTCAGTCGCTACGCGTTCTTCAGCATCCGCTTCATCATCCTCTTCAGTCGCTGCGCGTTCTTCAGCGTCCGCAGCATCCGCAGCATCCGCAGCGCATATTTTATCATCCTTATCATAATAAATAATGATATAGCCATCATCATCTACAATTAATTTATCTTTGTCGTTAAGTGAATATAGTAGTTGTATCATTCTGTTTTGTTTTATAGATTTCAGATTTAAATTGTTATTAATGATGTTTTTAAAAGAGGTAATCGATAGCGAAATAATCACATCATCGTAATAAGGCACGAAACTATTAAAACATAAATAGAAGTTTGCCAGCGTATTATAGTAAATTGCTCTGAAATTATTATAGATGTTTAGTTTCATAATTATCTTAGTATTTTTATATATATTATGTTAGTATCTTTTATATATTTTATATAGATATATTATACCCTATTCTTAATAAAATATATGCATATTGAAAGATTAAAATGTGTTAAGATGGATGTGTCAAATAATTTGAATAATTTGTCTCTAAATTGTATATTCAATCTTCTAAGAATTTGTTCAGGTGGATTTAATACATACACTGAAGGGTCTGTCCAATCAGATGATGTTTGACTATATGAAATGTCTGAATTTTCAGTATCTGAATATGGTATTAAATCAAAATATTTAGCGCAATCAAAAATTGTATTCGTTGTAGTTGATGTATTAGCAACTCCATCAATAATAAAATTACTTGTGATAACTTGGGTGCCCTTTATATATGAATTAGACCTGTCATAATCGTTAAGTGTAATATAGATAGGGTCATATCGCTCATATGATAATGGTGCATTTTTCATATGTGTTGTTGATACTATAGATGATTTTAGAATTTTAATGTAAATTACATTCTTAATTGGTTCTACTAAATTAATATAGAAGTTTGTTTCTGCTGCATTAAACATTGAACAATTTGAACTATTTAAATTAAGGATTATTTTATCATATTTAAAAGTATTATTTAAATCTGCAACACTCATATATCTTATAATTATAATATATATTAATTATTTTATAATCACAACACAATACAAGATAACCCAAAAAATATATAAAGATTTTATAATATATATAACTATAGAAATAATGGTGAATACTGATGAGATTGCGGCTGGTTTTGATATCGGAACAACAACGAGTTGCGCCGCCGTATGGTTGAATGATAGAGTAGAGATTATTCCCGATGGACAAACAGGATCGCGTATTATCCCATCATATGTTTCATTTTCGGACGAAGAAAAACTCGTCGGTGATGCTGCTAAAAATCAATCTACTATGAACCCTAAAAATACTATATATGATGCTAAACGTCTCATTGGTCGCAAGTTTAATGATAAGGTTGTGCAGGAAGACATCAAGCTATGGTCTTTCAACGTCACAGGGGATAATAACAATAAGCCTCTAATCAATGTTAAATATAAGAACGAGGACAAGCAGTTTCATCCTGAGGAGATTTCTGCAATGGTTATTCAGAGGCTCAAGGAGACCACCGAATCGTTTCTTGGGCATCCCCTTAAAAAGGTGGTTATCACTGTGCCAGCATACTTCAATGATTCGCAAAGACAAGCGACGAAGGACGCTGGTGCAATTGCGGGTCTCGAGGTATTGCGTATTATTAATGAGCCTACTGCGGCTGCAATTGCATATGGTCTCGATAAGACTGGAGACAAGCAAGAGAGGAATATTTTAGTTTTTGATTGCGGTGGTAAAGTTCTGCTACCTTCGGAGTATGCCCGACCATTGATTGCTTGTTATTAAAACGGCAATAGATGGAAGCTGGTTAATTGCTGGAAACTCCTAAAGCCATTATCTACCACAGCGGAATGCGTGAGCATAAATGCGAAGGTTTGAAAAAGATATGGATGAATATGATTTCTATATTAAAAATATTAAAATATTTAATATGGAATTTATTAATGAAATGGACAATCAGCAGCCAACATTGTTAGCGATAACAATAAGGTTCAACGACTAGATAAAGTAAGGTAATATTACCAGAAATATCCACGAATGCCAGCGTTTAGATTTGAAAAAAATTGATAATTAGTATAAACACATATCATTATATCATAGTATATTGCAACAAACTATATATAATGGATGAAAGGTTGAAAATATTAAATAATATTATTGAAATAACTAAAGATAATACCCCAATAGAAATAAAAAGCATTAAATTAGAATTTTCGTGTAATAAATATTCATCAAAGAAAAATAGCATTTATCACATTACACTGAACGACAAACATCTATCAAAAAGGGATGCGCTTAATATTAAATACAAGTGTATTACTTGCGAGGCAATCCATATTGTAGGAACAACACAATTTTTGAGAAAGATAAATAAGTGTTCTTATCGATGCGGTTTATGTGTTAATAAAGATGATGTTAAAAAATTAAATCATTCTTACTATTTATCATCTTTAGATAACAAAGATACAAGAAACGTTCAACGAGTTCCCTTACTACCTTTGTCATTAAAAGAACAAAAAGAAGAGAGTGATAGGCTATTTGAGGAATACGACGATGATTTTAAAGATACTTACTATTCATATCATTTAACAAATGAGGATTATAAAAGAATTTCTAAAAATATAATAAGTCTCCAAAATGAAAAATATAAAATAGAAGATTTAGAATACTGGGCTGTTTTTAAAACAAATAACCAGATGCTATTTTCGAGTGTATTTTATGACTATGCGAATAATCTAGTAATTAAAGCGAACCAACCTATATTGCGATGTGATAATTGTAATAATGATTGGCGGGCTAAAACATTAGAAAAATATAAGAATAGTCATAAAATACTATGTTCATCTTGCACACTATGTAATAAAACATACAAGATAAGAACAACGAAAAATTGCATAAATGATATTATATTATATCAATCTAAATTGGAATTAAATTTTATCAACTGGTGTAATAACAATTCTATAATTGTTAAGAATGGTCCCGTAATATCATATATATTTCAAGATATTAAAAGGAACTACAAAGTTGATTTTATGATAAATGACTTATTGATAGAGATTAAAGATAATCATATTTGGTATCGGAATGATATAAAATCAGGTAAGAATGACGCAAAAATCAATGCAGTAAAAGAAGCAATACAAAATGGGGATTATAAGGAATATTATTTAATAACACCAGACATATGGGTTAATACATTAAAAATAATAAAGCAACAACAAATCAAATCTAAATAAGATATAGTCTAAACTCATATGAAAGTATGAGAAATAATGGTTAAATGCTATTATGGTAATAATGTCGTGTTTGGGAACGCACGATGTATCTATTTTAACTCTTGACGGAGGTATTTTTGAGGTGAAAGCGACTGGAGGAGATACGCATTTGGGAGGCTCTGATATTGACAATCTGATTGTAGAATGGTTGTGTGAGGATATCAAGAAGAGGATGAAGAAGGATGTGCGCGAGAATGCACGTGCTCTTAAGCGGCTTAATATTGCTGCAGAGAAAGCAAAGAAGACACTATCGGCATCAACGACTACGTCTATTGAAGTTGAATCGTTGCTTGATGGTGTCGATTATAATACTACGCTAACTCGAGCCAAGTTTGAGCAACTTGCAGACAAGGTATTTACGAGAACTCTTGAGCCTCTTGATAGGCTTCTTAAAGACGCAAAGATGTCTAAGGGGGATATTCACGAGATTGTTCTAGTTGGTGGAACAACGCGTATCCCACGAGTTCAAGAGCTTCTATCTAATTATTTCAATGGAAAGCAATTGAATAAATCACTAAATCCCGATGAGGCGGTTGCTTATGGTGCGGCAGTTCAGGCATCTATTCTAACTGGACAAGGGAACTCTAAAACTAGTGAGTTGCTATTGCTTGATGTTGCACCGCTTTCTCTAGGTATTGAAACTGCTGGCGGGGTAATGACTAAAATCATTGAGCGTAATACTACAATCCCTACAAAGAAATCGCAAACATTTTCAACATATGCGGATAATCAGCCGGGTGTCGATATTAAGATTTATGAAGGTGAGCGAGGATTTACGAAGGATAATAATCTGCTAGGAAGTTTTCATTTGGACGGCATTCCTCCAATGCCGCGAGGACAGCCGCAAATCGAAGTATCGTTTGACGTTGATGCAAATGGTATTATGAATATTACGGCAGAAGAGAAGACCACTAAGAAGACTAATAACATTACTATTACAAACGACAAAGGTCGCCTTACTAAAGAGCAGATTGAAGAGATGATTAAAAAGGCAGATGAATATAAAGAGGAAGATAATAAACTGAAGGAGAAGATTGAAGCAAAGAATGGTCTCGAAAATTATCTGTATAATCTTAAGAATTCGATGACAAAGCGCGAAGGTTCTCCTGCTATTCTCGATGAAGTTAAAGAGGAACTTGACCCGATTATTGAGGAAGGTATCAAATGGCTCGAAGAGAATGATAAACAGGATACTGATGTTTATAAGGAAAAACAAAAAGAACTTGAGGCTAAAGTAAATCCTCTAATGCAAAAACTATATAGTCAAGGGATGCCTCCGCCAAGTGGAGATGCTCCTGATGCGGATGACGCAGCTGATGCTGCAGATGATGTGAATGATTTAGATTAACGAGCCGTTGATAATGCTAATGGAATAGACATTAGAGCAAATAATATAATTAGGGATATGATTGATGCTAATATTATATTATATATGAAATACACTTCGCGTTTTATATCTTCGCTGCATTCACAATTTATTTCTTTTAGTTTATTAATAAATATTATAGATATTATGATATTTAGAAATCCCAGAAAATTTACTAGTCCAGCAAATAACCTATAAAAACGGAACAAACCGCTTGTAATATCGCGATACGTCAAATTGTTAAAGTATAGATATATATTTATTAATAATGATATAGACATTACTGGAATGAGAACGTGCAAGTAATATTTAATATATAACCTCATCCAACTATTACTACATTTGCAATCTATGCTTTCTAACTTGTATATCCAAATAATAGCATATACATTTATTACTAACGCAATTAACCCTATTAATATCGCAAATAATAGCGTAGTTGACCTTATTGATGTCGCGGTAGCATTGTCTATACCGCCAGGACCACCTAGCGAACCCGGAATAGGAGACATTGATTTTAATGTTTTTGATAAAGGTTTCGATTTAGGGGTTTTAGGAGTTTTAGGCAATTTCAAAGATTTCTTAGTTTTAGGAGGCATTAATATGTATTTTTCTATTCTACTTATAAATACATATTTTTATTACATCTTGCATAGTTATATATAAATGTTTATAAATTATATGTACTATATCTAAATATAAAATGCAAGGAATAGAAAATTTAGGTTCTACCTGTGCTATTAATAGTTTAATACAAGTTATATCTAGGAATAATATACTTCGTAATATTATTTTGTCCAATGAGTTTGCAGACAATACTATATCATCCCAGCTAAAAGAAATAATCGATTTGATGGTCGTTCAGAATAATTCAATTATTCCTCATAAGTTTTTGAACACTCTCTATAGCGTATTCAAAGACATTTTTTATAAAGGAGAACAGATTGATATAGGAGAACTATGGACATATTTATCTGATAAAATCGCTGAAGACATTGAGCCTCTCCCTCTAAATAAAAATAATAACCTGCTATTGTTAAAAGATTACTTAACAGACGGCATTGTATATAATAGTGATGCCGAGTTTACGAATGCGATTGTTAATTGCAAATTATTAAAGAAAAAGTATGACTATTATTATAACAAGTTTAATAGCAAGGTTTCTATTTGGCAAAAAAATACTCAAGGGTTTTATTTAAATACAACTCGATGTTTGCATTGCAATTTGACTTTCTATAATTTTGAACCTTTCACATCTCTTAATATAGATATCCCTAAAGATACTCCAACACCCAATATATCGCTTATGATATCGCAATCATTAAAAGAGGAAATCATAAACGGCGATTGGCTTTGCACTAAATGCAACAAGAATACTTCCTATAAAAAATCTACAAAATTATGGAAGTTGCCTAACGTTTTAGTGATAATTATTAAGCGTTTTATAAATATACATCTGAAGAATGATACGCCAATATCTATTAATGATTATTTAATGTTTAATAAAGGTAGCATATTGTCGAAGAAGAAGGATGTTAAATATCTCTTTTCATCAACTGCTTTGCATTTTGGGTCATTAAATGGCGGGCATTATTCGGCTATATGCAATACCCCCAATGGTAATATATTGTATGATGATAGAAATGTTATAAATATTGATACTACCAATACATTAAACTTTAAAGAGAAAAATGATAACGCCTATTTGATTGTTTATACAAAGCAAAAGGATACTAAGTGATACTAGGTGATACTAGATAATACTAGGTAATACTAGGTGATACTAGGTGATACTAGGTAATACTAGGTGATACTAGGTAATAATAGGTGATATTATAAATTATTATTTAACTTTGTAGGAAGCCCGTGTCCGAATAAGATCATATAGATTAACAAAACGGCTGCAATAAGTATGCTTCTTGATTCTGCAATTAACGGCTTTTGATTGAATACATAGACCATCAAAGCATACAAGATAAGTCCAATAACAACTGAATGTAAAACCATAATAAGAGCCCTTTCCATATTTAGCAAAATTTATTATACTTCTAATTATCTATTTAGATAATAAAAAACTAATACAGATATTATAATAATTACCCACATTATTATATTTTTCCCTGATATACCTTTGTATATAGTATATTTACTCTGAACTTCAGGATATAATTCGCCAGCAAGGGATATCGCATTTGATACCGCGCTTTCGATTGTTGTATAATTTATATAACTTCTCCCGTTATGCGTCCCAAGATTATATAGGTTATTGATACTGCTATTGAATGGTATGTATTTCTCGTTATATACATTGAAATACGCGTTATCTGTGCATTCCCATTTATTTTTATGCACATTATAGTAATTATTGGGATTTACGATAGCCGTATAGTCATCCGATAATTCATTGAAGAGGCTCTCTTTAATTTGCCGATGAACCTCTTTAATTAATTCATCTGCATTGCATTCGTTTGCTTTTTTATAAGTAAATTTGCTAATTTTATCGCAAATACTTACTGCGGCACTTAGAACAACGGAATATCCGCTCTCTACTTTGTCAACATTATCCATAAAATCCGATAAATTAATTAAACCAATCCCCCAATCTGTATCTAGTGATAATCCGTTGATATAAGGTAATTTGAGTTTCTCTTTAAAATGAAAGGTTATTGATATATAATCTATGTATTTGGTTTTTTCTACCCATCTCTCAATATCATAATAATTACCAAAAGCATTTCGCAACTGCCCTTCATATTTAATGATATTCAAGAGAGCTACTGGAGGGACTGCAAATACTAATTTGCCGCACTTTATTTTTTCGCCATTATTAAGAGCAACGACTTCGACATTATTATTGTTAATCTCATAATCAGTGATTTCATTACCGAGTTTGAAATCAACCCCGCGATTACTTAGGAACTTCTTCCAAGTGCTAAATAGCGTTGTATCAAGCGGTGCATTCGGTTGATATATTTTTAGCAATGTTGCATTATCTGTTAATTTTAATATTTTGTTCAAACTATATGTATATACATTGCCCCCATCGGTAAAACGACACAACCTATCAAATACATCAATAACTTTAAGAGAATACCCATAACCTCTTAAATACTCATATAAACTTGTATCTTTGCCATAGTCATCGTTAAAAATATATATCAAGTATGTTAGGGAGAACATCATTATCTCATAAAAAGTGTAGGAAGGCAATATTTTACTTGTCGCTACATCATAAAACGAATACTTATAATTAACAAAAACATCCTCTACTTTTAATCCCATTTCATTCATAAGATTAAAGAAGTTGTAATAAATTGATAAATAAATGCGCGGTCCGTGCTCAGTAAACATCCCATCGCTATTCCTTTTAACACGATGGCATCCGCCAATCTCTAATTCTTTGTCTATTATTAAAATACGCCTATATATCGAACTTGACGTATGCGCTAAAGCCAACCCTGCAGGACCCGCACCTACAATAATCAAATCATAGGATTTCATAATATTCTATTTAATTATTATAGTTTTATTTAGATATAGTATAAATATACTAAATAATTATATCTTATATAAACAAATAATATAATAATATTATAAAAATGGAACACATTAATAACGAACTAGTAGATATCACATTTGAAGATAATACAATGGTCATCGCATATAATAATGGGCTCACGGAAACCCTAGTGTTAGGCAAGGAAACCTATGAAAAGATGTATAAAGAATGGCTTGTAGAGCAACCGCCCTTCATTTCAGATATATATAAAATAAATATGAATAATATCATTTTGGCATCTATTCACAATAATCAAAAATGTGTGTCCGACTTGAATGGGTTCTTTGTGGTAGATAACAAGGACGAGGCTATTAAGTTTATTAAATATATGAGAGGACGCGACTTAACGCAAGAGAAGCTTAAATGGAACAAGCCATTTGACGCGCTTTATAATAAGGGCAACCCCGAATAAATATAAAAACTGATTTGTTATTATAAGCAAGATAGCAATATGCCAACAACGTATTTAGAGATATTACCTGAAGATATCTTGAGAGCAATATATGCGTATTTATATTCTTCTATTCTACGTGATATGAATAATAGCGACAACTATAAAAATACCAAGCATTTTCATAAGTTGCTTAGAATAACTGAAGACCCCTTCATAGATGATTTAGATTACTTGGGATGCAGCGAATGCATCAACTATAGCCTTTATAATGATTGTAAATATAATTGCAAATACGACATTTTCAAATATAAAAAAAATAAAAAAGAATATGAAGAACTTTACAATGATAATGATATTACCTATAAAAAATCTTATTATACTAGACAATTTGATATTGCATTAGATAACATTGTTATATCCAATGATGCATTATACTCGCTTTATAAAGCGAATAAAAGATATTATACTGCATTCATTAGCGAATATATGCAGTTCGATACTGATGCGACCTTTACTATAAAAATAATTAAGGGGAGTTTTATCTTGAAGGCAAACAAATCTTTTAGCAGTTTGGCGGAATTATTGTATCACGTTATTAATTTTTATGATATTATAAAAACAGAAATATATAAAAACATAGAAGCCCTTGAACTGCAAGGAATATTTGAAATGAATGGTCAGATACTAACTGCGCGAATGCGGAAAGATAAGTATATATTAGAAGATATGCGAAATAGGCATATAAATAATAGGTTCCTTGAGAGGTTTGATTATGATAGTCATAGTAGAACGGCTATTCCTCGTTTGGGGTTTTTGTAGATATGCATTATTGCATACCCATAATATGTTATATGAAATTTCTATTTTTTATCTTTTTCAGGTGATTTGCTGCTTATTGTAAATCTTGATTTAGCCCTCTCAGGTGTTTTCTCCTTAGCAGCCTTATCCTTCTTAACCCTCTCAGGCGTTTTCTCTTTAGCAGCCTTTGCATCTTTAGCACCCTTAGCCCTCTCAGGTGATCTGCTAGTTATCATAAATCTCGGTCTAGGTTGCTCAGGTGTTTTCTCTTTAGCAGCCTTAGCATCTTTAGCACCCTTAGCCCTCTCAGGTGATCTGCTAGTTATAATAAATCTTGGTCTAGGTTGCTCAGGTGTTTTCTCTTTAGCATCCTTAGCCCTCTCAGGTGAACTGCTAGTTATCATAAATCTCGGTCTAGGTTGCTCAGGTGTTTTCTCTTTAGCAGCATTTACTTCCTTAACAGCCTTAGCCCTCTCAGGAGAACTGCTAGTTATCATAAATCTCGGTCTAGGTTGCTCAGGTGTTTTCTCTTTAGCAGCCTTTGCATCTTTAGCACCCTTAGCCCTCTCAGGCGAACTACTAGTTATCATAAATCTTGGTCTAGCCCTCTCAGGTGTTCTTACTCTAGCAACAACCCTAGCCCTCTCAGGCGTTCTTACTCTTGCAACAACCCTAGCCCTCTCAGGTGTTCTTACTCTAGCAACAACCCTAGCCCTCTCAGGTGTTCTTACTCTAGCAACAACCCTAGCCCTCTCAGGTGTTCTTACTCTGGCTCCAGCCTCATCATCATCCCTCTCAGGTGTTTTATCTCGAATTATAAAAACTCTTTTCATATATGTTCTAACATAATAAAATCATTTTTATTACGAACAGGCATATAATTAGTAAAAATAAAAACTACGTAATCTTATTTATAATAATCCTTTATATATTGCTGTATGTGTGCTTTTTTATCTTCAATTTCCTTTTCTAATTGCCTTATATTATTGTCATTCATTTCGCAATACTCAACAATCGCATTCTGTTGTTCAAGAGATGGTATAGGAATTGCAATACTTTTTACGTTTGCTTTTGAGATGTGCCTAATCGTATCTCCTACATACAAATTGTCCATAATATCCAAGTTATTATACAGGTAATAGTAAACATATTTCAAGTTTAGCATTGATTTGTTTTTATTTTGCAGAATATAGCAAATGTCGCTTGCAGAGAATTCATTTGCAAAACTAATATTCGGCTCACCGCGATCTCCAATAATTAGGCTATCGCCTTCATAGTCAGGTATATCCACAAAACTATCAATAACCTTAGAACACGTAAAAAATGGGTATTTACCTACATTGCTACCATATTTAGTATTCCTTTTACTTCTAGGAAGAATATTGCAAATTTCCTCAAGCGTTTTACTAGTCATATCATATATAATAGTAGTTATTACCTAAATCTTAAATATTATTAAAATAGTTTACCTATATTGTGGATATTTATGTTCCTTCAATATTATTTTCACCAAATCATTATTAAAGCGTTTGATATCTTCACCTGTTAATTTGGTTTTTTTAGCCATTTGTGCTATTATTTTCTTATATTTAGAAGCCAGTTTATATTCCTCCGTAGTTTTGTTTGTATGGGCTAATATACTTTCAATATGTATTTTTAATGTATTCAAAGTATCATTATAACAATTTTTCATTTGGCAATTAAGTAGGTCATTATATTCCTTCTCTTTCATTATTTTAATTTTTATTTTAGTTCTCTCCTTCATATATTTTGTATATGCTTTTCCAAACTCTACTTCTCTTTTTTTCGTATCATACTCACCTCTATCAAATCGCGTTAGAATATCATTTCTACTATCTAAATATTTAGTGAATATTTTTTTCTTTTCAAGAACATATTTATTTTTATTTAATTGCCCCTGTTCTTTTTTACATTTACTCTCTAGACAAATTTTTAAAGCAGGTGTCATAAACCACATAGGAAGTTTACGTGGCGACAAAGCAACATTTTTCTTAGGAGGCATTATTGGCATTACCCTATTATATTCTTGATATATTTATAAATATTTATTGTATTATTTTTTCTTCATACCCGCCTTAAGCCCCTTAGCATATTCTTTCAATCTTATTTTCATCATATCAATATCAAGGTTGTTGATATCTTCTCCTTTTAATTTGGTTGTTTCAAAAATCTTCTTATATTTCAAAGCGAGTTTGTATTGTTCGGTTGTTTTATCTGCTGCCTCTAACATATTTTCGATTGATAATTTTAACATATGCAAGGTATCCTCATAGCAGTTTTTCAATTGGCAATCAATAAGTTCATCGCGCTCCTTCTCTTTCATCATTTTAATTTTTATTTCAGTTGTCTTTTTCATATAATTTATAAATTTTTTCCCAAATTCGGCTTCTCTTTTATCCTTATCATTCTTGAAGCGTTCTTGAAGGTCTTTTACGCCATTTTGGAATTCACCAGTTATTTTTTCTATTTCAACGAGATATTTACTTTTCTTTAATTTTTCCTGTTCTATTTTACATTTTATAGAAAGACACTTTTGCAAAGCTACAACTGCATCAAGCATACTAGTAAGTTTATGTGGTGTTAATGCAACCTTTTTCTTAGGAGGCATTATTACTCTATTATATTCTTTATATATTTTATATTTTATAGAGATAGGGCGGAATACTATAATGGCGAAAGATTGCATTGGAGATATTATATGTTTCGATGAACATAATACCGCCAATATAATTATACAAATACTAAGAATAATAATTATATTATTACCGCTAATAATTGGTATGACTATCGGCGCTATATATGGAGGTAAATGGAACGACCCTAAATATAAGAACTTAAAGAAGTCAGCATATAACCCACCAAATTATGTTTTTGGGATTGTCTGGCCCGTCTTATATATATTGATAGGCAGTATATATAGTTATGCGCTATATGATTCCAAGTGTATCCCTAATAGTATATCGAAATGCGGGACAAATGTGCATTTCAAAGAATTGCAGTATTGGATAATACCTACATTGGCATTACTATTCAATTTTATGTATATACCAATCTTTTTTGGGGAAAATGGATTATTCAATGGGTTAATAATAATTATATTAAGTTTGGTGTTTGCGATATTAACGCTCATACAATTTTCATTGCAAAGCAATTATTATTCATATACTCGCATTTTCGCGATGCTCGCTCTAATTCCATATATTATATGGTTATCATTCGCTACATATTTGTCTTATGATTTATATATGCTGAATAAATAATCTAATAAATTTGTTCTAATTTACAAAAATAAATTTAAAAATTGATTAGTTGTAATGAAAATAATAACTAGAGACAACCACATAAAGCAACCCGCAAAGCAAACCGCAAAGCAACCCGCAAAGCAAACCGCAAAGCAAACCGCAAAGCAAACCGCAAAGCAAACAGCAAAGCGAACAGCAAAGCGAACAGCAAAGCAAACAGCAAAGATGTCCGCAAACACCAATGCTACTCTCGCCACGCTTATCAAGGAGATTATGGCAAAGATGCCTGATGACCTTGAAAATAAGAAAGAAATTGACCTTTATTATAAGAATGCGAAGAAGGAGGTTAAGGAGATGATTAAGGATGACAAAAAGGCGGCAAAGGATGTGCCTGACAAGGGCGAGAAGAAGGCAAAGCGTGTTAAGAAGACAGAATATGATGATGACGGCAATGAGATTGTAAAGGCAAAAAAGCCTCTCACTAAATATCTAAAGTTCATTCAGGATAATCGCCAGAAAGTCAAGGATGAAAATCCTAACTTGTCGAGCAAGGAATATATGGTTTTGCTTGCAAACTTGTGGAACAAGCACAAGGAGGATACTAAGACTGATAAGGCGGATGATGAGACGGAGGATAATACTGACGACGATAAGAAGGATGACGACGATAAGAAGGATGACGACGATAAGAAGGATGACGACGATAAGAAGGATGACGACGATAAGAAGGAGGATGATAAGAAGAAGAAGGCAAAGAAGGCAAAGAAGCCCAAGCAGGACAGCGACTAAATACTAATAACTAAGTAATACTGGTATATATGTGTATATGTGTATTTATATTTTTATATTTTTTATATTATAATTAAAATGATATATATAATTAAAGTGCGTGTTCCTATGCGTTTATCACTATTATCACTATCATTACTATTATCACTATTTATTACATCAAATGCATATACAAATATTAATCTGTATGGCACTGGAATGTTCCTGCCATATAGTATGGGTATTGTAGGGTATATTAAGAAATATTTCCCATTAAATGATATAAATATAACGGGTATATCTGGAGGTGCTATATGTTCTATATTATATACGCAAGAGGATGATTTATCTAATCCAGACAAAATTTGGGATTATACTATAGGACAAGATGTATCGGAATTGTATTTATACAAGGATTTACATTTATTTCAAAAAAATATAGGGAACAACCTGAAATTAAGGTATAATAATACATCACCTAGAGATTTAGACAAAATATCAGTAATATCTACAGATGTTTCTAAAATGAAAAATGTTAAGGTATCCAACTTTGATAATATAAATGACCTAATAGATTTCAGTTTATGCAGTTCATATATTCCTTATATATCTGGAGATACAATGGGAAAAAAATACAAAGGCTGCGAGTATATGGATGGCGAAATATTTAGAGATTATAAATATAATAAAAAACAAACTTGTCCAACAACTATATCTATACACAGGAAAATGTGGGGTCGCAAATTCCCTCTCAATAATTATATATATACCAATAAGCAAATATCAAGCGACCTATTTAACTATGGCTGGGAAGACACACGAAGAAATCAAAATGAATTATTCAAATGTATAACTACAAAGAAAAAGAGGATTTATTTAGGAAAGATATTATCGCAAAAATAACTGACTGGCTTTTTCGTAAGACTTCTCGATTTTCTTGTCGTATATTCTTAGCCGCTCTAAACGCTCTTCCTCTTCTTTTTTCCCCTTAAGTGCTTTTAATTCCTCCTTCTTCAATTCTTTCGCCGATAATATCTTCTTAGACTTATCATCGCGGTATGCTTCATATTCGTCGACGCTCTTAAATTCCTTGACGTTTTTCATTAATCGCGGGTCGACTAATCGCGTCCCGTCGTGGGCTCTCATATAATCCGTGTATGCTAGCGTGTTCGTCTTCTCAATACTGCTAGAATAATCGTCGGGACGCTTCCCTCCTAACTCAGTATATTGCAGCGATTTTGATAATATAAGTGGCTCTGGTTCGCGATATTTTATTAACTCCTTATTAACAGGAACATTCTTATTAAATATTTCATTAAAACTCTCATTATCTATCTTGTTTTTCTTAATTAGTTTCTCTATATTAATATCCTCGCGTTTTTTTGTGGACTCCTCCATTTTAGAGCCATACCCAAATTCAATCTCTTCGTCATATAGTTTGCATTTTTCAAAGTTTTTATTAAACTTGGTATTCGTGAATTTTTCATTAGGTTTCAAAACTTCGCTCGGATGTGGAAGTGCTTCATTCGTCATTTTATGAAAAAAATCATTCGATTGTTGTTTGAGGTCGCGATGGCTTTTGTCCTCCTCGCGCATCTTAAGTTCGTCTGCGAGTTTCTTAAAGCAATGAGTAATAATATTAAATAAATCTTTGTTCCCTCCTTGCTTATCTGGGTGTGTATTTATAGCCAGTTTTCTATAAGATATCTTAAGCTCGTCCCAAGTAAAGTTTTTAGGGACATTTAAAACTTCGTAAGGATTAATACTTTCTATATCAATATTTTTAAAATCAATTTCATCTATAACACCGCTTTTCTGTGCTGCATTATAATATTGTTGGTATGTATATTGTCTTGATGAATTCGCACCCATATCATAACTTATATATATTAGAACTTATTTATATATAAATTTTATAAATATGTATTCATATACGCGGTCATATATATACGTATTCGCATAAATGCATTATGCATACATACACGCGCAAATACATACATAAATGTATACATACATAAATGTATAATAGATATATAAAAATATATTCATTATTTATTTATAATAAATGACCATTAATAATATTATTATAGTTGGTTGTAATATTGTAGGGTTATATTCGGCGATGCGATGCGTTGATAGTGGGTTCAAAGTATCTATAGTTGACAGATTATCTAAAGATAAAATTAATATTAAAAAGAGGAACAATTATAGAGTTTTTAATAAATCACATCATTTGTATATACAATTATTAAATCGGTTTTCAATTAATTATGAAAAATATATTTTAAAGTATAATGATAAAACGAATAGTATCATCGCGAGTATCATTTACAAATCTAAGTTGATACCAAAAAAATCATTGAATTCGCAGTCATTTGTTAAGTTCTGCAGGTCAATCCTAGCTATTGGCGATTATAATATATTGAAAGCGAATTTAGAAGCATTCGAATACATATATAGCAATATATCTGCTATGGATGCTCTTATAATGTTTTCTAGTGATATTAATGTATCGCAAGAGTATTATATTTTAACAGATGACATTACTTTGCTGATAAATAGAATAACTCAATATTTGCAAACAAAGAATGTGGATTTCCATTATAATACTGAGATAAAGGATATAATATACTGCAATAACATCGTATATTCATCGACGCGTTTTAATACGTTCATATCTAATATTATAATATTGGCGATATCAAAGAACAATTTGCTAAAATTCAATGTATTTACGAAAGAACAGAAGAAGTTGCTTAATAATGTTTCAAAATGTAATATTGATTGCGAAAGTATATACGCGGACAAGTATTTGAAAAGCGAATACAATATTAAGACGCATCTATTAGATAATTTGCATATCGTTTGTCCTATAAAAAAGCATTGTATGTATCTTTGGAACTATGGGATTAATAATATTATTATTAGAGATAAAATAAAGAACTTATTCACGCATATATTTATTTGTAGCGATTCTTACTCGCGTAATAATTTTTTTATAAATTATACGTTTGAAACCTTTGATATTATTTATAGTAAGATGAATAATAGAATGAACCACTTATATTAAATATATTAAGTTATACTCCGTTATACTCTGTTATACTCCAGTGCTACCAAATGCACCAGTGCCCCTGCTAGAATTGCCAATTGCACTATCAGAACTGCCGCCGCTACCGCTGCTACCGCAGTGCACCAATTTAGAATATACTTGCTTCTTCACAATCATCTGGCAGCATTTATAAGGCAATGTAAGGTCAGGCATTTCATCATTTATTTTTGCAAGAGCAATATATAGATTGCCTCGATATCCCTGATCGATGATACCTACATTATTTGCCAAGATATATCCAGATTTACTGATTGAACTGCGCGGAACAATCTCTACATAATAGCCATTAGGGATTTCAAGCTTAATACCCGTATCATAGATAATCGTATTTGAAGTAAGTCTTTTGTATTCCTTGATAATTGTCAAGTCATATCCCGCATCAGAGTATCGCGCTTTAGAAGGGATTACTGCGCTTTCATCAGCAGTAAAAACCTTAATACTAGGGATAGAGTTGCCATCGCGATTGTTATATGTATAAATGTAGTTATTATAATAGGGACAATCACAATTACTATAAAGCATTCCAAGTAAATCAATCATATTCACGCTATTATACTGGATTACTACGTTATTAATACCTTGCATTCGACTATAAGGGATTTCATATAATTTAACAATACTATTTGCAGATTTTTCATTATAAAAAGTAATATTAATACTAGCATTACTAGCATTGCTAGTAATACTAGCATATTTCTCAATATATGCTTTGATATATTGATTACATATATTAACGTCCTCTTTATACCACTTGGTGATAATATCGGATAAGTCGCAATCCTTCAAGTCTTTGTCAATACTATCTTTGATATCTAGATGCCTTGCAATATCATCTTTGATTTTATGAGAGTTAATAGTTAAATCGATGATACCATTAATGCAGCCATTCTCGCTATATTGAACATTACCAAGTTCCTTCAAATGTTCAATTAACACGTCGATATTATTGAAATATGGATAGTTTTTTCGGTCTTCGCTTTTAAGGTCTTTGTAATAACCATAAGAGATACTTTTATTGTTATTATCGTGCTCTTTAACATTATTAAGCTTGATTGAAACATTTGAAGTATCCGCAGCGATAGCATTATTACTATTAAAAGCTACTAATCCTAGAATGTATGCTTTTAGGGGAGTATCCACAAACTTAAAAAAATCCTCATTAATCCTGTCGTCGGTTGCCATATTATTTATATATTGTATATAGAATAACTTTATATATTTTCAAAAATAAAATATAAAAAATATAAAAATAAATACATATACTACTAAATATACTACATACTACTACTCATTGATATACTCGGCGATGAACTCTTCTGCTAATTCACCAAAATCAATATTATAATCCTTCTTTTGGATAACATTTTCTACTTTGTTAATTTTACTTTCCATAATAAACTTGTTATAGTCTAGCAACTTTTGTCTTCCATAATAGTTCTTACCTTTCTTACTACCATCTTCATTCATCATATATGCAAGTTTTGCGATGCTCTTAATCCCGATAATGATAGTGCCTCCCATTATTGCGGTGTCGTTCCTTGTAGGTCGATTGTTCGCTTTGTAGTTCCTTGTAGGTTATCTGTTGTTGGTCAATTGGTCGCTTCTTCTTATAGTTTGTCCTTAATATATTATAAGACAAGGATGTATCAATTATTATTATTAGATGATAAAATCATAACATATTTATTCTTGACTTCAAATGTTATAAAAATAATATATTAAATAAAAAATTGAAATGATATACTTAAAAATATAACTATTATATACAAGATGAGTGAATTGAATACAACTGAAGAAAACACGCAAACCCTAATTATCAATAAGGGTAGCGGCGCAGGTGGTGCGAATACAAATTATTATGGGAAAAAGTTTGAAGAAAAAACTAATAATCAACAAAGACTATTAGAAATGGGATATACTAAACATAGTTTTACAAATAAAGCATATGACTATTATTTATCAAAAACATTTGAAGATAAAACAATCGCATTTGTATTACAAAATGGGCTAAAAAAGTATATGAAAAATAAATACAATATTGATTTGTTCAGATGCCCAGATGAAGCATATATCATCGAATATACCAGCGGTAGAAAGGTAATAAAAATTTTAGAAAAAAAAGAGCAAAATGTAGAAGGTTCTGTAGAAACAAAATTATGGGCTGGTTCCTCGCTTAAAAGAGAGTATGAGTTAGTTTTGGGTATTGAGTTTGAGGTGTTTTATGGATTTTGCGTAAGTGAATTTTTGAAAAAGAAGTTTATTTCAAACGAAAAAAAGTATGGAATATTGAATACGATACTTAATGAAAATAACATTGCGGTTTTATTTGGCGACGATGCAAACTATTTTGAAACATTTGATAGGTGGTTTAATAATTCTTTATAATAACCTCCTTTGCCTTTGCGTCTGGATTTTTAGAATTAATTGACCTTTTACACAAGATTGATAACGTGCTATATTTTTCATTTGTAAAGTTTTCACGCACTAAACTTACATCAGCATTACTTAACATTATTTTTTTATTTGTAGCAGTTAAAATGTGTATTAATTTGAATAAATTATGATGGGTTTCTATGTTAAACCCATTTTCAGTATATCCTACAAATGAAGTATCCTTTTCGGGAGCATATGGAGGGTCTAGATATACAAAATCATTCGGTTCTACAATAGTAAGAGATGTAGTAAAATCAGAGCATTCAAATACAACATTCTGTATTAAATTATGTATTTCTTCCAAATGTTCTTTATTTATAATTTCTGGATTGTTATAGTGCCCGTATGGAACATTAAATCCTTTTGGACTAACTCTAAATATACCTCTAAAACAAGTTTTATTTAAGAATATAAACATAGCAGAACTTAATATACTTTTTTTATCGGTTAAGCATAATTTGTTATATTCACTTCTTATCCAATAATAATAATTTTCTTTTGCGATTTTTGCCTCTACTATATTTGCGGGTTTTCTATTTATTTCTCCATTTCCACATTCGTTAAAATCCTTAATAATGGTTTGCAGCATATCATATAACTCGTTATGACGAGTTTGAATGTTTATGTAGATATAAATTAATGGTTCATTCAAATCATATGCATATATATTACCTTGTATTTTAATAATCCCGCTTTTTACATAAGACAACAAGGTTAATAAAACACTACCTCCTCCTAAAAATACTTCGCGATAATTATTTATTTCAACAGGAAAATCCATAATAAGTTTATCTATTATTTGAGTTTTCCCACCAACCCATTTTAAAATTGGTTTAGGGATATGTATTTTTTTAGTAGGAACATCTTTAACGAGTTTATTATCATAAATAACATCAATTAATTTTTCTTCTTTTTTACTCTCAACCACGCACGGATTTTTCTTATTAATATGTGTAGTGTAATGTGATTTTTGGTTAAACTCTATTCCGCACTTTTCGCAATTGTATTTAACCATTTTTAGTTATATACATATAAAATAATATATTTAAATCAATTTTTTTATATTATAAAGATGTAAATATATCACCTCCACTTCCTATTCTTCTTTCATCTTCATTGACCTTTGTTTCGCTATTTCTTTGCAATAATTTCTTTTTGGTATAATAACATCCTCCATCAATATATCCTTGCACATTTTACCATCAATATATAAGCAAACCTTTATTAAATCTTGTTTTTTGAGATTGCGAACATATTTAATACCTTTCCCTGCATCTGGATGTAGAATAATCCATTCAAAGATAAACAATTTAATATCTTCGCATCTCATATTGCTATAATCAGTCATTTATAAGCTATCGCACGACGTATCCAGAAATATAAAATAACCTTAGCAATTTTTATAAAAATAGTAATAAAATTAAAAAAATATATTATAATAATCAATAATATCAATATTATATTAATAAGATATCTGCCTTATTTCTTCTTTCGATTTTGCGTTCATCTGAGAGGTCATAGTATCATTCACATACCTATCCTTGTTATTATTTATAACAGGAACAAAATTTAGAATATATTTTAAACCATCATATTTATCTACTTCTTCCTTGTTCCTTTTTTCAAATTTATCAGGATTTTCTTTGATTATTTTTCTTCGCAGTTCATTATATAAATTAATAGATATCTCTTCAATTTTTGATATAACCATACTTTCTTTCGAGTTCCATCCTTTAGATATATCGCATTTATGAGTATATATGCTAATAATCGGAAGAGACCACAATATACCGATGCGTTTAGTGCGATATTTCTTTTTATATTCATAATTATATAAGAAAAATGCATCATTAAATACCTCGTTTTTATATAATATACTGAATACACCCCATAAAAACCACGCATTATCATCATCCGTGCTGTAGAATTTGGTTTCGAACCTATATTTCGTTCGCAGTATATATTCTATTATATATCTTAGTTTATTCGCAGTATTCATAAGCGTATCCCCGTCATCTACGGAGATATCATCTGTAGATTTGATAGTTTTAATTATTATCGCGACAATCTTAATGGCTAACCCATAATTCTCGTGGTCGTGCGGTGGTAATATCCCATCAAAACGCATAATCCCATTGTGGGATAGTTTCAAATCATCATTATTAAATAAGGTCGATATTTTATCTTTTAAAACTTTTATAGACATATTCCCACATTTTGCATTGGGATGTTTATTATATATATCGCATAATATACACATTTTTGAGATGATTACATAAATATCCTTAATTACTAGTTTCTCATTCTCTATAATTTTTTTAAGAGAACTATAGATATCTGTTAATTTACTTATATCATACAAAGATATAAATGACCCAATATATGCACATATATTTATATAAACTACTTCTAACACATCTATATTTTCATGTAAAAAAATGATTTTAGTGCTTAGCATTATACTATTCTGTATATCCCCATTACATATTGATGTAAAGAGTTCATTATCCATATTATTATTTATATTAAGGGATTATATATATATATATATAAACGAATTCATAAGTCATATTCATATTCACAACTCAAATATATTGCTTTTATGTGATACTATAAAATTATGGTAATTGTTGATAATTTTATAGCATTTAATAATAGTTACTTCTGATACATTGCAGGCTTTCGCAAAGGTCTTTTTAGTATATCCGAGATTTTTGACGTTTGCATAGTAATACAAGATACCTGCAGCAGATGACGTAGGCGAATTATCATTCATTATATCATTGTCTTCAATTAATTTAACCAATGATTTGCATTTATCAATATCTTTAATAGCCATATTTAAGTTATTTCCGTATTGTGCTATAAAATCCATAGGTTCTGGAGATGTCACGTTAATCTGCAGAAGTGTCTGAAATCGCGAGTTGCCTTTGTTAAGTGTTACGTGAGATATATTGAACATCGCAGCAATATCTTTTGAACTTTTAGGTATCTTGTTTAAAAGACACGCGTGATATATGCAAGATGCTATTAGACCTTCCTTGTTGTCTCCTCGCGATATTTTCTTTTCTGAGGCTTTTTTATAAAGCACTTTGGCATCGTCTATTACCTTTTGTGGTATCCCGTTATTAATTGTATTCCCCGTCATTTTGTCAAAAACATTCCATAAAGTTCTCTCATCATAAGGCATACTATTCCACATCTGAAACATACGAATACGTCGTATATCAATATTATCCTTGTATCCACAGCCTATCATAGAACCTATCGAAGATTTAGGCAATAAATTATTGGTGGGCAACCCACAACGCGAAGGGTCGCCATCGCGATTATCATCATTCCCGTAAAACCTCCACTCAGCTGTATTCTCGATTAGCTTAGATACAATCGCAGAGCAATTTTTGCAAATATTCATATTATCTTCGCTAATAATCTCGCTACAGCCGCATCCGCAAGAATTACTATTATTAATATCAATATTGCCAATATCTAATGAACCAAGTGAATTTGATGAATTGCTATTTGGATTGTATATGTCTTTACTAGCAGCGGCGGCAGCATTCGCAGCATTCGCGTCGTCATTCTTAATTTTAGTTAATATATTCCAAATATCATCATCATAATCCATAGAACTAGGATATATCAGCAAATAGATATTAATATATCATCATAATCATTTTTTATATAATTTTATTCTTATATAAAAAATTGATAATCATAGCAAATACTATACAATCAATATATAATTGCGATGAAATCGAACATCATAGGTTATGCCTTGCTGCTATTCACATTCGCTTGTGCGATTTTTGATGTAGAAGGATACATTATAGAAAATCTTTATAACAAGCGAACCATCAAGAGAAATAATGTAAAATTGAGAAATAATAATCCTGTATGTAATGAAAAATACATCTATATGAATTATCTATTAGGTCTTCGAAACTTTAAAAAAGTTTATCGAATTATCAAAGATACTAGCAATATTGATATGCAGTATATTATAAATATACTTAGCAATATAAATATCACGCAAATCGCTAATATTACTGGAAATGATAACTATAACAAGTCGAACTCTATATTTATTAATAATACTAATGATGATATTACCAATAATGATAATAAACTAGTAAAAAACATCATTTTATCCAACATTTATATAGACGTTAGCAATGTTAAATACATTCAGATATCAACGAGAAATGATACATTACTTGTTGAATTAGATAAAAATAATGTGGATGCCAGTGCGGCGACATCTAATAATATGAATAATATTATGTATGACATAACTAAAATAGAAACCTTAGTAAGTTCTATTTCATTATTAATGAAAGTTCTTAATATTAACTAGTATACGCTAGTAAGCGCAGCTTATCGCAGGTCATTTACAAGTTTTCGCAGTTCATATACTTCTTGGCGCAGCGTATTCAGTTCATTTCTGATATTATTATTTTTATTTTCATAGGGAGTAATATATTGCGACTTATCGTCTCCTCTTTGCGAATTGTCGAACCGCTTAGGTTTCCTGTAAGACGGCTTAGACCCGTCTTCCTTTCTGCTTTCATACTTATTCATTTTTTCCTGTCGCATAGTTTTAAAACTAACAAAATCTTCGTAATCAATATCGTATTTTTTTACAAGTTCCGCTTCAACTTCATTCTCGTCATCAACTAATTTACAAATATGCTGATAAATCCTCGTTTGAATACTGCGAGATGTTCTTTTGAGTTTTAGAGCAATATCGTCATAAGACGATTTATCAAGACGCATAGATAGAAGCGTCTCTTCCTCGTGAGTTTCCCATCCTAGTCCTGCTCTTGAGGTAGTCTCATTTTTACGGAGTTCATCGAAGTTAGACCTTCTATTATTGTATCTGTATTGCGTTTGATGTTGCATTTTATTATAATAATTGGTGTGGTTTTGTTATGCGCTTGGAGGCTATATATATATATCATCTTATTTTTATATCATTTTTAGACGGATAAGACTTTACATAAAAGTTGCTAAATAATACTAACATAGTTGTTTGATATATTAACTCTATTACGGCATATTTTTTAGGCACTATTTCCTCGACCCCTATTACTGCTAGGGAATGAACTAAGCATACGGCAAATTGCAATAATTGCGTTCGCGTGATATATTTTTTAAATGGATTGTTATATCCTAAAGATGTGCATAGATAATGGCTATACATTATTAAATGAATTATGCTATTTATAAAGCAGCCGAAGGAGGCAGTTCCATTCCCGTGCCCACGATACAAAAGAAACCCCCAAATAACGCCTATGGTGCTGTGGTGATATACGTGAAGAAATGATAGTTGCTGCTTTTCCTTACCGCGTAGGATTATAAATAATGTATCAAAATAATCAAAATACTTGGATAAATAATGAATATATACAAAATATCTTAAATTTGCAGTATATGGTATATTTATTCCATAAATATTTGGATATGAAACTACTGCAGATAAACCATAGACCATATATACATTAAGAAGTATTTGCGCATTATTATACAATAGCATTGGATATTTTAGATTGTATGCTTTCTGTTCCTTCATATATTTTGAAAGTATATATATCATACTGAAATATCCCATTGTAGCCATAGTCATAAAGCACGGCTTCGTTGTATATATTATTATCTCTTCAATACCTCCTGCGCCTTCAGTATCCATTTGTATTATATATTATATTATTTATATTATTTATATATTATTATAAATAGAGAGTGTGAGGGATGTCTGCATTAAAAAAAGAAACAGAAACTATAAATGCTTTAAATGCTTTACAAGATAATAGCATTATCGAATGGTTGGATGAAATAAAAAGAACTAAACCAATAGATAATAAGGTTCGAAATCCTTTGTTGGATAAAAATGGAAGAGAAAAAGACCCCATTTCAATTACTTCCAAAGGTGTAATATATCCTATTATCATTAAATGGTGTATTGAAGAATATAAAAATGGATATGATTTTACTAATATACCAAATTATCAAGCTATTTTAAGTAGCCTTACGGCTGTTACTGCCGCTACTGCCGCTACGGCTGCTACTGGTGCGAAAGCAAAATCACCTGCCGCTACTGCAATAGATTTTACTTTAATCGCTAAAAAATGGAAAGATACCCCCACTACAGACCCTTTTACAGGCAACACAATAGCAGTATCAATAAATCCAACTAGCGAGTATGTCGCCATATATTCAAAAATTATAGATGGATTAACTAAGCATCTTTTAAAAATATCTTCAAAGAAAGTGTTATCTGTTGAAGATTGCAAGTATATAAAAGAAAGTATGCCTGACGAGCACGCTATTTATAATACTGGAACAGATACTATATTTTATGACCATCTTTTATTTAAAAATTTTCTCAATAAACACGCATATGATGAGGATTATCTCAAAGAGATACAGCCATATGTTTATTCTCATATTTATGATAAAATCGAGGCAACTTTAACATCATACGGATATAACGATTATAATAATGTATCAGAATTATTAGTAAATTTTTGTCCTCTTAGTTTTGATCCTGCTAATCCAACATATACTTTCACTATAGGTTATATGATAGAGCGAATGTGCAAAGACATTAAAAATGTATTGTATATGCACGAATCAAAGATAACCTCTGAACAAATTAATAAAGCAATCTTTAATAAAGCGGTTATAAAATATTTTATATCTATTGTAAAACTTCACCTAAATTTTGGTTTAATAACAAATGAAAGTTTAAGAATTGAAATTAGAAGCCATTTCAATAATAATAAGCTCACCAAATATAATGTTGATAGTAAAAAAGATTTTCATTTTGTTGATTATATATACAATCAATTTGTTGAACACTTTTTCCCTAGAAACCCATATAACCCTACTCAATATGACTTAACGAAAGACGTGAATGTGTGTGATACATTATTACCAGTTTACGATTGTATTTTAAAGTTATATAGTGATAATAATATAAAAAAAAACAGATATAGATATATAAAAGACCCTACTATAAATAAACCCCAAGAGCCACAATATCCAATAAAACGACAACTTCCCCAAGATTTACAAAGATATAAGATACTATCTTCGAGACCTAGTTCAGTTAAAGATGCTTCTAAAGAACGTCAAATAAAAGAGATGGAAGAAGAAAATGCGAGAATATTTGATGAAAAATTAAAGGTATACGAAAAGGAGAAAAAAGTATATGAAAAGAAGATAGAAATATACGAAAAAAATAAAGGTGTTAAAAACGGCATAAATATATTTGATTATAGAATTTCATCCAAGCACAATAAAGGACAATGGGATGGCGAAGCATTGCAGATGAATAAACCACGAAATAGAAGTGCTGGTGTTGTGAAAGTCCCTAAAGCATTATATGCAAACCCATATGCAAATGTTAAAGCATACAGGTCAGCAAGCCCTAATAAATATAATAGAAATAGTAGTGGTGCCCCTAGAGTTTCATTTGTTAGATACGATAAAAAAAATAAAACCTTCATATTAAAAAAAGAAGCTAAGATTGCGAAACATAATGGCAGTGTTATAGTTTATAATAATACAGAAGACCCTAATACACAAGAAGATTTTGATAATATGGATGAAAAGAAGCAGAAATATACATCAGATATAGTTTTCAATGATGCGAACAACAACACATTCCATTATCGTTTTGAAACGATTACTATGTATAACTATGTATTAAATTGTATAGAAAATTGTAAGGAACCAAAAAATATTTTAGTTGATTTAGAATTAACGGATGAGAATTTAGATGAAATATGCCGTAAAATAAAATTCTTTACAAATAAACCAACATTAAATTCGCATAGAGAGGTTAGAGCATTATTAGATAATTGCAAACACGATAACCTTCTCGCATTTAGTTATGAAGTGGTAAATCTACCAGTCTTCACTACAAAGCCTATTATAGGTAGAGTAAATATATTTCTGGTTATTAATTTAGGAGGAATACTATTTAGAGTAATCAATAAAATAGTTCCAAATGGTGCAGTGCCTTATAATTACCCTAATCAAAAAGACGAAGACAATTCAGTAGTTTTAGTGTTGCCATATTTAACTGAGGAGACATTAAACGGGGTAAATGGAGTAGGCGGGTTAGAAGAAACCTATCACCCTGTATCTATATTAACTGAACTACAACAAAAATTACCCAAAGGAGATATGTTAGGTGTTAAATATTTCCCTTACAGGAAAAATAATAACGATGGAGAAAGATGGAAGGAAATTGTTAAATTACCACAATTTGATTTAAATTTCTCTGATACCAAAGATGTTGTGTTTAAAAAATTAACAGATTATAAAAATAATAAAATAGCAGTGCTTTAATAAATATTATAATACTATTATTATAGATAGATATAAGGAAGATATAAATGAAATATATTGATGCTCTTAAAAAATATAATGAGGGGAAAGATAAATGGTGTATGCCTCGAAAAGGCTCGGCGGATTACTTGCAAATAATTAATATGATGAAGAAAATATCAAAGATTAAGAAATCTGCTGGAAATGATACTAGCAAGGACAAGGATACGCGAATTAGAAAGATACAAGCGGCTATTAAGAGGCGGCTAGTATTAAATAAAAAGAGCGACAGCAAGATAATGAAATATATTAGCAATGTTTCTAAAAAAGTATCAATAAAGCCAGTTAATAATTCAGGGTCTCATTTGTTTTCAGATGATAAGAATAATATTATTGATAAAAGTAAGAATGCTAATATAATTAAAAGTTTTCTTCAAAATAAACTTATAATCAATAAATATAACCTCGCAAATCGTGTAAATAATTATTATCTACTAAAAAAGAAATTGGCATTGCTAAGAGATAGCGATTGTTTGGAAAAAAAGACCTTCAATGGAGAAAATGGATACACGATTAGAAACATTATAAATCTTGAAAAAAGGATTGGGTCTAAAAGTAAATACGGAACCATATATTTAACAAGTATTCCTAATATATTTGGAGTATATCCAATAGCAACTAAGATAATGAAGAATGATAACGATAATATAGGTGAAGTTAGGCTGATGTCTATCATAACAAAGAAGATAATTTTAAAAAAACTATCAAGACATTTCCTTGTTATATTTGGAAGTTGCACTTGCACCAAAAGAATAGCCGAGAAGTTGAGATTAATTAGTATCAACGAACTTGCTAACGGCGATTTGAAGATGCTTGTTAATAATAAGGATTTATTAGGAGATGTTGAATTATTAATGAATTTACTATTTCAAACATACATATCAATTGCAACATTCCAAAATTTAGTAGGGTATGTTCATAAAGACGCGCATTATGGGAACTTCTTATACCAATTAAATAATGAAATGGGATACTATCATTACGTCTTTGATGGCAAAGATTATTATTTGAAAGCATGTAAATATAATATTATTATATTTGATTATGGTTTTGCTAGAAAAATTAATATGAATGCCAAATATGATTTAGTGCTTTCGAATAAAGAAAGTAGAAAGATATTTGAAGATTACCGAAGAATTATTAACGCTTTTATGAATAAAAAATCAGGCTGGGGGTATTATCTTAAATTACCTGATGAAAATACTAACAATAAAATGCTAGAGATTGCTACGATATTAGACAGGATATTATACAATGAACTAACTGCGACTACCATTAATATCCAGCAATTCCACGTAAGAATATTTAATAGCATTATTGAAGATATATTTTTAAAATATACTCCTCGCGGTATGTTTATTACCCAGCGTCCTCCTAACGTAATTAATGCAGTCCCCTTTGTGATAAATTAGCGACCCTGCTGCAACCCCTTTTTATTTTTATACAACTAATATGAATATAAAAAAGTATTTGATAATATATATGTAATTATGAGTGATTTGAAGGATATCAAGGATATCAAAGATAACGAAGTAATATTAGAAGGCATCGTATATGATTTGCGAGAATTCTCCAAAGTGCATCCAGGTGGTTCAAACATTGTAAATATATTTGGAGGTAAAGATGCGACTATTCATTATTATATGTTGCATCCTCATAATAATATTCGCACAAATATCCTTAGCAAATACAAGATAAGAGACTATGATAACAATGATAACAACAACCAATATATATTAAACTCGACCATATTTAATGAATTGAAGGCAAATGTTAAATTAGCAGTCCCTTATCAATACGCTAACTATGAATGGTGGCTTAAAGCATATGCTATTATAATCTCCGAGATATACATTGAATATCATAATTATATATACGGGTTTTCATTTGTTAAATCGATACTACTAGGCATTTTAATGGCAATGGTTGGGTTATGCATTCAACACGATGCTAATCACGGCGCTGTTTCAAGAAACGAGGTTATTAACAGGTTTTGGGGATATACACAGGATTGGATTGGAGGCAGCTCGATATTATGGAAACATCACCACGTTCTATTACACCACGCATATACCAACGTCTTAGAGTATGACCCAGACATAACAACAAATATATTACGACTTCATAAAGGTATTAAATGCGAATATTATCATTATTGGCAAAAACTATATATATGGTTCCTATTTATATTATTACCTATCAACTGGCATTTCTCAGAATTAGGCGACCTTTATAGGATGAACCATATGTCGCATAAAATATCCTCATTGGCTACGAATGAAATAAAAATTGGCATATTATTTAGAGTGCTATTTTACATTCGCTTCTACATTATCCCTGTCTATCTATATCCTTCCTTATATACAATGCTAAATATTGGTATATCCTTAGCGGTTGGTGGGATATATTTAGGTGTCAATTTCATAATTTCTCATAATTTTGAAGGTGTTCTCAGCGATACCAGAGATGCAAGCGATACACGCGATACCAGCGATTGGGCAATATCACAGATTGAAAGTTCCTCTTCTGTAGGAGGCAGACTTTTAGGATTTTTTCACGGAGGTCTCAACTATCAAATAGAACACCATTTATTCCCTAGAATATCCCACGTTCATTATTACAAAATAAAGCCAATTGTTCAAGAATGGTGTAAAAAAAATAATGTTAAATATAATTATTATGATACCTTATGGAATAATATTTGTTCCTGTTATAAATATCTAGAATTACAAGGGGGATGCTATGGGTATGACAAGAATAATAAGAATAATAAGGATGATTAGCATAACAAGGATGATTAGCATTGATACCTAGTAATACTAGTAATATTAGTAATATTAGTAATACTAGTAATACTAGTAATATACTAGTAATACTAGTAATATACTAGTAATACCTATATAAATATTCAACCTTACTACAATCATCAAGCATCTTCTTTCTAGACCATATCCCGTATATGTTATCTTCCCAACCATACATAAATATTTTTTCATAATGATTTCTTATAATATTGTCGCAAATTATTAGCAGCGGGTCAGATACATCATAGTAGTCGCCCATCTTTTCCATTAGTTTATTGTAATACGCATCTTCGTATATATTACTCATCGATCTAATTGCATTGTCCTTCTCTAATTTACTTTTGCGACTTATAACATCCCTTATATAGTCTGTAAGCAAATTACATTCTTCAGTAATATTGAATGTATCGCGCGTTGCCATAAAACCTCCTAAGATATCCTTGCAGATTTGCTTAATAACTGGGATGTTATCTATGTTGTAGTTATCAAATAGCATTAGGTATCCTTATTCTTTATCCAGTATTCTTTAATACAAGTAAAAAATACTAGAATATATATAATCATTTTTTATTATATTTATAAAAATAATTTAGTGTTCTGTTCAAATGCTTTAATAAATACGGGTGCTTGTTCCTAAGCCATTCGGATTAACCTCAATCTTTTCGCAACTAACACCATCGCATCTTACAATGTATTGCTGAGGATACATAGTTCCTTGATCGGTAAAAGGACGAGCACACGGCGCACAAGGTGCTAGGTTTCCTAACATAGTATCTCTATTACGCTCCATTAATAACTCAGCATTTTCTTGTAAAAACATTCTGCTTTCATAACTGCTTCTAACCATCGAATTATTATAAACATCCGCCAATAATTCGGAATTCACCATACATCTAGGTCTATAATCCGTAAACGCGCGACCATCCGACATTTTAATAGGGCAATGAGGAGTTAATTCTTTAGACGAACTGAAACTCATATTAATTATATCTATACAATTACAATATTTTTTTATTTAGATTATTTACTATTTTCTATAATACGGGTTATTAGTTGTTTACGCGTTCCTTCGCTATTAATATTATATGAACTACATATATCTTTAAGCTTGTCTAAAGACAATTTTGAATACTTATTTAGTAATGTTTTCTCGCTCTTCTTATCATCACTTGTGAATGTTATCTCAGAACACACGGACGCGTTATCTTTTTCTTCCTCTTCAGCAAATACCTTCTCTTCGTAATCTTCGCTCGAGTTTATAATAGTATCTACGATTTTATCTACGATTTTATCAAGTTCGCCAGTATCACCTGCATCCGCATCATCCGCTTCCGCGTTGCCAGCATCACCACCCTTATTAAAGGTAATAATATCTACATCGGGACTTATGCGGTTTATGACATCATCTTGTATTTTATCTGCGCCTTTTAGATTAGTAGGAGTTTGGGCTGATATATACTTAACCATATCTTCATTAATAGTAAGATTATCTGAAAGATTATCTGAATGATTTTCGGAATGTATTTTTGTAAATGATGATATGGGGCACTCAAAATTCTTACACGCATTTGAAGGAGAAAAATCCTTGAATATCTCATTCATTATAATATCCGACTTTTCCATATTTTTGGAAATGCTATCTTCGCGAGCATCCTTCTTAATTAAGTTTACGCGCTTCTCGAGTATAAAGAAGTTTCCTTCAAGTATTATTAATTTTCTCCATAGAAACATCACAAGAACTACAATGCTTACCAATATAAATAAATTAATATACGTTTGATCCATTAAAAAACTATACATTATTTATTAAAATCACTACATATTTTGTTTTTCATTTTAATCGCGTTATCAATAATAATTGTGGGAAACTCCTTAATATCAAGTAATTCAATGGCTATACATAGATAGGAATAGCCGCGCTTTATTTTATATGGAAATATATATCTATTATTATGCGGAATAGCATCAACCGATAAATTAATGAACTTCTCGGGATATAACTCTTCGAGTTTCACTAACTTATGAAAATGCGTTGTTATTATTAAACTGATGCCATTCAATTTGCTTAGATACTCTATAACCGCGTAAGCAGTCGCCATACCTTCAGTTGGCGGTGTCGAATGCATCGGCTCATCCATCAAAAACAGCCCCCGCTTATTTTGTGCGCTTATGCTAACTGCCTTATTAATCATATTTAGGCAATACTCGGCTTCCGCCTCAAAATACGAGCGTGTTCCTAAAATATCCGATACGCGCATAAAAGAGTTTATAGTATCATATAGTATTATTTGAGAGCGCAAGCTATACGTAATGCCGATTGTTTGCCCTAATATTACATTCGCTAGTATTGTTTTAACATACGTTGTCTTCCCTCCTGCATTCGGTCCCGTCACTATTATATTCTTATTAAGATTTATTGGGTTCGATATTTGGTCGCTCTTCAATATTGGGTTCTTCGCGTCCCATAGCAAAGTTTCATTAGAATACGCGACCTTCGACCATTCCCCAGATAGCAATAATTTATTTATGGTATCTATAACATCAATGGCATATATTGTTTTTAATAATGAAGATATGTCATTTTTAATATTGTCATCTTTCCATATCCTATATATATCCGTCATCGAATTATTAATGCTGATACGTTGGTAGGTCTCTTTAATATTGAAATAAGGCGCTATAATGTTTGAAGGCAGATTTTTCATAATATTTTGCGAATGCCTTACGAAATGAACGAGCCCTTGCATCTTTGAGTGCAGCTTATATTTTGTGTTATGTAAAAACAAGGCTATCTCATACGTTTGATACATATTATAAAGGTAAATGCCTACATACAAAAATATAGATACGAACTTTGTTATGTCGCTTCTAAAGTTTCCAGTTGTTTTAAATAAAAATTTAAGTATATTATAAAATATCTCGATATATGATGTAATCGTAATATTCATTTTCAAATAATTTTTGATATATAAATATGGAGCTACAAAGGTGCTCAAAGGATAGAGGATAGAGGTCATCGGGATAAAATAAATCTTATATAAATGATACAGGTCGAGTATTTGCTCGATGTAATTTATATAATTAATAATGAATGTCGAGGGGAATAATATCTCTATTGACGAATTATTATTGATTTCCTCAGCTATCTTATAAATCCACAATATATCATTCTCGTATTCTTTAAGTATTTCTATGTCTATATCATAATTTATTATCGTATTCTGGCGGCTCTCTAATATTTCCTTATCTTTTATAGGATGCCTTATTAACTTCTCTATTAATATTTGGCTCCCTTCTAGTATCGGCAGTTTCGATATCCATTTGTCGATGCACGTATCCTTATAGACATCCTCAGAAATATCTATTTTATCGCCTTTGACTATATCATCCGTTATTATCTTATTCAGAATTATTTGCTTCTTTGATGCATCGAACTCAAATAACTCTTCAAACTCCTTAAGTATCTCCTCGTCCATTATTGTTAAATTATTTAATATATATTTAATTATTACTGATTATAAAAAATTGATATAAAAACTCGCATCCTTATTACTATAAATAATGACACAAAGCGATTATATATCAATCTATAATAACGGCGCTATCCATATAATTAATAGAGAGCCTTATGAGACGAATATGGATGTATATAAAAGAGGCTGGTTTATTATTAAGAATAAGCATCGCGAAGATGACAAAAACAAACTAATCTCAATATCTTTAATGGATATTTATAAAAACAAGGGGATGGTTTATGATTATGATGTATGCTAAGTATTACTTAGGAACCTTAGGAGACATCTTGGGCGACTTAGGCGACATCTTGGGCGACTTAGGCGGCGACTTAGGCGACGATTTAGATGCATCAATTTTCTTATTCTGACTTAGAGACAACCTGACGCTTGCTAATAATATCGCAGATATTAGAGGCGCAAGGTTAAAACCGCCTTTAGTCTTTGAAGGTTGCTTCTTCACAGGCTTCTTCGCGGGTTTAGCAATAGGCATATTCTATTATAATTATAATAAATTAATTTCACAGCAGATACTTGAATACTATATATACTGCTATAATTGTTGTTATAAAGTTTAAAAACATCAATAATATTATGAAGGGAATTAGATAATACAATATATATATAAGTATTGGTTTCACAATCTCATAACGTATATTGGATTTCAGTAGTTCGTCTTTAATGAAATCTATTAAAATATTTACTAAACTATTATCGCCATCTACGTCTTTGTCGCTCGTTTTACTTTCATCGGTTATCGGAGGGTCATCTTCTTCTTTTTTATATACCATTTATATTTTAAATAGAATATAAGATTAATAATAAAAATGTGTTCGACGCGTCCATCAAATATCATTAATAAGATAGCATTTTAAATAGATGATAATGCCTATTCTTAAAAAACCCGAGAAAAAAGATGACAAGTTTATAGCAAAGGCAATAGAACCTGCTAAAATATCCCTCTCAGATGTTAAATTGAAATCAATAAGACGCTTAGTTGATAACAAGGGATATAATATTGCTATATATATACCAGAAACTATAAATAGCGAGGGAATATGTAATATTAATAAACTGGACGATACTATTATGAAGGAGATTATTTGTTTCTCCCCTAAATGGTTTAACAAAGAATTTTCGCAAAACGATTTAGCCGAATTATACGATAAGAGTTTTTGCGCACAAACTAAAACTATCGCAGTAATATTTACGAACACGAAGTATCCCAAGTTAATCTATAATAACCGAACTATTGAAAGCGTTGATATGATTATCAGTATATTGAAGGAAAACAATCATTATAAGAAGTGCATAATAAACGTCGAGATTGAATATCACGGGATATATTTTTATGCGGATAATACTAAAAATAAATGGGTTGTTAGTTCTATAGATATAACGGACATTAGCAATGATAATAATAATGATGATTGGATGAACAAAGAGGATATCCTAGATAAACTAAATGATAATATCAGCACGATTAACAATAAAATGAATAAGCGGGTTATAGAATTGCAGAAATATATCAATGAATTGGAAGAGACGAAGTTGAATATAAATAAAACGTTTCTAGAGTTAAAAGCATCCCTTAGCAATAATATACAAGAACCTTTGAATAAAATAAATCAGCTAATAATTTACCAAGAAAGCCAAATTAATAATATATAAAAAACTTTTAAATATAATCTATTGTAAATAATAGATAGATATATATAAGTAAATATAATATGGGTTCTAATAAAAACGTTGTTATATCATTTTCTATTGCGATATTGCTACTACTTTCACTATTATTATTATTAACATATAATTCCAAATGTTCGAATAATAATAAATCGCAAATGAATTACAATGCTAATTCTAATATTCCTATGGGATTTTCAAACGATAATGAGAAATACTACAATTTCGAGGCTTTCACTACGCCCTCCGACGCTAATGCTGGAAGCGGTCAAGGTCAAGTTAGCCAATCTTCGCAGAGTGCCCCCCGCTCTGTCGCCTCTAATACTAGCCCAAACCCTAATTTGGCGGCTTCAGGAATAGGTAATTATTCCCCGTCTAACCCTGATTTTAATACTGCGCAAATGTTAGACCCTAACCAATCTGATAGCTATGACTTGAATGCGCAATTTTCAGGGTCGGATGCTACTGGAGGCGCTGACCCTATGTCGCAGAATGGTATGCAGTCTTGTTTCCCGCGCGACCGATTAACCGCTAGCGATTTACTGCCTAAAGATGCGGCGGATAGTAAATGGGCTCGCATAAACCCTTCAGGCACTGGAGATATTCACGACCAAAACTATTTAACCGCTGGGTATCACGTAGGAATTAACACTGTGGGGCAATCATTACGAAACGCTAATCTTCAATTACGTTCAGAAATCCCTAACCCGCAAAATGCCGTAGGGCCTTGGATGATTAGCACAATTGAGCCTGACCTTCGCCAGAGCACCTTAGAAATAGGCAGTTCCCCCGCATATTAATTGATAATTGATAATTGATTATTGATGATAATCGACTATTGATAATTTTAATATTTTTTATTTTGAATATTATTTACTTAAAGAATATAATATTTCTAAAATTAAATATGAGTGATTTTGGACAAACCCTTCTATTATCTTCATTAACCGAGTTTTACAATAAAAATCCAAAACATAAGATTACATTGAAGGAGATTATCGATGGAAAACACAAATTATCGCTGCGAATTATTGAATGGCTTGTCACGCATTATGCAAAGTCCAATAATATTTACTACTGGGTCGATGAAGAAAAGAATATATATAATGTATTACCTGATAATGTTAAAGGTAATGTTAAAAAAATCAATCTGTATCAAGATTACAGAGCGCAGCTAAAATCATATAGCAAATTCAACTTTGATTCATTCCGTAGGCATCATCGCATAACCTTTTTCATTAATATAGAAAGGAAGGATTATATAGAGACTACAATAGGGCAGTTGAACTTCTTTAGATGGATTTTTAATAATAGTATTATAAATTATGCCATTGATAACTACGACTTAATCTATAAAAAAATGATAGATAATAATACGTGCAAGGTCAAGAATAAGGTTAATATATTACACAATCACGACATTATTAAAACGAAGTGCCTATTGCGATTTGATTAGGTAGGTTATAGGGTAATATTAAGAATACTAGAGACCTTCTCTTTAAATGCTCTGAACTCGTCGTTTTCTTTTTTAAGATGCGATATTTGTATATTTAATTCTTTTATTGATTCTACTAATATCGGTATTAATCTTTCATAGTTAATAGTTAAATAATTGCTACCTGATTTAGACACTAGATTGTTATTAGCATCCCTGCATATATCTACGGGGGCTAAGCTTATTACTTCTGGAACGACCCTATTAACATCTTGAGCACTGAGACCTATCTCGCGACCTCTATTTTTTATTCCAAGTGATATAGCAGTATTATTAGGTTCATAGTAGAAGCCATTGATATTATTAATAATTTCAAGAGAATTATATATTTTTGATATGTTTGTTTTTAACCTTTCATCTGAATAATATGATATTACCCTGCCTGTAGCGGCGATATCACCAATTACGTGTAATTTTTGCGCTGGACTAATTGTGCCAATACCAACATTTGAAGTATTATAATAAATTCCTGAAGATACGTTAGTCCATTGACTTGAAGGTAAATTAGTTAATCCGCTGCCATTACCTACAAAATTAGTAGCAGATAAAGTATTTGTGCTACTATTAAATGTAAGATTAGCAGAGGTAGTTGTGATACCATTGCCATTGCCTATAATTAATTCATTTGCAGTGCTATTGATGGTTGCTTGCTTTGTTCCTAATGCAGTATCAAGTCCTGTAATCTGTGATGTAGGTAAACTTGGTATTTGTGCAGTTGCGAAAGTGCCTGAGGTTATTTTTGCTGCATCCAATGAAGGTATTTGTGTAGCCGTTAGCCCAGTAATACCTGCGCCTGCACCAGCAATATTAGTAGCAGATAAAGTATTTGTGCTACTATTAAATGTAAGATTAGCAGAGGTAGTTGTGATACCATTGCCATTGCCTATAATTAATTGATTTGCAGTGCTATTGATGGTTGCTTGCTTTGTTCCTAATGCAGTATCAAGTCCTGTAATCTGCGATGTAGGTAAACTTGGTATTTGTGCAGTTGCAAAAGTGCCTGAGGTTATTTTTGCTGCATCCAGTGAAGGTATTTGTGTAGCCGTAAATACCTGTGTGTTATAACGATTAACTAAGATATTGCTAGTAGCCAGAACGTAGTTGCTAACATTACTATCATTTGTAGCAATGATTGTTAAATCTGGCTTATTCAATATCTGGGCTACTCCAGAAACTGCATTCCAATCGCTATTAACCTGTGAGGCAGCCAAGTCAGGCT